CCCGAGCAGTCGCAGGCCCCCGCCCCGGAGAAGCCGGCCACGGCGGACCCGGCACCCGAGCAGTCGCAGGCCCCCGCCCCGGAGAAGCCGGCCAGCCCGGCGCCGACGCAGCCGGAGAGTCCTGCCCCGCCCGTGGAGGAGACGCCCGCTCCAGCGGACCCTCCCCCCGCCCAGGAGGCGCCCGCCCCGCCGACCGAAGATGAGCCGGGCGTCCCGCCCGCGGCAGGTCCTCCCGCCGACGAGGTACCGCCTCCTGTGCCCGACACGGCGGCGCCGGGCGAGCCCCCCGCCGCCGGGCAGGACGGGCCCGAGGGCAACCTGGTCATCCTCGACTCGGCTTGGACCACCGCAGTCTGAACAGGCCAGAAGGGGGCCCCGGAGCATTGCTCCGGGGCCCCCTTCCGGTATGCGGTCGGCTAGAACGGCGGCTCGTCCCCGCCCGGCCCGGCCGCGGGCGGTCCGGCCCATGGGTCGTCCGCCGGGGGACGCCCCTGCGCTGCGGCCGCCGGGCGCTGCGTTCCGCCGCTGGTCTTGGTCACCTTGGCCGTGGCGTTCTTGAGGCTCGCGCCGACCTCCTCGACGTCCAGCTCGTACACGGTGCGCTTGACGCCCTCGCGGTCTTCGTAAGAGCGCTGCTTGAGCCGTCCCTGGACGATGACGCGCATGCCGCGGGTGAGGGATTCAGCGACGTTCTCGGCCGCCTGCCGCCACACGGCGCAGGTCAGGAACAGGCTCTCGCCGTCCTTCCACTCGTTGGTCTGCCGGTCAAAGGTGCGCGGGGTCGAGGCGACGCGGAACTTGGCGACCGCGGCGCCGGAGGGGGTGAAACGGAGCTCGGGATCGTCGACGAGGTTGCCGACGACGGTGATGACGGTTTCGCCTGCCACAGACCTGGGCCTTTCAGGGTTGGGGCCGGCCCGCGGGGTGCGGACCGGCCGGGAGGGAGGGGTCAGGAGAACAGGCGGGACCAGGTTTCGGGGCCGGGCAGTCCGTCCGCGTCGGAGCCGGTCCAGTCCTGGGCGCGTTGGAACGCTTCCACGTTCTTGCGGTCGGCTTCCGACCACTTTGGGCCGGGTCCCTTGGTGTAGTGCTTGCCGTATCCCTTGCGGACGAGCTGCTGCCCGAGCTGGGTGATGTACGCGTTGGACTTGCCGGGGCCGAACTTGTCGCGGCCGGGGAACTTCGGCGGGGACGGCTTCGCGGTGACCTTGGCCGGGAGCGAACCGAGCAGGGCCTTGAGGGACGCCTCGCCGGGCACACCGTCGGCGGCCTGGTGCGGGGCGGTGCCTTTGAAGCCGAGCGAGACCTGGAAGCCGGAGAAGTTCTTGGTGTCCGCGTCCGACCAGCGCGGGCCGGGCCCCTCCTTGTAGTGCTTGCCGAACCCGCGCTTGACCAGGGCCTCACCGACCTTGGTGACGTGGGCGCCGGTCGCGCCGTAGCCGTAGGTCAGGCCGTTGATCGTGACCTGGTAGCGGGCCACCGTCGGCGTGCTGGTGGAGGGCGTACCGCTGGAGCCGCCCGGGGCGGGCTGGTAGTCCCCGGCCGGCATGCCCGCCTGGACCCACGCGTACAGGTGCTCACCGGGGCACTTAGTGGCGATGCCGTCCTTGTGGCCCTTCTTGGCGAGCGTCCGGCCGGTCTTCTTACACGCCTCCTCGTACAGGGCGCGGCACGCGGCGAGGGCCTTGTCGCTGGGCTCCTGGTCGCCGCCGATGGCGATCTGCACGCCGATGCCGGTCACATTGAAACCGGGGCAGTGCGCGCCCTGCAGGTTCCAGCCGCGGCCCTCGTAGATGGTGCCGTCCTGGTCGATGACGAAGTTGTAGCCGATCCCGGCCCAACCCTGGTTGCGGTGCGCGCGGTCGATGGTCTGCGGGACCTTGTTGCCGGTGTAGCCGATCGGGTGGGCGCCGTCGTAGTGGACGAAGAAGAAAGCGCGCCGGCTCGAGGGAACGGCGGTCGGGTTGCCCGCCCAGGGCTTCGCGCCCCAGTCGGTACGGGAGACGATGCTGACAGACATAGGTGGTGCCCCTCCGCTGGTGGTCAAGGAGGGGCACCGTGCAGGGCCGGAGGGGTTAACGTCGCGCGCTGCCGTCAGGGGTCGATGACCTCGGCGTCGACGACGCTGCCGTCCTCGAGCTCGGGCGGGTACTCGACCGCGAACAGAGTGCGGTCCAGGCGCTCGGCGAGCTCGGACAGGTCCACGGCCTGATCATCCGGGCCGGTCGGCACGTCGCCCAGGCCGGTGATCTCGACCGCCAGGGTGGCGTCCTTGCCGTACTGGTCGCGGAACTGCCGCTCCAGGTACCAGGCATCCGCTCGCCAGTCCGGCGGGGTGCGGTCCTCGACGGTTTCCTCGACGATCTGGCCGGTGGCGGGGTCACGGAACTTTCGGGTGGTGACCTTGGTGACGATCCCGCCGTCCGCGACACGGCGGATGTTCGCCATGGCGCGCGCGGCCGCGGTAGCGCGGGCGGTGCGGACCTTCACGAACAGCTCGGCGTACCGCTCCTCTTCGGGGTCCGGTTTCTCGCCTGCCTCGCGGGCCTCGATCTCGGCGCGGCCGCGGGCCATCCATGCCAGGAAGCTCGAGCGGGACACCCCGGCCATCTCCGCGGCCAGCTCGACGGCGACGCCTGTGCGTGAGGCTGCGACGAGTCGCTGCTCGACCTCTTCGGAGAGCAGGCGCGGCCGGCCGGCGCGGGGGCGGGGCCGGTGTGCCTTGCGTCGGGTGGACATGGGCGTACCTCAGCGGCAGGGGGTCAGTGGCCGGACGTGAACAGGTGCCCGCAGGCCGGGCAAGTGGTGTGGGGGGCGCGGCCCTCGTCGTCGGGGCTGAGACCGTCCCCGCGTTCCCCGTCGTCGGGCAGGTGCAGCAGGGCCGTCTCGTCTTCGCGGCCGCCGCCGGGCAAGGTCTCGGGGTCGACCAGGCCCAGCATCTTGTCGATCTCCTCGTGCGGGATGGCCAGGGAGTCGAACAGTTCCGCGTCGTTGGTGGCCAGGTCCTCGAGGACCTCGGCGAACTCGCGCGGGTCCCACCCTCCCTCGCCGGGGAGCCGGTTCAGCTTGATGGCCAGAGCCTCGGCTTCGGCGTCGTTCTTGGAGGACCAGCCGCGCAGGATGGGGACGAGCCAGCCGCCGTCCTCATCGACGACGATGCCGCTCGGGGTGCGCATGCCGCGGGCCTGCATCTCCAGCAGGGACTCGCGGCGGCCGTGGCCGTGAAGGGTCTTCTGGGTGCGCTCGTCGACGACCGGTATCTCCACCAGGCCATGCATGTCGATCGACGCGATGATGAGCTCGAGCTCATGCCGCTTGGGGTTGCGGGGCGCCGGCGTCAGGTCGGTGAGCGGCACGTAGGCGATGTAACGCGGCGCGGCGATCGTCTCGGTCACGGCTGGTGCAGTCCTCTCCCACGCGGTCGGTGTCCGACAGCGGGTGAGGGTTGCGAGCCCGCGGACTCCTACCGCGGCGCCCCGCCTCGCAAGCTAGGGCATGCCGTCATGGCCGTCCCTCACCCGCTGCCGGGCCGGTCCCGCCCCCTGTTCCGGATGGGGGTGGAGCCGGGGCGCTGCCGCTTCCGGTGACGTCACCGAACGCTGCAAAGCCGCGAGGAACGTAGGTGGGCGCGCCGTTAACGTCGCCTTCTCCCCAAGCGATTTACCTGGGTGTACTATTCGGGGCAGTTGGGAGAGCAACCCAGCTACCTGGGCCTAGGTGTAACAAAAATCGGCTGGCGACGTACCTCTATGCGACGCCCCCGAGACACCCCGCCCGGGACACCACGGAACCCGGGCCTTGGCGTCCGGGGAAGAGAGGAACACCCAGATGTCGCACGACGTCGCTGACGACACCCAGGGCGAGGAAACCCCCGAGGTCCCCCTGACGGTTCTCGGGCTGATCGGCGCCCTTGCCCGCGCGATGGAGGACCACCAGAAGGAGGTCATCCAGCCGAAGAAGGACGCACCGAAGGACCTCCTCGTCCAGAGCTTCACCGACGACAAGCGGACCGACCTCGTCATCGAGATCGGCGGCCAGAAGGTGGGCCACTACAAGGTCAACACCACCCGGCCCAAGTTCGTGGTCGACGACGAAGCCGCGTTCGACGCGTACGCGGAGGAGAAGGGCGAGATCGAGGTGGTCATCGTCCGCCGGAAGTCGTTCGAGACCGCGGTGCTCACCCACGCGCAGAGGGACCCGGAGACGGGCGTCATCTTCGACTCGCGCAACGGGGAGATCGTCCCCGGCCTCAAGTTCGTGCCGGGCGGGAAGCCCACCGGCACCGTCACCTGGACCTGGGAGACGTTCAAGAAGCGGCCGGTCGGCAAGGACGTGCTGCTCGCGGCGTACCGGCGCGGTGAGCTCAACGAGTTGCTGCGGGAGATGCCGGAGCTGTTGCCCGGCGCTGTACCCGACAGCACCGACGCGTGACGCTGACCGTCCGGGTCCGGCCCACCGCGGCCGGGCCCCTCTCCCCAGGGACTCCCACCATGACCACCGCCGTGAAGACCACACGCATCGAGGCCACGGACCTGTCCGACCGCGCGTTCCGCGTCCTGTGCGAGCTCGCCACGCACCCCCGGAACCACTGGGTCGACGTCCCCTCCATCGCCTCCGGCCTCAAGGTCAAGCCCCACGCCGTACGCCGCGCGCTCGCCGAGCTGCGCGCCGCCGGCGTCGCCGAGCGGGACCGTCGGTTCATACGCGACAACGGCCGCGCCACGCACCGCACGTACTTCCGCCTGACCAACGACTCCAGCGAGGCCTCCGCATGAACCGCTCGTCCGAGGCCGGAGGGCTGCGCCACAATCCGAGCCGCCCTCCGTACGTCATAGTCGATTCCAAGACCGTCCGCGACACCAGAATCAGCTACCGCGCTCTGGCGCTCCTGGTCTTCCTCCTGGACCAGGCGGAAGGATGGCAGGTCCGGTCCGACCAGCTCTCCAAGGGCGAGGGCCGCGAAGGACGAGCGGCCGTCCGTACCGCGCTGCGTGAGCTCGCCGTGCACGGTTACTACCGCCTCGAGCGGCGCCGGCTGCGCAACGGGAAGTGCGTCATGGGCACGGCCATCTCCAGAACCCCCATCGAGCAGTGGGTTCGGGATCACGAGATTTTCAGCACCCAGAGAGACCCGGCCGTGCCCGTCGTCGAGCAGGAGGACGGCACGTTCCTCGTGGAGTACCCCGACGGCACCTTCGGCAGCGACGGGTTCGCGCCCGACCCCCGCGACGAGGAGGAACCGCCCGCCGATCCGGGGCCCGAGCCCGAGCCGGCGGAGGAGCAGCCGGCCGCGCCGCCGAAGAAGCCCGCCCGCACCCGGCGCCCCCGCCGGACGCCGGAGGAGAAGGCGGCCGCGGACGCGGAGAAGGCAGCCGCCGCTGAGAAGAAGGCCGCGGAGAAGGCCGCGCTCGACGAGGGCGCGACCGCGGGGGCCCAATGGTGGTGGGGCACCGCGGCGAAGAACGGGCAGCCCGCCAAGAAGGGCCGCGTGGACGAGCTGGCGGACGCTGGGGTCATCCCCCGATACGTGGGCAACAGGAGCCGCGCCTATCACGGCGTCAGGAACCTGGTCCGTAACGCCCTCGCGGCCGGATACGACCGCGGCACGGTTGCCCAGGCCCTCGAGGACACAAAGCGCGCGTTCCCCAGTCAGCAGCAGTTCGAGGACGCATGCGCGGCTGCGGCCGGTGTCCACATCGACCGGCCCCGTTTCGGCAGCTCCCGGCCGCCGGCCTACAGCGACACCGCCAACTGGGGCGACCAGAACAGCGGCACGCCGACCACCAGCAGCACCCCCGACGAGCCGGACGAGGTCACGTTCGGCGTCATCGAACGACCGTAAGCAAGGAGGGCGACCCCCATGACAGCCACGACGGACGCCCCGGCCCCCGCCACGACGCGCGGCCTCAACCGTCTCGACGCCGTCACCGCCCACATGCGGGAGGTGCTGGCGCGCGGCGGCGCGGATATGTCCCAGCTCGGCGTGCCCGACCGCCGGGCGGACGACGACGAGGGCGAAGTGTGGGACAAGATCACCGTGCCGAAGGCGCGCGCGGCCCAAGCGGCGTGGAGGAACAGCATGGTCGACGCCGCGCACGAGGAGTACCTGCGCTTCCGCTTCAAGGACCTGGACCCCAATCAGAGCCCGGACAAGCTGCAGCAGTGGCTCGACTCCCTCGTCGCCGCGAAGAGGAGCGGGGGGCGGCCGTCACACCTGAACGCGATCATGCCGGGGAACGTCGGCAGCGGGAAAACCACCGCGCTCACCGCTCTCGGCAACGAGGCCGCCGACCTGGGCCTGCGGGTCCTGTTCCTCAAGCACGCCACCTACCTGACGTGGCGCCGCCCCGACTCCGCACCGCACGACCTCACCACCCACCAGGTCCGTGCCAAGTTCATCACCTGCGACCTGCTGATCCTGGATGAGCTGTGCGGCGAGATGGACACGGTCGCCAGCGAGTTCGCCCGAAGGGAGACCATCGACCTGGTGGACGCCCGGATCGCGGCCGGCCGGCCGACGGCGTACTCCACAAACTTGCACCGCTGCCGCACGAAGGAGCGGCCCATCCCGGGAATCGCCGAGATCCTCGGGGCGCGGTTCCTGTCGCGGCTGGAGGATTCCGCGTACCTGGTTCCGGTCGTAGGCCCGGACCGGCGGAAGCCCGCGAAGGAACTCGACTGGTAGCACCAGCGTCGAATCACCCGCTATGCGCCTCTTCCTGACGGGAAGTGGGCGTCAACACCGGCACAGCAGACGGAAGACGCTATATCGTTTAGTCGATCCGGGAGGCCATGAGCATAAGCCGACCGGGCGACCCGAACGAGAGGAAAGGTGTCTTGAAGCTGCCGTTCACCCGTGCCCGGCAGGACCGCGATCCGAAGCCCTCCAACGACTCCGGCATCCCCCCGCTCAGCCGCTGGGAGCGCCTCGGCGCCGGAGCCATCGTCATCGGCGGGGCCGCGGTCGGAGGCTTCGGCTTCTTCGCGTCGTTCGACGCGGTGTCGCTCAAGGCCGCGGACTGGGGTTTCAGTGAGCCGTGGGTCCTGCCCACGGCCATCGACTCGGCCATCCCCGTGTTCACCGGCGCGTACCTGCTCCTGATCCGTATGGGCATGCCGCTGTGGTGGGCGCGGATCGTCCCCTGGGCCCTGAGCCTGGTCACCTGCGCCCTGAACGTCGCGGCCGGCACCTCCCTGTGGTCCAAGGTGGCGCACGGCGCGATGTCCCTGCTGTGGGTCGCAGTCTCCGAGATCGCCGCGCACGTCTACGCCGTGCGGATCGGCGCGGCGACCGGCCGGAAGATGGACAAGGTCCGATGGGCCCGCTGGTTCCTCTCCCCGGGCCCGACGTTCCTGCTCTGGCGCCGGATGAAGCTGTGGGAGCTGCGTTCGTACGACCAGGTCCTCAAGCTCGAGCAGGAACGACTCGTCTACCAGGCGCAGCTCCGCGGCCGATTCGGGCGGGCATGGCGCAGGAAGGCGCCCGTGGCGTCGCTGCTGCCGCTGCAGCTCGTCAGCGCCGGCGTCCCGCTCGCCGAGACAGCCCCGGCCGGTCTGCGCGCGGCGGGCCTCGAGCCCACGGGCATCTTCGCCGAGCCCGTCGAGCCGGTCGAGGAGCTGCAGGCGCTCCCTGCCCCGCCCGCGCCCCGGCCCACCCCCGTGCCTGCGGCGACCGCCCGTAGGTCGCGTCAGGTCACGGCCACCGTCCCCGCCCGGCCGGAGGCCCCGAAGAACACCCCCGAGCCGGCTGAGCCTGCGGCGGCCCATGCCGAGAACGACAACACCGAGGAGCAAGCCGACGCCTACGCCCCTCTGCCGGCCACGGAGAACGAGTTGTACGGCGTGGTCGTGGCCGCCCTGGAGCAGGGACAGCTCAAGCGCTTCAACCAGGGCGGGGACCTGACCGGCGCCGCCATCGGCCGCGCGTTGGGCCAGACGGCCCAGAACGGCCGGAAGGTACGCAACCGGCTGCTGACCCGGTACGCCGCGCACCTCAGCGACCAGGGCATCCCCGTACCGGAGAACTTCGGTCCCGAGGACCTGGCGAAGCACCTGACGACCACAACGACCGCGTAGGGCATCCTGCCCCTACCCGTACCGAAGCGGCGGGCCCCCGAGACCTGGGGCGCCCGCCGCCTGCATGATCGGACCCTTCCATGACACCGGAGATCCTGGCCCGGATCGCCACCGCCCGCGCACTCCGCGACCTGTCCGACCTAGCCCGGCAGGAAGTCGCGGCCACGGCTGAGCCTCTCAGCCCCGCAGAACGCATCAGGAGAGCCCGCCGCCTGCGGCAGATGACCAACGAGATCATCGACCGCGTCGTCCTCGCCGAGGCCCTGGCCGGCGCGTCATGGGAGGAGATCGCGGGGGCTCTGGGCCTGCGTGACCCGGGCACGGTGGAACGGGAGTACGCCGAAGACGTCGCCGAGTGGGCGGCCCTGCCCGAGGACGAGATGGAGGCCGAAGCCGAGGGCGCCGAGGACCTTGACGCCTGGTACGCCCGGCACCGCGAGGACCACGACCCGACAGCACCAAGTCCCGTAACCGATCTGCTGAACAGGCGTTGATCCACCCCCACCGAGGGGTAGAATGGGTAACCGATGTCAACGGCGAGAGGCTAAGGCCTCCGCCGTCGCATCCTCCGCGGGAGAGCAACCCGGGGAACCACGAAGTGAGGAACAACCCAGATGCCTGGTATCACTGCGCCTCAGCGCCCACGCCGATCCCGTAGACCGACCTGCCTTCCCAACCCGCCGATGATTCTCCTCGCGGGGCCGGAGAAGACCGGCAAGAGCCGCATCGCAGCCGAGGGCACCGCCTCCGAGTTGCTTGGGATGACCTACTGGATCGAGATCGGTGGCTCCGAGGGCACCGCCGACTACTACGGCCGGATCCCCGGGGCGAACTACGAGATCGTCCCCCACGATGGCAGCTACCAGGACATCCTCGATGCCGTCCGGTGGGCCGTCGCCCAGCCGCCCGCCGTCGAGGGCAAGCGGAACATGATCGTGGTGGACAACGTCAGCGTGCTGTGGGACATGCTCAGCGACGAGCAGGCCATCTACGCCCGGTGGCGCGCCGAGAAGAGGGCGAAGGAGGACCGCCGCCGCGGCCCGAACCCGGACCTCCCCGTCACCGTCGATCCCGACCTGTGGAACCGGGCAAAGGACCGGTGGGGCGAGATCCTGTGGCACCTGCGCCGTCACTCCGGCCCCACGCTTTTGCTCGCCCGCCAGGAACTCGTCATCGCGTTCGAGAACGACAAGCCCACCCGGGAGCGGACCCGCAAGATCAAGGCCGAGAAGAACCTCCCGGCCGCGGTCGACGCCATCGTCGAACTCCACGCCTTGGGCGAGGCGTACCTGACCGGTGTCCGCACCCTGCACTGGGAGGTCACCCCCGGCCAGAGCGAGCGGTTCGAAAAGTTCAGCATCGACGCCCTGCTCCGCCGCATGGGCTTCCACGAGGCCGCCGCCACCCGCCAGGTCACCGAGGCCCGGCCCGAGGCGTACCTGGACGAGCAGCAGGCCCAGCAAACGCAGCAGACGCAGCAGCGACCCCCGCAGCAGTCCCAGCAGCGGAACCAGCGGCAACAGCAGGAAGCGCCGCCCGCGCAGCAGAGCACCCAGAAGGCGGACCAGGCCGGGAGGCAGGTCGTCGAGCTAATCCACCAGGCGCTCAAGGACCCGACCGACCCAGAGAAGCGCCTGCAGGCCATCCGCGCGGAGTGGGGCACCCGCACCCTCAAGCAGACGCCCACCTTCACGAAGATGTGGGGGGAGCTCAACGCGGACGACCTGATCACCCGCTCCCTCGCGTACGTCAAGGAGGAGGCCGAGAAGCGCCGGAAAGCCGCCGAGGCCGCCGCCTCCACGCCGGGCGCGAAGGCCGAACCCGACACGCCCGCCCCGCCCCCGGCCGGGCAGGACCAGGCCCGCGAGCACCAGGTCCACCCGGAGCCGGAGCCGCCGGCCGAGGACGACACGCCCCCGCCGCCGGACCCGCAGGCCGAAGACGGGCCGCCGCCCGGCGAGTCCCCGGAGGACACCACCGAGGCCGAGGAACCGCAGGACCGCCCTGCCCCGGGTGCGCAGCGGCTCGCCGACTTCGCCGCCGGCCGCCCGCCCAAGCGCGAACCGGACCGGAAGACGAAGATCGCTCTCGATGCCCTGCACGCCGAGGCGGACGTTCAGGCCCGCGTGCTGATGCGCACGCTAAGTGAGCACCTGGCGCCGATCTCCGGGGAGGGCGAGCCGGAGATGATCCCGCTGCGGAACTACCTCCTCGCGCAGCGCCCCGAGATCATCGCCCAGCTCGAGCGGGAGGGACACACGGAGCTCGCCGCCTACTACCAGAAGGCCCCGCACGTGGACACGAAGATCCGTGAGGCATTCGCCCCGTACTTCGGCGGCGCGCCCGCCGGGCAGTGAAGTGACGTGACGTGCGCCCAAGGCCCCCGGGCGCGCTTCCCGGCGCGGTCTCCTCCCCCGGCTCTCGTCACCTCACCTCACCTCAGCACCGCGCGGCGCGCCTCTGGCTCCCCCCGCGGGCGCGCCCGAAGATGGCGCGCCCGTTCCTCTCCCACCCCAGGCGCGCCGCGCCGCGCCGCCCCCGCGCGCGCTCAGGCGCGCCTCGAGGCCGCGCCGTGGCGCGCCATGAACCGCGCGGCGCGCTGACCAGGCGCGCCTTCCTCGCGCGCCGCGCGGCGCGCCTAAGCGCGCGTGGGCGCGCCCTCGGATCGGCGTGCGGCGCGCCTGTCCGGTGATGGCGCGCGCGCCCGCCCACGCGCGCCGCGCCCAGGCGCGCCATGCCGAGCGCGCGCGCACGGACCAGGCGCGCGCCCAGTGAGCTGCGATTTCCCGCGGGGCGCGCCGCGCGCCCAGTGCCGGCGCGCGCCCAGGCGCGGCGCGGTTCCCCAATGAGGCGCAGCCCTGCAGCGCGCCATCATCCACTCGAGGGCGCGCGCCCCGCGGCGCGGGGAAGGTCCTCGAGCGCGCGCCGTGAACCCTGTGGCGCGCCGTCCCCCCGCGCGCGGCCGCGCGTCCAGGCGCGCCTAGATACGACGAAGGGCGCGCCGCCAGGCGCGCCCTTGAGTGATCGGCGATCCAGCAGTGGCGCGCTCTACCGCGCGCCCGGCCGCGCCGCGCGGCGGAGGTCCCGCCGCTCCCGGCGCGCTTCCTTCACGGCCGCGCGGTCCTCGCCGCGGACCTGGCGCAGGAGCTGCAGCAGCTCCTGGGGGTGGGCCTTGCCCAAGAGCTTGAGTGCCTGCAGCCGGTGGTTCGGCTCGCTGGGCATGCGGCCCTGGCGCGCCTCCGCGTACTGGATGGCGTAGCGCAGGAACCCGGCCTCCGACGCCACCCGCCGACGGAAGAGTTCGACGCGCTGTTCCCGAGCGTTACGGCCCTCGCCGGGCGAGGGCTCGGGCATGAACCGGGCTGGCTCCTCGAACATCAGGCGGCAGATGTCCGCCGCCCTCCTGGCTACTCTCGGTGAGCGAAACGCGAGAGCCTCGACCCGTGGAGACGTCGGCGGAGGGACCGGCTCGTCGAGGACGAACGCCGTCCACCGGTCGGTGAACGCGTCGTCGTCGAGCGCCGCCAGTTCCTTCGCATGCTCATGGGCCAGGTCGTCGACGACGTCCTGGACCGGCCCCATGGCGGCCTTGAGCCTCGCCCGCCACGGCGCGATGCGGGCCTGCTGCTCCCGCTTGCTCTCCCCCTCCCGAAGAGGGTTGTAGGACTTCGCCCGCCGCAGAGCGGTCTCGAGGGCGTCCAGCGTGTGTGGGGCGAGCCGGCGATCCTCGAGCGCCGCCCCCCGCACGTCTCGCGGGGTCCGCCCGTCAGCGCTACCCGTGACGTGGGCGACGACTGCGTCCATGAAGGCGTCCGGGCCCATCTGGGACAGTCGCTTGATCTCGGCGGCGACCTGCTGCGCATCGGCCATAGGGGGGTGGTCCTCCGTCTCCGGCGTGCCCCGTGCTCTCGGGCCACTGTGTCGTGATGCACCTGGTGGAACAGGGCGAGGTGGCCGTACGGCCGCGAAGGGCGTGTGCCGGATCATCGCAGGAGCATCCACTCCCCGGCCCCGAGCGCTCTACACACACCCGGTTACTCGATCCCATGTGGCCAGGGCCACCACTGGGCGGAGAGGAGCACCCCTGAACCCCCAACCGAAGAAGGAGGGGCGGTGTCTTAACGCCACTAGACCCTGACCGGAACCTCAAACGCGTTCCTCGCGGTAGCGCTACGGCCACCTCTGTGCAGATGGTACCCGCCGGTCGAGGGCTGAGCGGGCGCCGCCGGTCCTATTCGGCCTGCTGAGGCGTCTTCCTGGTCGTCAGGGCCTCGAGCCAGGGGGCGAGCTTGGACGGCTTCCAGAACAGGTCATAGCTCGTCTGAGAGGCGGCCAGGACACCGAGGACGGTCGCGGCCGTGAGCTGGCCGTGCTGGAACTGGGACCAGCCGCCGTCCGCCGCCACGGTGGCGACGCCGGCGACGAGCGCGGCGACGACCGCGACGATCTTCTTGTTCTTCGCCGACCAGGCGGGCCGCTGTACGACCGCGGTGAGCAGCGGCAGCACGGCACCGACCTGGGCGCCGGTCGAGAGGGATTCGAGCGTTGCAGACATGGGTCCGCCCTTCACTGGAGTTGTGTGTCGGGCGGACTGTGGCGGCCGCTGGCGCCTTGCGTCGCCCGCTGGGTTCAGCGGTCGGAGTCATCGGCCAGGTCCTCGGCGATCTCCAGCGGGGGCGCCGGCGCGGGGCGCTCGTACAGCTTGGCGACCAGGGCCCGGAGCTGATGGATGTACTCCACCGCGGCCACCTTCCAGCGGCGCCACTGCCGCTGTTCCTCCTCCAACCGCTCGACCCGGCTCTCCAGGGTGGCGACCCGCTCGAGGGTCTGCGCGTTCGTCGCGCGTTGCTGTTCCAGAAGCTGCGTGAAGCCCTGTGTCACGGTCTGCACGGACGACACGAACGTGCTGGCTTCCGACGCCTGGGTGTCGGCTTCGGTCTTCTTCCGGTTCCCCCGGTACACCAGCCACGCCCCGCCCAGCACACCAGTCATGCCGAAGACGGAACTGAGGACGGGCGCCAGAGAGGTAAGCCATTCCATGGGGCGCCTCCTCGGTCAACGGTCATCAGATCGGGTGTGCGGGAGCCGGGGTCCGGGAAGACCCGCGGTTCCCCGCAGCCCGGAACGCTGCAACACCCCTGCCGTTTACGTCTCCTCCTGCAGGGGCGTGCCCGGCTGTGCCATGGCCGGGCTGACGCCGGCCGATGTGTTCCAGCCCTGCCGGATCGCGTCGAGGAGCTGCTCGTCGGTGAGGGCCGCGGCAATGCTCGGGGCGTCCGTGGCACCAGTGGCCGCGACCGCGTCGAGCATGGGCTGGCTGGCGACCAGGCCCACCAAAGTGGCCGCGGCCTGGACGTCGGTCGGGTAGAGCACCGTCTTGGAAAAGTTCCAGCGCATGGTGTGGCCTGGTGTTGCCGGGTCCTCGGCGAATACCTCCTGGGCAACCACGGCGATGGCCATGCGGACCCGGGGCAGAAGCGACGGCTCCCGGGCGAGAGCGCTGATGACGCTCAGCGGGACAGGCAGGGCGGGCATAGGTGCAGCCTCCTCACTTGGTGTAGGTCACGCGCAGCTTCGGAGGGTTGGTCTGGCCGTACCCGCGCGCGCGGCCGTAGTAGGTCAGGCCCGAGGTGTTTGGGTCCAGGGCAATGCCCCGCCACCTGGTCGAGTCGAACACGCTGGTGATGTCCACCCACTTGCCTTCGTTCTTCGCCCAAGAGATCGTCTTGGACTCGGCATCGCAAGAGAACGTGGACGGGCGTGACGCGTGGTTGTGGGCCTTGACCACGGCCTTGCCGCCGCTGTTGTTGTACCAGTGATCGAAGTACAGATAGACCTCTGCCTTCTGGATGCTGGCGCCGGACAAGTCGGTGGCCAGGGAGGACGAGAAACCGATCAGGCTCGCCTGCATGCCATTGGTGGAGCTGTAGTAGCCCTGATAGCAGGAGTTGCCGTGGTTCGAGTTGTACGAGCCGCGCGAGGCGTACGAACCGGACCAGGTCGCCGAGTACGTCTTGGTGTACTGCCGGATCGGTGGGGCGGCTGTGCCGCCGCCAGTATTGGCGACGCCGGTCGCCGGGATTGCGGCGCCGATGTCCTCGATGAAGAAGTAGGCATGCCGCTCCGAAATGGACAGACCCAGCTCCATCGTCTGACCACTGCTTCCGCCGCTGTTGAAGAAGCTGATCAGGAACCGGTGAAGGCCCACACCGAAGGCGCTGGCAGGGGCGATGTGCTCCAGCTCAACCGTCCAGTAGTTGCCGGTGTGCGAGGGTGTCAGAATCGCCATCTGGCGTACCGGTGAGGCGATTGTGGGCGACGCCTCCCCACCATCACGCAGGTAGATCCTTGCCTCGCCGTCGTTGGCGAAGTCGAAGTCGGCTGTCGCGTGAAATTTGATGCGGTACATCCGCCCGGCATCGATCATGGCGGGCAGCTCGTAGAAGCCGATTTCCGTCCCCGTGGACGTCACCGTCCCAGTGGGCACGCCGTAGGCGATGATGCCGCGTGGGCGCTGGTCGAGGAGGGTGGCGATGTCGTCGCCGCCCACGGTGAAGCCCTCCGCAACGGCCAAGGACTGAAACCCGGCCTTGCCTTCCTGGTCGATCGTGGCAACCGGCGTGCCGGCCGCGGACAGCGTCAGGTAGTTGGGGCGGCCGGTGGCCAGCGCAACAGCTTCCTCGCCGGTGCTGTCGTAGAGCAGGAGTCCCTGCGGGCTGAGTTCCGCGCGGGCGCCCGCAACGCCGGATGCCATGACGACGCGGCATGCGGCGTTGTCGTACGTGACTGTGCCGGCGCTGGAGTTGAAGGAGTTGATCAGGATCCGCACCCGCGTGGTGCCTGCCGGAGCCGCTATGCCGGGCACACCTGACATGGTCGTCCACGCACCGAGGACCGGTGTCGCGCCGGACGACACGGTGCTGTACGCGAGGGCTTCCCCGGCCGTGTCCAGCCACTCGCCGTAGATGTTGATGCTCTCGCCCACCCAGTCGGCAGAGGCGAGGTAGTCCACCGACAGCCAGAGCTTTTGGCCCGGCACTGCCGGCAGCTCCCCCAGGACGAGGAACCGGGTGACTGGTGCCGTGCTCGTCGCGTCCGTACGGATCGCGCGCGGGCTGCCATTGCCGGATGCGACCACTGACCAGTTCGCGTTGTCGGCCACCCGCTGGTCCGACAAGCCCCCCTCAAAGCTGGGATCGGCGATCACGTTGCCGTCGGTACCGACCGCGAGGCGGTCCGCGCTGATCGCGCCTGCCTTGATGTGGGTGGCGTCGATGACCCCGGCCTGGATCTTCGTCGCCGTCACGGAGTTCACGGCGAGCTTGTCCGCGGTCACGGCCAGGGCGTCGAGCTTGGCAGTCGTGATGGCCAGGGCCGCGACCTTCTCGGCGGTCACGGCCAGGGCGTCGAGCTTGTCGGTCGTCACCGCCCCGGCGAGGATCTTCGGCGCGGTGATCGCTCCGTCCGCGATCTGCACTCCAGGCACGACCGGGCGCACCGCGGCGTTGTCGAACCACACGGCGCCGGCCGTTCCCGAGACGGACTCGACGCGCACCCGCGCCTGCACGGCGTCGGCCGGAGCCGTGACGGCCCCCGCAAGGCGGCCCCATACGCCCTTGGCGGGGGCGGTGGCGCTCACAATGCCGTAGCTGAGGACTGTGCCGTCCGCCTTCTCCCACCGTGTATGGATGTTGGCATTGGCGCCGGCCCAGTCCGCGGACGGGTAGTAGTCGGTAGCGAGGTAGAGCTGATCCCCTGGGGTGACGGGAAGCAGCGTCAGCTCAGCCGACCGGTTCGTAGCGGTTGCCGCCACCGCGTCGATCTTCAACGAGGCGGGGGAGCCGTTGCCGAACGTCTTGTCCTGAGCGAGGTACGTCTGTTTCTCGGCGATGGCTGCACCGCCTGCGCCCTCGAACGAGGGGTCGGCCAGCACGTTCGGGCTGCCGACGATCGTGAGCTTCTCCGCGGTGATCGCGCCCGCGGCAACGGCCTGGGCCGTGACCGAGCCGGCTGCCAGCTCTGACGCGGTGACGGCCCCGGCCTTGAGCTCCCGCGCGGTGATCGCGTCCGCCGCGACCTTCCCGGCCGTGACAGCGTCAGTCGCCAGGGCGGCCGTGGTGACCGAGCCGGCGATCAGGTTGGTGGAGTTGACGACGCCGGTTTTCAGGGCCTCCAGCGTCACGCAGTCCACTTCCATGACTCCGGTCTGCGTGCCGTTGGCGGAGTTGTAGTTCAGCCACACGTAAGGGGCGATGAACCGCACGTCGGCATGCGCGAGCCCCGGTACGCGCGGGTCATTGTTCGGGCCCGGAGAACCGGCCACGCCGGCCGCGGCCCGACCGCTGAGGTAGCCGATGACCTGCACCCAGCCTTCGGCCGTGGTGATGGCCTTGCCGGAGGCGGCCACGTAGAAGTGCGAGTTCGTGCTGCCCGGCGTGCCGTTGCGGTTGACCAGCGTCGTCTTGTCGGCGCCGATACCGGCCACCCCGACATAGAAGGCATCCGTCCCGCCAGCCGGGCCGGTCATCCGTACCCGGGCGCTGAGCCGGTACAGCACATCCGGCTCGTAGGGGATGGCCGTCTTCCCGAGGAGCCGTATGTACCCGGTCGCCCGGCCCACGGTCCGGCCGGTCGGCGCATCAGCGATACCGGAGAGGTGTTCCCAGGTGGCGCCGGCGCTCTTGTCGGTGATGGTCCAGGCGGCCGCATCGCCCATCGCGTCGACGTAGCGTTGCACCGCGGAGTCGGACAGCGCCCCACCGAGGGCGTTGATCGTGACCGCGCCGTCGGCGATTTTCCCCAAGGTGACCGCGGCCTTGGCCAGCTTCTCCTCGAGGACCGCACCGTCCTCGAGCGCGGTCGTTCCCACGGCCCCGAGGGCGATTTTCGCCTTGGTGACGGCGTTCTCGGCGAGCTTGGCCTCCGTGACGATCCCGTTGATGAGGTCCTGCTCCACGGCCTGGCGTGCCTTGCCTGCGACAGCCGCTGAGGGGGCGCTGGTCAGGCCTGCGGTGTTCAGGGCGACCAGACGCACCCAGCGCTCGGCGTAGCCCTCCACTGCGACCGTGACGCTTCCGCCGGTAACGTCGGTGATGGCTGCGGTCAGGGTGGTGAAGTCGGGGGTGAAGTCGGCGGCCGGGCCCAGGTGCACCTGCATTGCGGCGAAGTCGGTGGGTGGGGCGTTGGAGTCGTCCCACCAGCCGTCCCAGGTGACGACCAGCCCGGCCAGGGCGGAGACCACGGTCGGGGCGCCGGGCGTGGGCGGCGGGACAGCGGCCGCGGGCTTCGGCACGAGCGCAATGCCGCCGTCCGGCTGCACACCCACCGACCCGGCGAGCGTGCCGTCCTCGGTGTAGATGTCGAGGGTGCCGCCCTCGATGGACGTGTATGCGGCCTTGGAGGTGCGCTCAAGGGCCTGGAGCCGCCGTTCGTAGTCCGCCAGCAGCGCCGCGAAGCGCTTGGCGTCTGTCTGGGAGTCCAGGAAGCTGACCATGGCGCGGGATGGTCGACGTCCTGCGGCCTTAGTGTCGCGCCCTGATCAGTAGTGGAAGCTGTCGGAGCGTTTCAGGGTGAAGGTCACGAGCCCGTCGGCGCTGATCTCGTCGGAGACGATGCGGTGCCACACGTCGATGTCCCCCACCCACGGCACGTGCACCTGCACCCGGATGTCGTCACCGAGGGACCACGACCCGAACCGGGCATTGGGGTGGTCGATGATCTGGACGGCGGGAATCTGCAGGGCGGCCGTGCGGCCGTTGAGTTCCTGCTGCCCCCGCTTGCGGAGTGCTTCCCCCGAGGTCAGCGTCTTGTCGGTGACGGTGGCCACCCGGCGCAGCCGTCTGGTGCCCCAGGTCCGCGAGGCGAAGTCCGCCACCTGGACGCGCTTCATCTTCCGGCCCTCGCCGCGGCCCAGGACAATGACCTCGTTGGCGTAGTCGTCGCCCATGCCCTCGGGTTTGGCGATGGCGATGATGTTCTCGCCCTGAGCGAAGCGCAGGTCAGTGCGCTTGCGTCCCAGGCGGGGCGTGCCGAGCCTCACCCGGTGGGTGATGGTGTTGCTGGTCGAGTCCTTCCAGGCGTGGGTCTCGATCCAGTCGAATTGGTACTGCTTGACGAGGTTGTCGAGGGTCTGCCCGCAGTCGGGGGCGTCCCACCAGGCCAGTTCCCACGGGTCGCTGCCGTCCTTGGCGCCGAGCAGCTCGCCCTTGTCGTGACTGTCGATCACCAGGCCGACGTCGCTGAACGGTCTCGACTGCACGTGAGACCAGATCTTGCGGAAGGCGTCGTAGACGTCGATGCGGGGGCCGCCGTACGGCTTCGGCGCCGGCGGGACCTTCCGCTTGGGATTCGAGAAATCGATATACCCGTCATGATTCTTGTCTTTGCCCGCATACGGGTCTTTTGGTGTGATCTTCTGGCCCGAGATGATGTAGTCATCGAACGGAATGCCGTGCGGGTACGAGGAGAACCCTTCGCAACTGACCTTGGCCTGCTCCCCGTCGTATGCCGTCTTCGTCACCAGCCCGCCCCACCGGATCGAGCCGTCCACCTCCAGGTAGATCTTGGTGCCCCACTCTTGCAGGATCGGCTGTCCGTCCGGCCCGAGCATCCGTGCGTACTCGGGTTCGATCGTGCCTGTCATCGAGCCCGGCCCGGACAGGTCCCGCTTCGGGTTGGACGACAGGGCGAACGGCACCTGCCAGTCCAGCACTTCCTCGCTGAGTGCGCTCTGCGCGATGAACCGCCACCCGGCCGGCACCCCTCACACCTCCTCTTCGTCCGGCTTCTCGACGAACTCGACGTCGGCGACGATCGACGTGCCGGCGTCGACGGACAGATCACCGGTCTCCGAGCGGTACATGTACGTCTGCACCGACAGGGTCTGAGTGGTGCCGCGCATGGAGCTGGGGACCGCGTGGTTGTCGGCGAGGACGATGGTGGAGCGGCGCGTGCCGGTGCCGGAGTCGTCGTCGATGTAGGTGTCCTGACCGAGCATCGACCCGAATTTGGTCTGCATCCGCGCGTAGATGTCCGACCGTGTCATGCGCAGCCCGGCGAAGGTCATGACGATCTTCATGCGGGTTGCCCATGAGGGCACGTCGATGTCCCAGGACGCGGCGCCGGGCCAGTTGTGCCATCTGTTGTCCGAGTAGCCCATGGTCGACAGAGTCCCGGGGAACGCGGTGTAGAGGACCCGGTCTCGGCGGGAGGAGACCATGCTCCGCAGATCCTTGATCATTCCCTGGGTGATCGCTGACGTGTTCGCCGGGATGGTGATGCGGGCCAGAGTGATCGCTGAGTCGTTCGGGCGGACCTGCCGCACGTCGGTGGTCGTGCTCGGCACCCCGGAGATCACTCGCGTGAAGATGTACGGGCCGGTAGCGGCGTTGGAGGGGAGCGGCCACGTCTCCCCATAGGAGTAGGGGTTTTCAACGCGGGCCACGATCAGGTCCGTTCGGGCAGACGAGCCGGTCGCCGCGATGTTGACCGTGTCCGAGGTCGGCAGCCGGCCCGCGTACGCCTGATAGGTCGCTCCGGCCGCCCGGTTGAGGATCGCGCACGCCCCCGGCCGCACCTGCACCTGAGCCGCAGGCGATGACAAGGCCCTGACCGCCAGGTCCCCGGACCCGACGATGCCCTGCCCCCCACCGAACGCGGCATACGCCAACAGCCGCGCCACCTCCGTGGAGTGCTCCGCCTGCCCCTCGGTGAACCACGGAACGCTGTCCCACATCTCGCTTCTCCTCCGCTGCTGCTCTCGTGGACAGCGGAGGATCACGGGCCGGTACGGCTTGTGTCGCGCCCTGGGCCGGCTACATGTACGCGTAGGCGTCGCGCCAGGCCACGGTCATGTATGCCGTGGCGGTCGCGTCCGTGCCGCGCAGCACGAAGTCCTGCCGGCCGGTCGGGATCAGCAGGTGCTCGAGGAACGGGGACCCTCGAGTGATCAGGCCCGCAACGCTTGCACTGCCTCGCTTCACCGTCCGCACCCACGGCCGCGGGTCGATGACGACCCGCTCGCCCGCCGCGAGGGTCAGGTTCAGTTGCACCTTCCACCGTCCGACCAGCTCGCACGCAGGCTGAGCAATCGGCCCCACGATAGTGATGACGGGCCACGTCGGGCGGTTACCGCGTACCACGATCTCCCCGGGCGCGCGGGCCGCGCTCTCCCCGACCATCATCAGCGGCGCCTTGAGGGGCCCCTTGATGCCGCGGTGCGGCGGCGGTGCCATGTCCACGCGCACGCTTTGTTCGATGTCGTCGAAACTCCCGGTGTGCGACGCGGCGAAGTTTGCCACCATCGGCGTGTACCCCTGCCGGGTCAGCTTGGAAGCGGCCTTCTCGCACTTGCGGGGCCGCCCGTACCAGCGGCGCGCGCGGCCGCCCTGCATGGTGGACAGCACCGCGGGCGTGGCCATGACGTCGCGGATCGCCTTCGCGTCCCACGCCTGCTTCATGACCGACACCGCGTCCAGGTTCGCGCCGTGCCGGGCCAGCAGGGTGCCGCCGGCGTCGACGGTGTCCACCCCTACCTCGAACGTGATGGTCGCACCGGTGGTGAAGTCCTGTCCGTGCCGGAGACCGTCCTCCCGTGGCAGCGGGGTATCCCCGTTGGTCACGTCGGCGTCCTTGATCTCGACGTCGTCGAGCAGGTAGTAGCCCGATCGCACGGTGCCGAACGTGAAGTTCGCCCCGGGGTGGACCCCCCGCGCGCTGTACGACAGTCTCCACTCGCCCTCAGCCGGCATACGCCCCTCCCAGCTTGATCCTGCGCAGCTCGAACATGGCGTCGCCCAGGGCCTGGCTCGGCGACATAGGCGCGCTCGTCATGGTCAGGTTCAGATCCCCGCCGACCAGGGCCGAGGTCGCGGCCGCGACGGTCGCACGGGTGCGTGCCGCGGCCACGCCGGAGGTGCGGATGCCGCCGGACGCGTAGTTCCGCAGGGCGCCGCGGCCGGGGTAGACGACCATGCCGCCGAAGATTTCCGCGACCCGGTCAAGGATTCGCTCACTCCGCTTACGCTTTGCTTTTGCAAGAGGCAAGTATGCCTCGCCTCCGGTCTCAGGCTCCGCCCATATGCGCCATTCGCCCGGTCTTGCTATCTGCGCGATGTGCCGTTCCGTTCCGTTTGCGAATGCCTGGATACGGCCGCGGGCGGCGCGGATACCGCCATCGGCGAAGCGGACAATGCCACCATCAGCCTGCGGCCGGCCGACCACCGAGGGCTTCCCGGACTCCGAGTACCTGACCGTGACGTGCACGGTCTTCCCGGTCAGACCGTTGATCGCGCCCTGAATGGTCTGCACGTTCGCCAACGGCGTCTTGGTCGGGGCCGTGATCCGAACCGTCTTACCGTTCTTCCCGTCAACGTTCTCGATCTTGTACCCAAGATCCTCGAGCGCCCTCTGAGCGACCGCAGTAGGGGTCTTGACCTCGATGGACTTGCCCTTGGGCAGGCCCGCCACCTTCTCCTGCACGCCCTTGAGGTCGCCAACGGCCTGCCGGATGATCGCCTCGACCGTGACCTTCTTCTTGTCCGGCGCGGCAGCGATGTCCTCCGCCAGCGCGCCAAGGTTCGCGCGCGCCCCGCCGGTCGGCGCGGTCACCGACACGTTCTTGCTGCCGGGGATGCGCTGCACAGAAAAGCCCAACAGCTCGAGCTGCTCGCGAGCCTCGATAGAGGGCGCCTTGATCTGGATGGACTTCCCCGGCGGGATCTGCGACAACTGGCCCTGCAGTGCAAGCACCTCAGCCGTCGCTTCGGGGACGCCGGTCGTGGCGATGAGAGTGGTGACGGTGTCCGGGACCAGCCCCATCTGGTCGGCGAGTGCCTTGGCCTGTTCCTTCGGAACGCCCATGTCCACGGCGAGTTGGATGGCCTTCGCGCGGGCCTTCTCCATGGCATCGCTGCTCAGGCTCATCGCCTGCGCCATGGGCATGGCGCCCTTCTCCGCGGCCTCGACCGCCCGGGTAGTGACGCCCAGCATGGAGTCCCGCAGCTCTGTGAGCTGACTGTTCAGGGTCTGGCCGTTGCGGGTGGAGGTGTCGACCAGGCCGTTGTTGGCAATGAGGGCCTTGCCCCAGCCTTCGGCCTTCTCGATGTTCGACCCCATGGTGTCGTCGATCTGGAGCATCACGGAGTTGAGCTGCGCCTGCGCGTCGTGGACGCTCTGCGTGTTGCCGTTCAGGGCGTCCAGGGCCCGCTTGAGCGCGTCCACCCGCTCGTCGGCCGACTTGGTCTTGTCGCTGAAGTCCTGCACCGCGGTCGTCAGCCGGCTGTAGGAACTGGCACCCACATCTCCGGCGTTACGCATCGCGTCAGCGGCTTCCTTGCTGTCGCGCTTGCTCTTGCCCAGCTCACCGTTGACCGCCTTGAGCGCGTCGGCCGCCGCCTTGTACCTCTCGCCTTCCTCCGTGTAGTCCAGGACCGACGCCTTGCCGCCCGCGATGTCCTTGTAGACCCGGTGCGTGTCGGCCAGCTCCTGCAGCTTCTTCTGCAGGCCGCCGATGCTGCCCTCCTGCTCCAGGTAGGCGTCGGTGAGCGTCGTCAGGCTCACGCCCGCATCACGCATGACGTCGACCAGCCGCCCGTTGCCGTCAGCCAGCTCGGTGCCCTGGAGGAGCTGCACGGCCTGCGCCCGGACGTTGGCGTCGATGACACCATTGGAGTCGGCCAGGGCTTGTGACAGAGACTGGACGCGCTCCTTGTGCGCCTGGGCCGCGCGGGCGTTCTCCTCCTGCTTGGCGGCGAGGAGACCCAGACCGATGGTGACGCCGGCGATGGCAAGACCGAGCGGTCCCCCCATGACAGCCATCATCCCGCCCATGGCACGGGAGGCGACCCGGTTGGCGGCACCGATACCGCGCAGGGCACCGGACAGACGACCGCCTTGCGCGGCCGCGCCCTGGTAGGCGAGGCCCATCCGCTGCCACATGCTGATCTGCGGGCCCATGACCCCAGGGCCCATGGTGCCGCTCATCGTGGTGCCGAGACCGCGCACGGAGGTGCCCGCGGCCGCCACCGACGTCCCGAACCGGCCGATCAGGCCGGCGATGCTGCTGACCACCTTGAGGGCGAGCATCGTGCCCAGGAGGGTAGCCAGGACGGTGTTCGCGCCGGGGACAACGCTCATCAGCGTGTTGAAGACCTGCAACAGGCCACTGAACGCCATGAGCAGCACCCCGAGCCCAGAGCCGGCTGCCGCGAGGTTTCCGATCGCTGTGGCAATGTTCGAGATCAGGGAGATGAGCGCCGGGCCGATGGTCTGCCCGAGCCCGTCGAAGAACGCGCCTAGGGCGGGCATCAGCTCGGTTCGGATCTGCCGGACCAGGTCGAGGATGCCGCCGTCCCGCATGGACCGGCCCAGCCCTCGCATCAGGTCGCCAAACATCTTGTTGACCTCGGTGAACACGGGCGCGGCATCGGAAAAGAACTGCCGCATGGCCTTCTGGCCGGCGCCCGAGTTGGCCCAGCGCTCGAAGCGCTTCATGCTGCCCTCGAGGCCGTCGACCAGCGCGTTGCCGGTGTCCATGGCGGCCTTGCCGACACCGCCGAGTCCCTTGATGAGGCTACCGGTGGAGCGGCCGAGCTGTGCGGCCTTGTCACCAGCGTGGTCAAGGAAGCGGGCGAGGCTGCCGGTTTCCCGTCCGGCCTTCACGGAGGCCCGGAACCACTGGGTCATCCGCTCGCCGCCGCGTGCGACCCGCTCGGCGAACGGCCCGGAGGCCACCAGGAAGTCCATGGTGGCCCGGCCGACGTTGGCGAGGCTGTCGGCCATGTGGCCGACGATCCGCGAGTTCGACGAGGCGATGGTCTTGAAGTCTTTGCGGAACGGGCCGCTCTGCATGAACTTCGCGCCGCGTTCCGCCAGGGACCCCATCTGCGCAGCAGAGTCACCCAGAGCGTCCTCGAGGAGCGGGAACACCGACTTGGCAAGCGGCTTGATGTCGTCGGCGACCTCGGAAAAGAACCGGTCGCTGACCGTCATACGGACCTCGCTCCACTCCGTTTGGAGTGAAGACACCGCCTTGACTGCTTCGCGGGCGGAAGGCGACAGCTTGTCCATCGCCTCTTTCAGCTTCTTCTGCTGCGCCTCAGTGACCTTGCCGTCCTGGGCGAGCATCTGCTGAGCGGCGTTCGACTGCTTGAGCGCTTCACCGAAGCCTTTGAACGCGACCGTCGTGCCGATCGCCGCGGTGGCCGCCGCAGAGATCAGACCGGGTATCGCTCCGAGGACACCCACAGCCGGGGTGGCCGCGGACACGAGCGCGGTGAGGCCAGCGCCGTACTGCCCGATGAGGGCGACCGCGGGCTGCAGCAGGGAGATGAGGGCGCCGATGCCGAGCATCCGCAGGCTTCGGCGGCCCCCGCCGGGCAGGCTCATCCGCACCGGCACGTGGACCGGGTTACGGTCGGCCTCGCCCTGCGCACCGGTGATCAGGCCCCGGAGGCGGGAGAGGAGTCCGCCGCTTTGCCCTCCGCCATCGCCTTCGCCGTCCGGGCGTACCGGTAGGCGAAGGTCGGCGTCGTCGACGCGGCGGCGCAGCGCCTCGAGTTCGGCCTGGAACCGGCTCTCGTCGACCTTGACCCGGACCGTCGCGGTGACGCCCCGGGACGCCTTCTCTACGGCCTTCTCCAGCCGCTTGCGCAGCCCCTTGGAATCGACCTCGACCTTGACCTGGGCGGCCAGGCCCTCGGCGGCCGTCTCGACTGCCGTGCGGAGCTTTTCCGCGAAGCCGGCCAGGTTGGCGACGACCGGCACGTCGAGGCGGCCGGCCTGCAGGCCCTCAGCCACTGCGAACCATTCCTCTCTGCATGGCGGCCATGAGCATCTGCCGGTGGCCGGTCATGCGGGGCGCCTGCTGCGGGGCGGGCGACGACGGCGGTGGGGGCGGCGTGGAGCTGCGGGGCCGACGCGTCGTGCGTTCCTCGTAGCGAGGCGGACGGATGACGTGGGTGGGTTCCTCACGCCGCTTGTCGGCGGCCAGGAGCCCGATCTCGTCGACGATCAGCGCCAGGAGTTCCAGGTCCTTGGTCCAGCCGCCGAGCGGGGCGGAGCGGACGCTGGAGTCGTCGGGCAGACGGTCGATGAGGGAGATCAGCCGTCGGAGGCCGATGAATCCTGGCTGCCCGGGGCGGAGCCAGACGCCTCGGGCGTCGAGTCCGTGGTGGTAGCGGGAGAGGTCGGATTCGACGTCTCCGAAGCGTTCTCGGAGGAGTCGGCCGACCGAAAGAGCTTTCCCAACTCCACCCCGTAAACCCTGGCCAGGCCGGTCGTCAGCCGGACGTAGTCGCCGACGGACGGGCGCTGCTTGGTGAAGTCCTCGTACTGCTCGAGCAGGAGGATCGCGTACGTCTCACGGACCGCGCCGAGGAACTTCCGCGGCAGGGACGGGCGCCGGAACAGAGCGGCAATGACCTCCGAGACGCCGGCGTCGCCGTCGGCGGACTCGATGACCTCGCCGAGGAGACCGACCAGGTCCAGCTCGTCGGACAGGAGCGGATCGAGCGCTTCGGCCGGCAGCTCCGCCGGGAAAAGGAACTGCTCTCCGCCGAGACGGACGGGAATGCCGTGGGGGTACTGAACCTCGCGGCGCTCGGCGTCCAGGTCGATGACGAACATGGGTGTGACCTCTCGTGTGTGCGTAGCTGGGTCGCATTGGTGCGGCAGCGCGCGGACAGTGGCAGTGCCGCATGGCTTACGTCGCGCCGTGGGCCGCCCCTGCTGTGCTGGGGCGGGGAGGGGCGGCCCGGGAGCGGGTTACTCGTAGGTGAAGCCGCCGGCCTGGGTGACGGTGCCGCCCGCGGTGGTCACGACCACGTCCTTCGCGCCGGCGGTGCTGGCCGGCGTGGTGACGGTCAGCTCCGTGTCGCTCTCGATGACCAGGCCGGTGCCTGCCGCGCCGCCGAACGTCACGCCGGTCGCGCTGTCGAGGTTGGTGCCGACGATGGTGACGTTGGTACCGCCGGCGATGGGACCGGTGGACGGGGTCACGCTGGTGATGGTCGGCGCCGGGGGCTGGAACGCCAGGTCGTCCGTCAGCACGTACCAGGCATCGGTGTCGTCGCCGCCCTGGACGGCCAGGCGCAGCGGCAGGACGGACTCCTTGGTCTTGGCGAGGTCCTTGGAGACGCCTTCCATCTGCATGGTGCGGGGGATGACGTACCTGTAGTGCTTGCCGCCGTCGATGACCTCGATGACCGCGGCGATCTCGGTGCGGCCCCCGATCCGGGGCGGGGCGAACCGGAAGTGCTTGGAGCCGCCTCCCTCGGGGGTGACGACGGTGATGGAGCCGCCGCCGTACACGGCCCGGAAGTTCTTGCCGGACCACTGCTGCAGGTCGACCTCGATGGTCGCCGCGTCGGTCGTCTGGAACGTACGGGTGGGGTAGGCGGACTGCGCGCTGCGGACCTGCTCAAAGTTGGGCTCAGAGTTGAACTTGAGGCTGTCTTCGGTGAACAGTCCGACGCTGTACCAGCCGGCAGGCATGGCCGACGTGGCGTCGGCCGGGGCGGTGGTCCCGACGGGGGCCAGCCAGACGCGGCTGAGCTGGGGGATGACGATCTCGTTGTTGTTCGTGGTCTCGCCGGCCATGGCGGGCCTCTCCTTGGTGTCCGGTGCTAGGGCGCGGACACCTTGGAGAGCCGGGAGGGTTAACGTCGCGTCCTCACGGGTGCAGGGTGGTGGAGAGGTTCATGACCCACCTGGGTTGCCCGTCGGCGAGGGGGGACCACAGCAGCAAGCCGGACGGCTTGATGCCGCTGACGACCGGCCGGCCAGGGACATGGGGCGCCTCCCCCAGCTCCTGCGCCGCCTTCGCGCAGCGCAGGAGGATTCTGCGGAGTTCCGCCTTCCCTGGCCAGCCGCCCGGGTCGCCCCACGCCTCGAGGGTCACCTCCGGGGAGATGGCCCAGTTCAGGTCTCGCAGGTCCCCTCCGGGGCCGTGACCCACCAGGAGGTGCGGCCAGGGCGCTTCTGCGATGCCGGACACGCGACCGGGGCCGCCGAGTGCGTCGGCGGCCTGGTTGCTCTGCTGGAGCCAGGCGAGGATCTCGGAGACCGGATCGGCGTCCGCGAGTGTCAGTTCGGTCATCAGGTACGGGCGATGTAGCCCTGCCCGCGCAGCCGGCGGGCGTAGTCGGGAGAGACGCTGATCTCGGAGCCGGGCCGGTAGTCGACGCCGTCGATGGTCAGGTGGTGCGACAGCCGGACGGACACCGGATCGGCGCCCACGGCGAGAGGTGGGCCGACGACGGGCGGGGCCTGGGCGGGGGCGCGCTTGGGGCGGGCCGCAGGGGTGTCGGTGACGTCCGTGGTGGACTCCTCCGCCGCGGCGGCCACGGCGGGCTTCTTGGTGGTGGTGTTCGTAGCCATGGCGCGCACTGTGCGCACCGGAGCCGTTTGTGTCGCGTCGTGGGTCAGCGGCGGGCAGCGACGATGGCGGCCGCCCGGGACATGAAGAACGTTCCCTCGGCCCGGAGGTTGCCCGGGTAGACGGTGCCCACCTCGGCCTCGACGACCTGGTCCGCCTCCACCGACACGGTGACGGTGACCTTCTTCCCCGCGATGACGGGCTGGCCGGTGGTGATGTGCCGGGCGATGCCCTTCGGGTCCTTGTGCGTGGTGCAGCGACAGTTCTTGATGTTGGCGACCGCCCGCGAGCTCTCGTCCTTGGGCTGGAGCATGTAGGTGTGCTCACCGAGACCTCGGTGCTTCATGTCCCAGTCCATCGAGTTGATTTTGAAGCGAAGGTTCCCCGGGACCACTTGGCCCTGCGCGGCAACGTGGGTGGGGCGGACCCGGTTGTCGCCGACGGTCACCCACCGTTTGGTGGGCGGGGCCAGCCGCTTCGCCTCCACCTCCACCTGGACCGCGATGCGACGCACGGCGGGGGCGAGCATGCGGGCGAGCTGCTCCTCGAGACCCTGGGCCGGGGTGAACTTCGCGCCGGCCATCACGGCACCTCCGGCGGGTTGAGGGTGGCGGCCGCCTGGACGTAGTCGGCATCAGAACAGCCGGGAACGGCGTGCTTGCGGGCACTGGACAGGGTCCAGGACCGGCCGGTCTCGTCGGTGATGGTGTCGCCCGGCTCGACCGGCCACGCGCGGGGGTCGAGTCGTACCGTCCATGTGCCGTCGGGCTGCTCAAGGACCGACCCGGGCCAGGTGCCGCGCGCGGCCGGCTTGACGTTCGGGTTCGGAGGGACGGGCACACCGTTGGCGTCGCGCTCCCATGGGTGGGCGAGCACATACACGGTGAGTACGGCGTTCGGCAGCACGACGGCCATGGTGCGGGCGGCTCCCTTCGTCAGAAACGGCGGTAGCGGGTGGTGGAGTACGGCCACGGCGGGCGGGCCGGACGGTTCAGCGGCTGGAACAGGCGGCGCTTCCATCGCGAGAGGCTGCTGAGCTCGGGCAGTGAGCCGGCCTGGCCGGTGGTCGGCGCGGACTCGTAAGAGATCGACTGTCCTTCCGCGCTGACGGAGGACACGCGGCGGCCCTGGGCGCCGACTCCGCCGGGGCGCAGCCGTTCGGCTTCCGCAGCGTGCGTGGTCACGTACCGGACGACCGCGTCGTTCGCGGCGCCGTCGAAACCGACGAGGAAGTCGACGTCGTAGGTGCCGTCACCGCGGTCGCGGTAGGCGGACACCTGGACCAGGTCGTCGGCCTCGAACGGCCACGACTCGGCGTCCTCGAGCTCCTGGCGGCCACGCTGGTACGGCGTGAGGGCGGTGCGGGTGATGAGCTGGGGGATGACGGGCTGGCCGAGGTAGGCGACGACGTCGGCCTGTGCCTTACGGATGGCGGTGAGCAGGTCGTCGCGCTGCTCTGGAGTGAGGGGGAGCGGCATGCCGAGTTCGCCGGCAACCGCTTCCGGGGAGGTGACGAGACCCAGCCCGAGGGGGAGATCCAGTCGGAGGGACTGGTCCTTGACGGGCTGGGACCCTTCGCTCGGGGTGAAGGCGACGGTGGCCCAGTAACGGCCGGGTGGCACGTCGGGCAGCGCGAACCGGTAGACGCCGGCACGCAGCCGGACGCCTGGCCCTGTTCCCGCCACGAGGGTGGTGCGGTCCGGGCCGTCGTAGAGGGACAGGCTGGTGACCTGTCCCCCGGCCGGTTCGGGGTCGTAGTGCGCCCCGCCGTACATGGGCCTGTAGTCGTACGTCACCCCGGCCCCCCTTTACTGCTCGCCAGCCGCGTCGTCGGCCTGAACGGCGAGACGCGCGGCCTGGGCCTCAAGCCGCTCCCGGATCCTGGCTGCGACGCCCTCGGAGACGTGGGCGCCCTTGGGCTGCAGAAGCCGGTGAACGGGGTTGCGGTGCGGTCCGAGGTAGGTCTTCTCGACCAGGCGCACGGTGCACACGAGGACCGATCCGTACTCGGTGAGCGGTACGAACACGCCCGCCACATCGGCCGGGGGCTCCTTGGTCGCGTCGTCGATGATGACCTCGGAGAGGTTCTCGTCGTCGGGGATGACCTCGGTCGGGGTGGCGTACACGGGTGCCTCGGGCGCGGCCGGAGGCTCCTGAACCGCCGGCGGCTCGAGCGGAGCGGCGTCGGGCGCCTTCGGAGAGCTGTCGGTGGCCGGGGCGGTCTCCTCGGCCGGTGGCGCGACGGGCTCGGCGGGGGTGGTCTCCTCCGCCGCCGCGGCGGTCTCGGCGGCCTTGGCCGCCGCGGTCTTACGGGTGCGGGTGGTGCCTGCCATGAGTGGCTCCCTCTCGGGGTGGTGGTCCGGACGGCGCGCACCCTGCACGCCGGGCGAGGCTTGTGTCGCGCCCTACCTCGAGGGGCGGGCCGCGGCGTAGGTTGGCCCAGGGCGGCCCCCGCGCCCGTGCGTAGGGGCCGCCCTGTCGCGCGGGTCAGGAGTAGGTGAACCCGCCCGTCTTGGTGACGTTGCCGGAGTCGGCCGCGACAACGACGTTGACAGCGCCGGCTGCACCGGCGGGCGTCTTGACGCGCAGCTCGGTGGCAGAGACGACCTTGAGTTCGGTGCCGGGCGTGGCGCCGAAGTTCACGGCGGTGACTCCGTCGAGCCGGGTGCCGGTGATGGTGACGGTGGTGCCGCCCGCGGCCGGGCCGGTGGCCGGGGTGATGGTCGAGACGGTCGCCGCGGGGGTGAAGAGGCGGTCGATCTCGGACTGGGGAACGACAGTCCCGGCCTGGTAGAGCAGGTGACGCCGGGAGCCTTCCGGGCGGCCGTCGCCGCGGCCGTACGGCTTGGTCTCGTACACGTCCTCGGTGACGCGCATGGGGGTGTCGCTGGCGGGGGTCGCGGGGAACGCGGACTGCTTGATGCGTGTCCCGTCTTCCTTGTAGAGGCCCATGGGTTTCCTTCCTGGGGTCGGTGGCCGGGGAAGGATGGGGCACGGCGGGTGCTTGGGTCGCGCGTTACCGGGAGCGCGGGAGACTTGCCCAATTGGGCAAGAACGATCTTGGTGCCGCGGCTCCGGGGGGTGGATCCCCCGGAGCCGCGGGCGCTGGTCACTCCGTTTCCACTGACAGGTAGGTTTCGATCCACACGTGCGCCCCGCACGGAAGCGGCCTGTCCGGCCGGTAGATGACGCGCGCAACCTCGGCACCGTTGGCGTCCCGGATGATGGCCGTGTGGGCGTAGGCGTTGCTCTTGTACGTCTTGACGGTCAGGACGGGTTCGTTCTCGCCGTGCGTCCGGTTGCGTCGGATGACGTGCTGATTGACATGGATGATCGTCTTCATGGGCGGCCGCTGCTGTACTGCTTGCCGGGGCCGCGACGCCGCGCGTCCTGGTCCCGCTGCAGCTCGCTGAACCGCTTGTCGCCCTGCCTCTTCTGCAGGTGCTTGATGTTGTTCGCAGGGATGCCGATCTTCTGCGGGCCCAGCACGGACACCAGGCACCCCTCCGTCGCGGTCGCACGGGAGGTGTATCCGGCCTCCTCGAGGGACCCCTCGTCGGGGAAGATGTCGACGTGCCTCTCGATGGTCACGTCGACGAGGTGGTCCTCGCGGCCCCCGAGGGAGTACACCCACTTGAAGTTGGCCGGCGGGTCCGGTTCGACAACCTCGCGGAACAGGCTGACGCTCTTGGTGTACGCGTAGAAGCGGACGCCCGGCGCGGCCCTCATCACACGCATCCACGCTTCGGTGTACTCCCGGGAGAAAAAGTCCCCCGCGTCATGGCAGCGCACCCACCGGTCTTGGTAGCGCTTGTGCTGGAGCTCGGCGGTCATCTGCGCTTCCCAGCCGGGCAGATCGTCGAGCACCATCATCAGGTTCGCCTCGTGGCGCGCCCTGACGCCCTTGAACCGGTAGGCGCCCTGCCTCGCGTAGCAGAGCTGTGCGCAGATCCCGGCGGAGGGACAGGTGTTGTAGTTGCGGCCGTCGGGCAGGGTCCCGGCCCACGCCGGGATCGACCAGTTGTAGATGCCCTGCCGGCGCATGTCTGTGTTCTGGGTGAGTAGCCACCGTGGTTTCTCAGTCATGGCCGGAAGGTGGGGTTCCGGGGTGGCTTGCGTCGCGTTCAGAGGATCCGCAGGTCGTCCCAGCCATCCGGGCCGACGCTGAACACCAGCAGTCCGGACGTTGATACCTCGCCGGAGCGCACGGCGTACCAGTCGCTCCCGTTGTCGAGCGTCGGGGCCTGGATCCAGAGTCGACCGTTGCCCATCTGCTGGGCTCGGAAGTGATGGAAGTGCCCCGTGATCAGAACGTCGGCGTCCGCGACGGGCTGGCGGCCGAACGTCTGCCCTCTCCACCAGTCGCCGGCCTTGTCGGGGCGGGGGTACTGGTGACCGTGGGCCAGGCCGACGATGTGCCCGGCGATGTCCAGGCTCACGGTGTCCCGCCACCGTTCCGGCATCACGAACGAGACGTGCCCGTAGGCGTCCTGGTTGTGGGCGTAGGCGTCAGCAATCTGAGACATGACCTCGATGCCCCAGTCGTCGACGGGCGGGCCCACAGCGTCCTTCCCACGGCGCACACGGCCGTGGTTGGAACCGCAGGTCGCCGCGACGACGCGCCCGAAGCGACCGGCGAGCCGGTCCAGGCCCTCGAACGTCACCCGGCGGTGCACGCGGATCATCTCCGTCAGGGTCAGGTCGTTGGTGAACGCCTGCTGCGTCGTGTTCTCGAACCCTTCCACACAGTCACCGGCGTCCATCCACCACGCCGCGGTCGGCGCGCGGCCCACGGCCTTGAGGTCACGAATGTGGTCGTCGAGCCGGTCGAATCGGTCGGCGATCCGGGCAATGAGCTCGGGGGTACCGCCGTCCCGGCCCACCTTCCCGGCCTGCGCATCGGCGTACACGACGACCAGGGCGCGCTCCGCAGTGTCGACGATGGGGCGTGCCTTGCGGCGGCGGCGCATCGCGTCCCGGACGAGGGCATCGACGTCGCCGGCGGACATCCACGCGGGCGCAGCAGGCTCGATGACGTACCGGCAGCGCCACACGGCCCGGGTGACGGCGTCCTCGCCCTCCCTGTCGCGGTGCCAGGCGGCCGGGTCGTGCTTGGCCTCCACTAGGCGGACACGGAACCCGTCGGGAATGGACAGGCCCATCTCCTCGACCCGCTGGCGCAGTTCGTCGTCCCCGTTCGGTGGCTTCTCCGCGGGCGGGGCGGTGACGACCATGGTGCCGCCCGGCTCGTACCGCACACCCTCCTCCCAGCCGCGGGGTGCGGCCGGCTGCAGGCGCTGTGCCTGCGGGGGCTGGCTCTGGGAGTGGGTGGCAGGCTCGAGGAGCGCCTGCAGCTCGTGGTTCAGGGTCATCGCTCGCACCGGCATCCGTTGGGCATGCCGCGCCGTCGGTGCCGGGCGACGGTGTAGGCCGTGATGGGGTCGCCGTAGCGGCTGAGCGTCTCAGCGATGGCCGTGGCCGTGACGCTGGGGGTGTCCAGCACCGTGCGGAGGGATGCGGCCACGTCGGGGTCCGCGGCTTCCAGGAGGGCGCCGACGCTGCAGCGGGGGCCCCGGTGGGTGGCGGGGGCGCCGGTGAGAGCGTCCAGCTCCTGGGCGAGGCCTACGGGTTGTTTCTCGATCACCGAGCGTCCTCCGTCAGTTGTGAGGGTGGTACGTGGGAGGGGGCGCACCCGCGGGCCCGGGTGCACCCCCTCGCGCGGGCCGGGATCAGCCGGTGGTCGGCGTGGTCCAGGTACCGATGACGAACGACTCCGGGCGGGGCACCTCCAGCGCGAGACGCTCGTCCGCGCGGAACGTGATCAAGCCCTGTTCGTAGTTCGTCCCGTTCTCCGAGGAGACGGTGACGGAGACGCTCTCTCGGTCGTGGAGCTGCGCGCCAAGACCGAACGCACCGATCAGGAAGTCGGTGTCGGACATCGCGGTCGTTTCGACGACGTTCAACCGCCAGACCTTCTTCTCGGCGCCGATGGCGACGGCGATGGCGACGCGGAAGGCGCCGTTCTTGTCCTCCTCGACCTCGACGTGCTCCCACATCGTCGGGGACAGGACGATGCCGGTGGGGTCGTACTCGGCGAGCAGGGCCTTGGTGATGGCGCGCCGGATCTGGACGCTGTACTGGTCGGTGGCCAGACCGGTGTACTGCTGAACCCCCGGCGTGTTGTAGATGCCGGTGATCGACTGGCCGTCGCCGACGGAGTGGAGGAGGTCCCAGTCCTCGGCGTACTTCACGCCTTCGACCATGCGCGAATTCACGAAAGTCTTGAGCCGAGGCTCGTCCGACAGGATGTTCTTGTGGGCGTCGAGCAGGTGCGCAACCTCGGCGACCGGGTACATCACGGGCGTCAGCGTGAGCTTGGACCGCGGGGCCCGGCCCCAGGTGTCGGTCTCGGCGCCGGTCGCTGGCGACGTGCCGTCGGCGGCGTACCGCTCCTTGACCTGGCGGGCGTTGTTCGTCCAGCCGGTCTCTCGCGCGCCGTACAGGACGGCGTTCTTGGTGGTGGACTTCGGGAACAGGTCCCGGATGTGGAACTTCCGGAACGGCCGCTCGGCGATGCCCAGGTTCTGGGCGGAGCCGAGGACCTGGTGGGTCACCGTGCCGGCGGACAGGGAGAAGATGGACTTCCCCTCGATGTCGGCGCGGATGTACGGCTTGTCACGGAACCCGGCCTGCATGGCGTGCTTGTAGGAGTCGGACTCGACGAACAGGTCACCGAGCGACTTCTCCTCCATGCCGGGGCGCTGGCCGTAGTGGCTGGCCGCGGCCGGCGGCGCCTCCGGGGCGTCGAGGTACTGCTTGACCTCGGTCAGGTTCTGCTCGGCGTCGATGAGGGCCTTGATCTCCGCGGCTTCGCCGGAGACCTTGCGGAAGGCCTTGGCCTGCTCGCTGGAGACGACGAACTGTCCGCCGTCCTCGACCTTGAACGTCTGGCTGATGCGCTCGGCTTCGGCGGACTTCGCCTGGAGTGCCTTCTGCAGCTCCTGGATACGGCTGGTGGGCATTGGGGTGCTCTCCCTGATGCTGGGGTGCGGTTGACGTGCGTCGCTCGCCCGGCCAGCACCGGGACGCCTCAACGCGAGGCGGTATGGAAGAGGGAGAGGGGTGTTAACGTCGCGCGCTGCCCGCTCGGGTAGTCAAGAGCGGGCAGCGCATGGAGTTTGACCTGCTGTTTTGTTGTCGGCGGCAGGGAAGGGTCGCCGGAATCGGGTGGGTTCTGGGGTGCAACTCAGCTCTGCATCAGGGCGAGTGCGGCCTTCACCTCCTCCGCGTCCAGGCGGACGGTCTCGTCCTCCGGCGGGGCGGCCGCCCCCATGTCCTCGTCGTCTTCGTCGTCCCAGCTCGTGTCCTCGTCGCTCGTGTCCTCGTCGTCGCCGAAGGTGTCGTCGTCCCACAGGTCCAGTCCGACCGGGGCGGGCGCCGTCGGCCGGCGCGCGAACGTGGTGACGTCCCCCTCCTCGCTCTCGTCCTTGCCGGTGGCGACGTCCAGCCCCTTCGCGGACAGGGCCGCGATCAGCTCGCGCACCTTGTCGCGGACGCCTCCGAGCTGCTCCGGGCCGGCGGTGGTGCTGCTGACGCGGGCGGTGGCGTCAGTGAGTGCGTCGACGGTGGGCTGTACGACGCGCGCGTCGACGTCCTCGTCTTCGGTGGCGGCACGGTGCGCGGTGGTGCCCTCCGGCACGACGATGGTGGCGAGCTCGACGGACTGCGGCTTGGACAGGGTGATGTCGCCGGCGGCCGTGACCGTGTACGGGATCGCGTAGTAGGCGCTGCGGCGTTCGTCTTCGGAGTGCACGGACACGATGACGCGGTCCGGGTAGGTGCCCTCGATGCACGTCCACGTCTGGCCGTCTTGGTTGAGGAGCTCGCGGACCTTGTCGGAGAGCCGGGCGCGGAACTGTTCCTGAGACTCGGGCAGGGGCTTGGGGGACATCACGGGGGCCTCCAGGGGGGCATTCTTGGCCTCGGTGACCATGGATCGGGCGGACTTGTGCTCGATGCGCGGCAGAGCGCGGGCGGCCCGTACGGCGGCGCGCGCGGACTTCTCCTCGGTGGGGGCCACGCCGTTGCGGGTGGCCTTGAGGATGCCCTCGAGGATGTTCGGGGAGACAGGGCGGATCGGCTTCGGGGCCGGGCCCTGCGGGAGGGCCGCGCCGGCCAGGAGCTCCCACGGGGCTTCGCGGCACTCCGGCCGCAGGAGCGGCATGTCGGGCAGGGACGTGATCGGCCACCAGGCGGTGACCTCGGTGGCGTCGCCCTTGGGGTCGTCGGGGTTGGCGACGCGGCGTTCTTCGCTGGGCTTGTTGATGGGAACGGACGCCTCGGTCGGAACAACGGCAACATAGCCGCGGTAGATGCCGTTCGGGGCGACCCAGGTACCGACGATGCTCGCGGTGCCGGGCAGGGTCGAGCCGGTCTCCTCGCTCCACTCGCGCACTGCGGCGGCGAGGGAGTCCTCCCCGTCTTCCAGGTGTCCGCCGGGGAATTCCCAGGTGCCGGCGGCCGGGTCGTCGTCGTTGAGGGCGCGCTGGAGCATCAGCACGCGGCCGGTGTCGGCGGCTTTCACGACCAGGCCCGCAACCTTGACGCCCTTGCCTTCCGCGGGGGTGGCGACGTCGATCTCTACGTGGGAGGGCGTGGTCTTGTACTCGAGGCCCACGTGCCCGGCGGCGGACTTCACCTCAAGGCTGCGGGTCAGCGGGTGCGCGCCGTGCAGGACCGGGGAGACCTCGAACAGGTCCAGGTCGTGGATGACGCGGACGCCGTCGCCGCGGAGCGTTGCGCCTTCCGTCGGCACGCGGTAGCCGATGGAGAACGCGGCCTGCTGGTGCTCGTGCCACTGCTTGACCTGCTCGTAGGCGTCGCGGCCCTGCTGGGTGCGCAGGTTGTAGATCACGGTGGCGACGAGGGCGCCGGCCTCGGCGGGCCAGCCGGGGACGCTGGCGAATCGGGGGTCGCCGGGCCGCCACTCCTCGCACTCGATGACGACGCCGACGGGGTCCTTCCACCCGTGGTGCCAGACGGTTTTGACGGGGCGGGAGGCCAGGGTGCGGGCGAAAGCACCGGGCACGATGAGGTCGTTTACCTCGTCGACCACGCCGGTGACGGCGTAGATAGCCCGGCTGGTGCCTCGCTGACTGGTGCTGGGGCGTGGGGATCTGATGGGTGGAGCAGCGCTCGGCACGGCGGGGAACCTCCGGCGGTCGACAGTGGGCCGCCGGGCACCGTGCCGTTCGCGTCTGCCTAGTGTCCTGTTCTGGGCGCCGACTGTTGCGGGTGCGCCTCAGCCTGGGAACGGGCTGCATTCCAGCCCCGGGTCCAGTAGCGGTATCCGAACCGCTGTTCCTTGTCGCCGATGCGGTCGTACGGGCAGGCGTCGGAGGGGTCCCCCGCGGCGTATGCGGCCTTGCCCTCGTTGAATCGGACCAGGTAGGCCTGGCGGTCGAGCTGCACTCTCGGCTCTCCTTACTGGCCTTGGAACATCGAGTCCTGGACACCGCGGTCCCCCGGCGGTGCCGGGTCGGCCGGCGCCGCGGGGTCGGACGCAGCGTCCTCACCCTCGGGGCCGTGCGTGCGGGTCATCTGGGCGCCGTCCACGTCGGTCGCCCACGCGTCCGGGTCGGTGTACCGCCACACCTGTCCGGTCTCGTCGCGGACCCACCCGGTCAGTGTGCCGTCCGGAGCGCGGTCGAGCCAAGCCTGTTCGCCGTTGCTGCCGGTGTAGGCGCAGTACGCGTCTTCGGGGGTGGTCTCGTCGCCCTCGTCGTACATGTCGCCGGCCCAGGGGCGGGAGTCGTCCTCGGGCGGTGCGGGGGCTGCGGCCGGGTCCTCGGCGTCGCCTGCCTCCTCCGGTGGCATGTCCGTGGCCGGGGGCGCCGCGGGATCGGCCGGTTCGGCGGTCGCGGCAGGATCCTCGGGCAGGTCCTCCGGGAGATCCTCGGAGGGCTCGCTGTCGGAAACGCCAGGCTCGGCGCCCTTGAGCGAGGCCTCTTCGGTGCCCTCGGTCTCCTCGTTCTCGTCGTCGTCTTCCTCCCCGAAAGGCTTGCCGCCCTGGGGGAGAGCCTTGATGGCGAATCCGTATCTGGTCACAGTGCGGAGGATGACGAGCGCGACGGCTTGTGTCCCGGGCAGTGCTCCCTGCGCACCGCACCCGCCACCCCAACCAAGATCATTCTTGCCCAATTGGGCAAGTCTCCGGGATCAGTTCTCCGGAACGCGGGTCCTCTTCAGCACCTCCCCGCTCGTCTCGATGACGTTGGTGAACGTCTGCAGCACCGCAAGGACGGACGCGGTGTCATCCCCGGCCACGGTCTTGACGGGGCCGGTCGGGGACAGGGAGACAGACTCGCCCAGGTGGAGCTCCACCAGGGCCGCAGCCCGGTACGACCCGATCACCGGGCGGGCGGCCCGCCCGGTGATCTGCACTGTGTAGGTCGCACCGTCGTCGAACGAGCCGGTGACGGTGAGCACGGCCTTCCTCCTTACCTCGTGGCCATCAGGCCCAGGAGGAACGCCCGCAGGTCGTCGTCCTGGTACCAGTCGCCGTTGAACATCGCCTGAACGGACCGGGCGAGACTGTCACCGGTGTCCGGTTGCGTCTGCTGCCGGCGCAGGAGCCGGTCCAGGGCGCTCGACCGCATACGGCGGGCGCCCGGCCGGCCCGTGTGGGTCCGGGTGAACCAGAACGCCCGCTGCGCCGCGTCCAGGTCCCCGATGTGCCGGGCGAGGTGCTGCGCCAGACCGTGCCCAGCGGTGCTCAGCCCCTCGTCGGCCAGGTCGGCGACCGTGATGCGCTGCCCGCTCGGCTCGTAGCGGCCCTCGTCGCCGTCCACGGCCGTCACGCCGCGCACCGCGCCGGTGGCGAGCCACGACCGGGGAAGGACGCGCTGCACGCCCCGCACGGCCCGCTCGGCGTCCGGGGTGCTGTCCGGGCCGAACACGATGCCGGCGCTGCCGTCGGGGCCGACGTCGCGGATTTCGGCCAGGGCCGCGGCCACGGCGTCGGGCACCGCGGCCGCGTACCGGGCACGCAGGTCCGCGTACTCCCGGCGGGCGGTCGACAGCTCCATGCGGGCCGCGTCGATCTCGATCTCGAGGTCGGGGTCATCCGGGATGGTCGCGCTGCTACGGGCCGCCTGCAGGTTGACCAGACGCCGCTCGCTGGTGGCGACGTAGTCGTCGGCGTGCTGCAGCGTGACGTGCGGGTCGTCCCCGAAGTCGTCCCCGAGGACCGCGGCCAGGCGGCGGGTGACGTCCTGGTCGACGTCGCCGCCGGCCGCCCGCAGGGCCGCCATGTGGCGAAGCGCGGCCAGGCCGGGGCCGCCGTCGGCCGCCCGGTCCGGCGCCCACTGGATCCGGTCCGACATCCCCGGGAGGCGGCCCGCGGCGAGCTGCCCCCACGTCGTCGGCCGCCAGAGGGTGACCCGGCGCTGCGCCTGCCCGAACCGGCCCGGCTCCGGCATCAGACCGGCCCAGTGGGAGATCCGGCCGGCGAGCGAGCCACCGTCCGTGTCAGGCAGGTTCACCGCACGGTGCAGGCGGGCCAGTCGCCGGGACTCCGGCCACTGCCTCACCCGGCGGACCAGGCGCCCGAGGAATGCCCGCAGGCGGCGCAGACGCTCACGCGCCGACCGGTACTTCTCGGCGATCTTCCGGGCGCCGGCCTTCACCAGCAGTGCCAGGCGCTTGGCCAGGCGGATGAGGAAGGCGACGATCCGGGCGAGGAGGCCCGGCTGCCGGGCGGCCTCCGGGGACGCTGCGGCAATCCGGCGGGCGATCCGGCGGGCGGTGGCCTGCCGGGATCCGTCGAGCTGCCGGGTGACGATACGGGCGATCCGCTCGGCGTCGCCCGGGTCGACGCCGGCGGCCTGGAGTTGCTGCAGGAGCGCGTTCATCGCGTCGTCGACGTGCCCCGTGACCGCCCGCGCGACGTCGGGGTCGGCATCCGGGTCCGTTGCCGTGCGCGCGTCGGCGACTTGGCCGGGGATGAGGCGCAGGAGGTCCCGGGCGCGGGCCGCCAGGTCCTCGTTGCTCTCGCCGGGGAGCGGCTCGAGGTCGTTGATGGTGCGCAGGGCCGCCCGCACGGTGTCCGTGTGGGCCTGTTCCCGGGTGTCACGGAGGGTCTGCTGTGCGGCGTCTCGGTCGCTGCCGGTGATGCCCGCGGCGTCGAGGGCATCGGCGCCGTCACGGCTGGTTTCGTCCCGGACGTTGCGCAGAGCCTCGGGGGTGAGGCGCTGGGCGATCTGCTCGCGCAGGGCGTGGATGTCTCCGGGCGGCTCCGTGCCCGCGACAGCTTCGCCGATGATGCGGGCGGCGAGGCTGCGGGCCTGGTCGCTGGCGATCCGGTCGGTGCTGGACTGCGGGGTCGGGTTGGGGTCGCGGAGCTCTCCGACTGGCGGGAGGGCCGGGGTGGGCCGGTTCCGGTCGTAGACGTTCACGGCGCGGCCGGCGTGCAGGCCGAAGTCGTGGACGTTGCCGTCCTCGTCCATGCCGGTGAGCTGCATCCACCATCCGTTGCGGTGGGGTGCGCTGATGATCGTCAGGCGACGGTGGCCGTTGAACTGGTAGCCGGCCCGGCTGACGGGGGCGTCAATGACGTCACCGGCGCGGAGGTTGCCGGGGCGGACCTGGGCGATGGGCACGGACGGCTCGTCGGGGACGGCCGCGGCCGGGGCGTTCCCGGTGTCCGGGCCGGAGGGGTCGGTGTCGTCGTCTCCGTCGGTGGTGTCGGCGTCCGGGGCGGGGGCGCCCGCCGCGGGGGCCGGGCCGGGGGCCGGGGTGCTCGGCGCCGCGGAGGCCGGGGTGCTCGGCGCCGCGGAGGCCGAAGGCTCGTCACCCATGTCCGGGGTGACCACCAGGCGATCCCGGTTCCCCACGAACCACTCCACGGCCCGCCGCGGCCGGCCAGCGACCAGCACGGTCTCGGCGAGGAGACCGCCCAACAGCTCATAGCGGACCGTGGCGGTCGGGCCGCCGGCGATCCCCACGAGCTCCACCGTCACCCATCGGCCGCTCACATCGACGGCCTCAATACGGCGCGTGTACCAGCCCCCGTCCGAATGGCCGTTACCCACCACCAGGTGCTGCCCCGGCTGGAGCTTCGAGGCCTGCACCGCCATGGTGCCCTCCTGGTCCAGGGCCCGGCCCGGCCCGTCCGCGGCGGGAGTCTCCACCACCTCGAAGCCTTCGCTGCTGCCTACGGTGGCGCTCATGAACCTCCCGTCATGGCCGACGAGACGGAGCTGAACCGTCCTGCGATCCTCGCTGCGCTGCGCCTCAGCCACCAGCATCCGGCGCTGTTCGCCGTTGACGGGCACGCTCACCACTTCACCGATACTGAGGTAGCGGGCCTCAACCCTCATGCGCGGCGCGCTGTCCTCCCCCTGGCCGTCACCCTGAGCGGGCGGCTCCGGAGGTGCAGGGTGCGCTTCGGGAAGCTGCCACACAGGCATCGCCCCATGCACGATCCGGCGCCGCCACACCTGGTTTTCGTCCTCCAAGAGCAGGCTGCGCACGCCGCCGGGGGCGTCCTCGATGTCGATGACGCGGAAGATGCCCAACCGGTCGCCGTTGCGCTCGTCCGGCATGGCGATCAGGTCGCCCTCGCCGAGCTGCGCCACGTTCGACGGGCGGGGCCGGTCAAAGCCCGCGGGCGGGGTCCGGCCGGCGGCCTGGTCCAGGTGGTCGGCGGCGCGCAGGGCCGCGCGGCCCTCAGGGGTCGCCGGGTCGGCGGACTGGCGCAGTTGCGTAGCGAGTGCGGCGGCCTGCTCCGGGGTGACGGGGAGGTCCGCGGCGATACGGGCGGCGGCCTGCTGCGCGTCCGGGTTGTCGTCCGGGCCGCTGGCGTGGTCGTCGATGACGCCCCGGTCACCTTCGGTGAGGTCCGGGTCGATGGTGGTTCCGGTCACCGGATCCACGGGGCGGGGCGGCTCGTGCACGGTCAGGTCCTCGGGCTCGTCCGGCGCGTCGTCCGGGCCCAGCTCGGGGGCGTTGCCGTTCTCTCCCTTCGCGCGCGGCAGGATCGCCGCGGCGTCCATGTCGATCTCGCCTACCTCACCGGTGGTGGTGTCGGCGTACTCGACCGTGACCCGGTCGCCGTCCCGGCGGGTGCCGGTGACCGCCACCGTGGCGAGCGCGCCATCGCGGTCCAGGATGATGACGTCTCCTTCCTTGAGGTCGGCGGCCGCCGGGTGGTCGATGTCCGTCACGGGGGCCGTGCCGGGGGCGGTGTCGCTGACTTCGCCCGTGACACGCAGATCGCCGGCGCTACGCGTGGTGGTGCCCTGCGCGGTGCTGACGGTGACCTTGTCGCCTTCCACCTCGTCGACGGGCCCGAGGAGCGCGCCGTCGGTGTCGGTGACGACGTGCCCGGGGCGCACCTGGTGGCCGTCGGACGTCCAGCCGTCGGGGCGGGCGCTGTCGGTGACGGCGAGCGTGGTCGGGCTGATGCCGTCCTCGGTGTCGTCGTCGTCCCAGCGCACGGACACGGTGGTATCGGTGGCGCCGGTGACGGTGCCTTCCTGGGTACGGATGCCCCGCACGCCGGTAACGGCGCTTCCCGGGAAGAGGGCACGGCCGTTGCGGTCGGACGGGACCCGCTCGGGCATGTTGCCGGTCTGCACCGCGCTCTGGGCGCCGGTGGCCGGGGAGCCGGGCGTGACGTCGTCCGGGGCTTCGGCGCGCGCCGCGGTGGCGTTGAGCGTCGTGTAGACGTTGCCGCCCGCACCGGTGCCGTCGGGGTTCTCGGTGACCCAGGTGCGCCACTCCTGGGTGGTGCGGCCGCGGCGGGTCACGTCGACGAGCTCGGGCCCCTTGTAGACGTACCCGGCGCGCTGGAGCGGCTTGCCCTTCCTGGTGGTGCCGTCCATGCGGACCATGTCGCCGGGCACCAGGTCCTCGACGCGGGCCCAGTGGGCGGGCTGTCCACCGACCGGGGCCGGCTCCCCCTCCGGCTCCGGCTTCCTCGACCCGTCGGCGGGGTCCGCGGGGCTCGGGGTGCTGCCGTCCGTGGCCGGCGTGGTCGACGACGCGTCGGTGCTACCCGGCTGGTCGTAGGTGTGCGGCCGCTCGCGGCTGCTGTCCGGGGCGAAGCCGTCAAGGAGACGACCGGCCCAGGCCGCGCGGGCGTCGAGGTCAAAGAGCGCTTCGGGCTGTCCGCCCTCTTCGCTGTCGGCCAGTACGGTGCGCAGCCACGCGAAGTCATCGCGTGCCTGCACCAGGTCGTCCCGCAGATCTCCGCTGGGGGAGCGTCCGTCGCGGAAGGCGTCCACCATCGCGGCGAGCCGGTCGTACCGGGCGCGGGCCTCCGGGATGTCTCGGAGGGACTCCGGGAGCTCCGGCAGGGTCCGGTCCGTGCCCGCCAGGCGCAGCATGACCGAGTCCCACACGTCCTCGCCCGGGTTGGCCGGGTCCGCGGGGCCATCCTGCATTGCCTGCACGACCAGGTTGGCAACGGCCAGGTTCCGGTCCCGGGTGCGGCTGGCGCGGTCGTTGCCCAGGCCGAAGAAGGGCCGGGCGTCCCAGACCGGGTCCGTACCGGGGGCTGCGGAATGGATGGAGACGGTGCCGATCCGGCGCCCGTCCAGCCATACGGCCTGTGCGCCGCCGTCCCCGTCCGGGCGCAGCTCCGCACGGTCGGCGAACGCGTCGGCTCGGTCAGCACTTCCGTATCGGAGCACAGCGTCGTCGATGTTCTCGGCGCGCTGGGGATCGAACGGCCGGGCGGGGGCGACGTCGTCAGCCGTGAGGGGCTGCGGGGTGTCCGTCTCTGCGGACCCGGCGCGCTGCTCCTCCTCGTACTGGTGCCGTGCGATGCGGTCGTTCTCGCGGCGCTGCTGCTTCCACTGGTTGAAGGTGACGCGGCCGCCGTTGAGGTCGTACCACTCCACCAGTTCTTCGCTGGCGTACTCCCTCCACCGGTCACCCGCGGACAGGCTGCCGCCGGAGAACAGTTCCGTCTCGTTGGGCTTGTCCGCGCTGTACTTGTACTTCTGCTTGTAGAAGTAGCCGTTCGTGAACTCGATCGCGGCTCGGTGGCGGGCCTCGTTCCAGTCGGCGAACTCGAGGTGCAGCGCACGGTCGGCTTCCCGCTGCCGGTACTGCGAGTACGTGAGCCGGCCATTGCCCGCAGTGGTCTCGTCACCGAACAGCCAGAGGTTCAGCTCCGGCGAGGCCAGTTCCTTCGCCCGCTTGTTGCTGTACTTGCGGCCGGAGAACACCTCGCGGGGGTCGACGCCGGCGGCCTCAGCCTCCGGCGAGAGGAACCGGCCGCCGGTGGCCTCCATCGCGGCCTGGAAACGCTCCTCATCGAGGGCGTCGAACTCCCGGCGCAGGTTCCCTGGGGTGGCCGGAGCGGGCTGGGTGACGTCCGTGTCCCCGAAGCCGAGAGCCGCGTCCATGGCCTTGCCTTCGCGCTCGGCCTCTTCGGCGTTCGCCGGCGGGGTGTCCCCCATGGCGGCGCGGACCTTCTCGTCGACGTAGCCGTCCCGGCGGTCCATCTCCGCCATGACGCGAAGCTCGTCCTTCGGGCCCAAGCCCCGCAGGTAGGCGGCCTCGAGCTCGGCGTCGTCCAGGGTGGTGAGGTCCTCGGGCAGGACGAACGCGCTGGCCCGCTCTCGCTCGTAGTCCTCCTGAACCGCGCGGAGTGCCTGCGGGAGGTTGCGGCCTTCCCCGTCGCGCCATGCGGCCACGGCCGCCGGGCCCCAGGGCTGATTCCAGTCGAACAGGTCGCCGTTGCGGTCGGTGAGGTCCTCGAACCGTGCGGTGAGCTCGCTGGCCTCTTCGGGGTTGTCGGAGGTCAGGGCGATGCCGGGCAGGTTGGTGCCGTTGCGGGCCTGAGCGAAGCGCCACACGGTGCTGCCGTCGTCCTGCTGCTCGGGCCACATCGCCAGGCCGCCCTCGGGCGACAGGGCGAGGCCTTCACGGTCCGCCAGTTCGGCCAGGTGGGCACGCCGCTCTGGAGTGTCCTCGGCCGGGGTGAGGCCGTCGCCGGCCTTCCACGCGCTGCGCAGGGAGTCGACGTCACGGTGCCGGGCCGGGGTCCGGCCGTCGCCCTCGTCGCCTTCACCGGAGGGCGTATCGGACTCCGGCATGTTCATGTGTGGCAGGCCAGGCCCGCCGGGGCCGCCTCCATTGGGGCCGCCGTTGCCGCCGTCGCGGTTACGACGCCTCCGCCGACGCCGGCGCTTCCCCTCATCCTCCTCCTGGTCGTCGTTGCCGTCGTCCGGGCCGTCCTCCCCACCGTCGGCGTTGTCGGGCCCGTCGCCGTTGTCGCCGGAGTCGCCTCCGTCGCCAGGCGCGTCTGCACCGCCCCCGTCAGGCTCGCCGTCGGGGTCGGCTGCTCCTCCGTCGAGGTCGCTGTCCCGGCGTCGCTGGTTGTCCTCCTCGTTGTCCTGGTCCTGCTGCTCGTTGTCGTTGTCCTGCTCGCCCTCGTTCTCCGGGGTGTTCTGGTTCTGCTGCTCCTCGTCCTGGCTGTTCTGCTGCTCGTTGTCCTGGTCCCGCTCACCGCGAGCGGCACGGGAGGCGAGGCGGAACCGGTCGGCGGCGTGCTCGCCCTGCGGGCCCGCGAGCTCGTACTGCTCGGCGAGCGCGTCCATGCGGTCGGCGATGTCGCGGAGCTCCGCGTCCCGGTCGTCGGCGTCGTCCGCGCGGTCCAGGCGGTCACGCAGCTCCTGCATCTCGGGGAGGGACTCGCCGCCCACGGCATTCAGGCCCTCGCCGAACAGAGCCTGCGCACGCGCCGCTCGGTCGTCGCCGTCCTGGCTTGCCGCGTCGCGCTCCCCAGGCCTCGGCCGACGGAAGGCTTCGGGGCGGTCGGCCGTGCTCCGAAAACGCAGCGACCGAATCAGTGCCCTTCCCGTCTTATCGGCTTGCTCGTCCGTAAACTCCGGGCTCTCCTCAGTCCGCACCGACCAATGCGAGTCGACCAGGAAGGGGAACATCGCGCCTTGGCCGAGCGGGTCAGGGCGCGCGGAATCCTCGAGCCGGGCGCGGTTCGTGATACCAGCGGTGCGGGGGCCCGAGTCGTAAGGGCCGGGATAGGCGTGCAGGACCGTGATTTCATCGCCGGCCTGGGTGTCCAACGGGTTCAGCGGGATCGTGTACCCGTCCGCCTCCTGCCGCGTGCGCCACTCGTCGTAGTAGTTGCTGAGCTCGCGCTTGCTGTCGAGGTACCTCCGCGCTTCCTTCTGCCAGAAGCTGTGTACCCCCTCGTCTCCGCCCTGGGAGACCATGCGCTGAGCGACCACTGTCCCCAGCGATTCACCGTCGGGGCCGCGGAACGTCAGTGCGCGTTCCGCCGCATCCGGTGCGTCCCACGGGAAGAGGTTGCCATCGGTGTCACGGACCCCTTCCAAAATCCGCGCCTGTGCAAGGGCATCGTCACGGTTGTATGCGCGAGCGATGACCGCCATGGACCCCGGCGCCACGACCGACCAAACGGGCCCAATGTCCTCGGAGACCTGCAAGACCGCCAGGCGGCCGCCCTCGGACAGCTCGAGCGTGTCGGTGTCGGCATCCGTTGACCGCATGCCGTGCTTGTGGGACGGCAGCACCATGTCGGCGTGAGGTGCCGGGTCCAAGTCGCCGCGCTTCCAGCGGTCCCGCACCTCGTCCACGCTCGAGAACCGGCGAGGGCCCGCGTCGGGAGCAGCGGCGGCCTGACCACCGAGGACCGGAGCGTTGCCCGGACCGTCCGTGTTCGGCTTGCCGCTCTCGGGTGCGTCGTCGTCCCTGCCGCGCGCATCGGAACCATCGGGAATGGCCACGATGTCGCTCGGGCGGAAGCTCAGCGGCTGGTTCTTGACGCGCCAGTAGCCGTCTCGCTGGGCCGGCCGCTCCACCGTGATGTTCATGTGCTCGGGGCCCGAGTTGGGGCCCGAGCCGCCGCCCCTGCGCGCGACGATCCGAAAGCGGTCGCCGGGGCGGGGCTGGATCTGGGAGCCGTCAACGGCCTGCCAGCCCTCCGGCACACGCACCTTGGCCGCACGACGCCGACCGTGATCGGCCTCGATCCGACGTGCCAGGTCGGAGGAGTCCTCTCGTCCGGGGTTGCCCTCCGGGAGCCGCTCCACCAGGTCAGTGGCGCGGATCATCGCGAACTCGGCCCGGACGGTGTCCGTGCCGTTGAGCGTTACATCCGCCTCAACCTCGATGCGGACCTGTCCGTTGCTGAGCACCGGTGTGACGCCGATGACGCGCCCCACCATGTGCATCGGCTCGTTGTAAGCGGGGTCTGCAGAGACGGTGTGCACCCAGTCCCCGAGCCGGATCTCGGAGGCGGGAACCATGTCGCCGTCGTAGCGCTGCCGCACCGCCGCGAACTCGTCGTCCTGCACCGGATCCGTGCTGCCCTGCTGGAAATCGGGGTGCTCGAGCGCCCGCCGCGCCTTGTTGTGCGCAGCAGAGGCCCAAGACCTGTATCTCCGCGTCTCGTACGGCAGATCAGGGTTGTCGAACTCCTCCTTGAGCCACGCGGTCTCGCCGACGAGGCGGCGAAGGTCGGCCTGCAGGTCCTCGCTACCGTCCTCAACGCGCTCGAGCAGGTCCTGGAGGCGCTGTATGCGGTCCTGGTCGTCGATCCCTTCGGAGTGGTTCCGCAGGGTGAGAATGTCGTCGTGGATGTCGCGCATGCGGGCGCGCAGCTCGTGGTGCCACGCCGGGGTCGGCTCCGGCCGTGTGCGGTCGCTGGCCCACGCGAACGTGTCGTCGGGACCGCGCAGGAACAGCGGGCTTCCCCACGCATACGAACCGTCGGAGTTGACGAACGACACGGTGGTCGTGCCGTCGTCCCTGCGCTCCACGCGGGTGACACGGACCGGCGCGTTCCAGCCCTCGGGATACGGGCGGCCATCTCGGTCCTTCCGCATGCGTGGCACGCGGATGATGTCGTTCTCGGCGACGTCTTCGCGGTCTCCGAGAACCCAGCCGTCGGGGGTCTCACTGCGTGCGGCGTCGTTCCGCGCGAGTTCTTCCTCCTGCTCGCGGCGGAAGTCGACCAGGTGGACGAGGCCAGCCACGGCATCGGCCTTGGACTTGAGGAGGGGGCCGCTGCTGGTGCCGTCAACGTGCGTGTACGACCACTTGCTGCCCAGCTTCTCAACCGTGCCGATCTGCTCACCGTCAAGAGACACCGGTGAACTACCGTCGGCGGCCTTCTTGCCTACCACGGCACGAGCCAGAGCGTCGGCCTTCTCCCGGGCCTTCTGCGCGTCCTGCTCCTCCCGTATACGGACGGCCTGACGCTGGTTCTGCGCCTCGAGTAGCGCACCGCGGCGGTTGCCGATCCTCGACACCGTGGGGGACAGATCGCTGCGGGGCACGCGCGGGCCTTCGCCGCTCGGCACGACGTGCCGCTGCCGCCACGCTTCCAGAGCCTCCAGTTCCGCCGCGATCTCGTCGTCGCTCATCGCAATCGGCGGTGTGTCGCCGATCGGCGCCAGCGGAATCTCCTCGGCGCCTGCAGAGTCGTCGGTGTTGGACTGCTCGGGGCGCTGCAGAGCGTCCCACTGCTCCGGGGTGAACTTCTCCACCAGGTCGCCCGGCGCAAGGTAGCCGTACTCGACCCGGTTGTCGCCTTCCCACTGCTGGGCTTCCTCGTTCCAGAGCATCCGCTCAAGGCGAATGGCCGTCTCGCCCGTCTCGTGGTCCTTCGGGGTGCCCATCGACAGGTCGTGGAAGATGCCGCGGTAGGTGTGGACCTGGTTCCGTGTGTCCATCGGCTCAGTGCCCTGGAAACTGATCAGGTCGCCGTCCCGCAGGTCCGACGGGTGGTAGAGCGTGCCGCCGTTGGGGCCTTCGCCCCGAGGCTGCGGGGTCCGCTCCGGGAGTGCGGACATGGCCTGGTCGATGACGGCGTCCATGTCCTGCAGCTCTGCGCGCACGGACCGCGTCTGTTCGAGGTCCGGCAGCTCGGCCTCATACCGGTCGAGAGCCTCAGCGGTCTCTGCGATACGGACGCGGGCCCTGCGCAGGTCCTCGCGGTTGTCGCCGGTCGGCGGGTTCCCCGACAGGATGCCGTCGAGGTGGGCCGCAGCGTGCTCGTAAGGGCGGCGGATCTGCAGGAGTATTTCCCGCTTCCCCATGTGCCGGATGTGGTCGCCCGGGTCCGGGGGCAGCGGGGGCAGCGCGGGCAACCGGTCGCGCAGGGTGCGGGCGATCGACGTCTCGTCGCCATCGTCGTCACTGGTGGCGGCGGGTTCGGAGCTGTCACCACCGTTACCGGTACTGCCAGCATCGGTGTTGTCGCTGCTGTCGTTGTCGTCCTGCCCACCGGTCGGCTCGGGGCGGATCTGATTGAGGGTTTCCTGAACCTCCTGCCGCGGGATGCGGACCGCACCCCCCTGCTGCGGCGGGACGAATTGGCCGCTGTTCAGGGCCGCGTCCAGTTCCTCGGGGCTGGCCACGTCCAGGCGCGGCTGGTCCTGCCCGTTGCGGCGCACGACACGGCTTGCGGTGATCGGCGCGGTGCGGCCGTCCTCCGTGCGGACGCGCAGCTCCACGCCGTCGATCGCGGAGACGGTCCCCGCGAGGACGCTCTCCCCGTCCTCAGACCAGAAGGTGACGCGGTCGCCAGCCTGGAAGTCGCTGATCTTCCAGTCCCGGGTGTAGTCGCCGTCAGGCTCCTCCATGGGGTCGTCGCCCCGGGTGGCGTCCATGACCCACCCCAGGGACCCCATGTCGAGGACGTCCGTCGCGCGGGTGACCGCGACGTACGCCAGGCGCAGCTCCTCGTCTCCGGGGATGGTGTCCCAGTCGATACCTCCCTCGGGTGTCTCCTTCGGGGTGAAGAAGTCACTGGCGATGCGGACGCGCTCGGACTCCAAGCCCTTGGCCTTGTGGGCGGTCGAGACGAGGAGATCGTGCGGGGCGGCCTGGTCGACGACCTGCCCGCCGCTGCTGCTGGGCGGGGCGGTGTACCGGTCGGCGATGTACTGCTCGACCTTCTGCAGGATCCGGGCGCGCTCGTCCTCGGGGACGTAATCGCCCTTCCTCGGCGGCGGGTACCCCCACCGCTTGCTGACGCCGTCCCAGCCGAAGCCCTGGCGCTTGAGCCATTCCTTCGTGGTCTCGAAGTTGCTGTCGCCGAAAGCGAGCTTGACCCACATGTGCTCGCCGTCGTCTTCCACCAGCGGCCGCGGCATGCGCACCGCGTTCAGGAGCGCCTCGAGGTCTTCGCTGTGGCGCTCCATCAGCTTGAACATGCTGTCGAGCTGCTTGAGGTTCTTGTCGCCCGCGACCTCTTCGCGGATGTCTTCCCAGGCCATGCCGTTGAACTGGGCCAGGTCCTGGTGCTTGGTGCGCTTGCCGTCCCGGAGCGCCTCGGCTGCTTCCAGGAACTTCCGCAGGTCGTTGAGGCCTCCGGAGACGGCAACCCTCCGACCGGCCTGTAGTCCTTCCACGGCGCCGAGAACGACGCCGGCGTTGGTGCGGGCGATGAGCATGGTTTCGTCGCCCGGGTTGATCTCCCCGATGTGGGAGTTCTTGCGGTCCCAGCCCTTGAGGCGCATCCGGGAGCCGACCAGCCGCAGGAACCGGTTACCGGCGTCGGCGACAGCGTCACCGAAGCGGAACGTCTGGGTGAGGGTGGCCGTGGCGTCTGCGGGGAGCCGCCCCAGGGCGTCCGTGGCGCCCCGGAAGCCGTAGATGGCCTGGTTGGAGTCACCGACCGCGACGACCTGGATGCCGGCGGCGCGGATGTTGCGGACGATGCCCTCCATGACCGGGTTCACGTCCTGCGCTTCGTCCCAGAACAGAACATCGGTGTCCGGCACCCTGCGGGACAGTGCCCACATCTTGACGGGGTGGTCGAACGACAGGGGCAGGTCGCGGTCCTTGTTCTTCGCCTTCGGGTCGGTGAGGTTGGCCCACATCTGCTCGGCGAGCGGCTTGACCGCCGCGAACACGGCCGCCCGGTTGCGGAGCTCCTCGGGCAGGTGGTGCTCGGCGAAGTCGTCGTCGTCGGACTTGACCCACGCGGAGAGCAGTTCGTTGGCGTAGTGTGCGGCCCGGCGCGGGGACAGCGAGTCGCCGCCGGCCTGGATCGGCTCGTACCAGCGCATGCGGTCGGCGAGCTGCTGATCGTTGAGGCGCGGCCACTTCAACCGCTCGAGCAGGTCCTTGTCGACCATGCTGTTCGCGTACGCGTTGGCCGTGGTCGGGGTGAGATTCTTCCCGTATTCGCCGCGCTGCTGCGACTCGATCGCCTCATCGGCCACGGACCGGTTGAACGCCAGGTACAGGATCCGCTTGTTCGGCATGCGCCGGGACAGCATCTTGAGCGTCGTGGACTTGCCGGTGCCAGCGAGCGCCATGACACGCATGTCCAGGCCGCGGCGGGCGGCGCCCTCGATGATGACCCGCTGCTCGTCGGTGGGCGGGTACGCCTCGCCGGCGGACGCCTGGGCCTCGATCCGCTCCCAGTCGGCGTCCGAGTAGCCTCCGGGCTTCGCGGGCGGCAGCTCGTCCACGCTGGAAACGGCGCCGCGGGCCTCGTCCTGGTTCAGGCCGTACCCGCCGACGCGGTCGAGGAGGATGCTGCCGCGGGACGGCTCGACCAGCTTGCCGTCCTTGTCGTACTCCGGTTCCCGCTCCCAGCGGTCGGCTTCCTCCCGCTGCAGCGCCCACAGCCGGCGCTCAGCGCGCAGCCGGTACGCCAGTTCCAGCGGGTCGGTGGACTCCTCCAGGGCGCGGGTGACGTCCTCCAGGCCGTCGACCTCGTTCTCGATCTCCTCGGCGCTCATGTCGGCCGGTTCGCGGTCGCCGATCGGGTCGGTGCTGCCCGCCTCGCCCTCCGGCTGCGGGGCTGGCGGCTGGTTCACAGTGCCCGCGGCGGGGGTGTCGCTCTCCGGGGTCTCCGGAGCGCTGTTCTCCGGCGCCTCGGGCGCGTCCGTGGCCGGGGCGTCACCTTCGGGGGCCTCCGGCGCGTCCGTGTCCGGCACCTCGGGCGCGGCCTCGTCCGGGTACAGCACCCGCACCTCGACATCGGACGGGAGCAGGTGCTCCTTGCCGTCTTCGTCGACGACCAGGACGCGACCGCGACCGGTGAGCACGGGCTTCCGCGCCACGGTGCGCGCGCGGCCTCCGCTGTCCAGGAACCGGTCCCCGGACTCCAGGTCCATGGGCGCGCGAAGCTGTGCCTCCCGGAGGTTGGTGGTGTCGCGTCCCTCGGCGTCCGCGAACATGTCGGGGGTGCCGAACTCGTCGGCGGCCCGGTCGTCGGGGTTGTTCAGGTCCGCGGCCCTGTTCGGCCCGGTGTTGGCCGGCTGGTCGACGTCGAACAGGCCGCCCGGCTCCTCCACGGGCTGCTTCGGCTTCGGCTTCGGTTCCTGCTTCGGCTTGCGGCCGGCGCGGCGGGCCTCCTCCGCCTCGAGGACCTGCATGCGGGTGCGGTCGGCGCCAGACAGCTCCCCGGCCATGTCCCGCTCCATCAGGGCGACGATCTCTTCGCGGATCTCCGGGTCCGTCATGGTGGACGGGGCCTTGGAGCCTTCCGGGCGTATCGCGTCGAGCTGTTCGGACACCTCGTCGGGCGACATGCTGACGGTGCCGTCACCATCACCGCCGTCACCACTGCCGTCGGCGTCATCGGTGCCGTCGGCGTCATCGGTGCCGTCGGCGTCATCGGTGCCGTCGGCGTCCGGCGCCTGCGTGTCCTTCTCTCTCTGCGCGCGGCGTTCCCGCAGTTCAGCCGCAGCCTGGTCAACGCGCTTGGTGTAGGTGTTGTACGCCCGAACCTCATCCGGGTCGGACTCCAGGCCCTCGCCGCCCGCCATCGTCCACGCCCACTCGAGGAGAGCGCGGTGGACCTCGACCGGCCCGGTCACCCTGAGCGTGCCGTTGCGGCCCTTCTTGGCCTCCTTGAGGGCCTTCCGGGTGTCCGGGTCCTCCATCGCCGCGGTCTCTTCCGTGCTGAGGAAGTCGGCGAGGGCCTCCGGCATGGTCAGGGTGATGAAGTCCTCGGGCTTGTCCCACGCGTAGCGCAGTGGCTCATCCGCCGGCTCCGAGTTGTTGCGGTTGTTGTCGCTCTCGCGGCGCGCGAGTTCGGCCTCGACGTCGGTCAGGCGCTGCTTACGGATCTTGGTGATCTCGTCGGTCTCGTATGACGGGCGAGCGCTGGCGAGCTCAGCCCGCTCGGCATTGAGCTGCTCGGTGTCGAGATCGGCGACCGGCGGCCGCGCCTGCAGTTCCTGCGCGCGCTGCTGTGCCTGTGCCGCGGTCTCCTTCTTCCGCCTGGCCTCCCGGATCGCTCGGGCGTCGGCTTCGAACCGGTCGGCGTTGGCGTCGAGGCGGTCATCGAGCTGCAGCAGTGCCCGCTGCAGGTCTTGGTCGAGACTCTCGGTGTCCAGGCCCTCGAGGGCGGCAAGAGCGCCACGCATCGCGTCCGCGTTCTGCTGGTAGCCCTCGGGGCCCTTCGGGGCGTCCGTAACGTTCTGCATGTGCTGGGCCAGGGCGCGGAACTCCTCCGGCGCCCCGTCCGGCCACTGCCGCTCGGCGAGCTCGTTGACCTTGCCCCAGTCGCTGATGACATCCCTGGCCGCGACCCTGGCATCACCAACGGCGGGATGCGCCTGCATACGGGCACCGCTGTCGCGCTGCACGTCTTCCAGACGCCGGCGGGACCTGGGGACGACGGACAGCATGTCGCCGGGGCGCGCGCCGAACTGATCGATCTCCTCGCGGCCGCCGAGGCTGCGGGTGGTGAAGGTGCGGCCGCCCTCGTACCGGTCCACGCGGGTGACGACGTGCCCGAACATGCCACGTGCCACGACGTCACCAACGCGCACACGGTCGGCGCGGACTTCCTCGGGGGTGAAACCGTCGGTGTTCCCGGACACCTGCACCTGCGTCGGCATCCGCAGAACGCGGGCGGTGTCGCCAGACACGATCACCTTGCCGTCCGGGCCCGTCAGCGTGACGTCCACCAGGGGCGCGCCGGTCGTTCCCGGGCCGGGCGAGTAGGTCGAGGCGATAGTGCCCTCGACGGTGACCGTTCCCGGCTTGGGCATGCTGCGGGTGCTGTCCGGCCACTCGATGTCACGGCCGTTGATGGTGACGGTGACGCGGTCGCCGTGCTTGAGGCTGTCGCGGCTGACCGTCTCTGGGGTGTCGCTGCTGGACGCGTCGGTGTTTCCTTCGCCGGTGCCCGCAGCCGGGTCGTTCTGCGTTCCGGGAGCGTTCTCGTTCTGGCCAGGCTGGTTCTGTGCGCGCTTGTTGGCCTGGGAAGCGTCAGCGTCTGCCTGGGCTTTGGCGATGGCCGCCTTGCCCGTGCCCTCGGTGTGGGACGTGTAGCTTCCGGGAGTGCTCCAGTCGAGCGGCTGCCCGTCATCACCGCGCACGGCCTCGAGGTCGCGGGCCGCCGCCATGCCCGAAGGCTTTGAAGCGAAGCCGTGAGCGACCAGCAGGGACGTGCCGGTGTGGTGAAGGTCCCACACGTTTCCTCGCCGGACGAGGACGAAGTGCCCGGCGGGGGAGAGCTGGGCGCGGGGGAGCTTGCGGGCGGCGGTCTCTCCGTTCTTCGCCTGGATCCTGCGGGAGCGTTCGCTGTCGTCTCCTTCTCGAACCGGGTCGGGTCCGTTCTCCCAGTGCTTGCGGACAGCGTTGATGGTGGCGAAGCGGCGCTCACCGCCTGGAGCGTCGGTCTTCGGCTTCTTGGGTGCTGTGGTCTTCTTCGCCGTGGGCCGGGGGGTGGTGTCGAACTCTGTACGGGCCCGGGTGATGGCGGCCTGGATGTTCTCGCCCTTGGTGGAGCGCCAGGAGCCGGCGGCCCGGTCGAGGTCGGGGTTGGAGAAGTCGAACCCGCCGGGTGTCGCGGTGTCGGCGGTGGTCTGGGCGAGGTGGTCGGCGAACCGGGAGGCTTCCTGCGGGGAGTCGAAGTCGCCGGCGGCGTCCATGCGCTGACCGGTGCCGGTGGCCGTCAGGTACCAGCGGCCGCTGGAGTCGTCGCGGAGGATTGCCAGGCCGCCGGTGCGGTTGGTCACCAGGTCGTCGTCTTCGGCGACGGACCGCAGGAACCGGTCCATGTCCGGCCCTGTGTCGGGTCGTGCGGCGAGCTGGTGGAAGTGCTGGCGGACGGCTGCGACGTCCTTGAATCGGGAGCCTTTCTCGTGCCGCTTGTTCGGCAGGGCGTCGGTGTTGAGGGGGTGTCGGCCGTCGGCCGGCTCGTCCTCGTCGTCATCGTCGTCCGGGCCGTCGCCGTCATCGTCGCCGATGGGGCGGCCCTGGTCGTCGACGTCGTGCGGGTCGTTCGGGGTGTCCGGGTCGCCGTCGTCGTCCCGGGCCAGGCCGTTGCCGCGGCGCGGGTCCTTGCGGCGCTTCTCGTCCTCCGCCGCGACCTTGTCCTGGTCCTCGGTGGGCGCGGTGCCGTCGGGGCGGGTGACCATTGACACCCACTTGGCGCTGGTGGTGTGTCGGCGGCCGCGGAATTCGTTCGGGCCGCTCTGGTCCTGGACGAGGATGCGGTCATGCGGGAGTGCTCGGACGACGCGCGCGAGCTTGCCGCCCCACAGGCGGACAGTGCCGCCGGTCTCGATGAACCTGCCCTTGCTGTCGCGCGGGTGCAGGGCGGGGTTCCACTTACGGCGGGCGGCCTTGACCTCGAGGGCGTCACTCAGGGCCTGCAACTCAGCGTGCGCAGCAGCGGGGCGATTCAGCATGCCGCGGACCATGCACAGTGCAGGTGGTTAGCGTCGCGCCCTGGCGTGCGGGCGCGACACCACGGCGGCGGCCTACATCGTTTCGGTCAGGATGTGGAAGAGGAACCAGACGGCGCCGCCGGCGACAGTCACCGTGAACAGGGCCCTTCCGGTTTTCGAGGTGCGGGTGCGGAAGGCTCTGCGGGTGGTCTCGCTGAGGGTGTCGTCGTCCTGCTTGTTCACCAGAGTGACCGTCTCGTAGATCACGAAGAACGCGGCCCACGTTCCCCAGAGGATGCGGCTGGTGTGGCGGCGGAGGAATTGCACGGCAGTCTTCACGGGGACTCCTTGGCGGCGGGGACGGGGCGGGGACCGGTGCCGTCGTAGGGAGCGGCGTGACCGGCGTCGAGGAGGGCGCTGTTCAGGGATGCGCCGTCGGCGGCCGTGATCGTGGCGAGCCAGCGGCCGTATTTCTCTTTGTGGTGGGTCCGCACCACCAGGCCCGGGGCGTGCTGGGTGAACCAGTCGGCGGCCCACGCCTTGGCGGCCTTGCCCTCGGGGGTGTTCTTCTCCGGCGTGTTCAGCCCGAGGAGGCGGACGCGCTGGCGGGTGCTGATCCCGAAGCCGAGGTCGATGTTCAGGTCGTAGGTGTCGGCGTCGACCAGGTGCTGGAGCGTGGCGGGGTAGATGTTCACGTCAGCTCACCTCTTCGTCCGTGGCGTAGTGGAGGCGGCATCGGCAGTTGATCGTCAGCGCGAGCGGCGCGAAGGGGTCGCCGGGATACCGGAGCTGGGCGCCGTCGATCTGGTAGGGGGTGCCGGCGGGCAGGGTCTTGCCGTGCAGTGCCTTGTGCGCGGGCCGGACGCGGTCGTCCCGGCGGGTGACCCAGGTGCGGACGACGTCGGGGCCAGCGCTCTCCGCCGCGGCGTCCGCGGCCCCGTTGATGGTGGCGACGGCACACGTCTCGGCAGTCCGGGCCACCAGGGCGGGCACGGCCGCGTTGTAGTAGCCGCCCACTGTGTGCACGAGGGTGTCGAGGTCAAGGTCTGAGTCGTTGTCCTGCGTCTCCCGCAGCACTTCGGCGAGCTCGCCGAGGAAGGCGGTGATGGCTTCGCCGGCGTACATCGCGGTGACGAGCGCGGCCGCGGCCACGGCCGGGGGCACCGTGTCCGTACCGGTGAGGGCCTGGCTCAGCTTGCGGGCGGTGGCGGTGGCGGCGCGCTGCAGGATCGGGGCGAGGGTGTTGGTGGTCTCCTCTGCCCAGCGGGCGGCGGACACGACACGGTCCTCGTCGATGTTCGCGTCGCCGCCGCGGGTGTCGTGTTCGTTTTCCGGCTCCCAGAACCGGGTGTACTTGCGGGTCTTCGGGGCGCGGAGCCGGGCGACGATGACGCCCTCCTGCCGTGCCAGAAGCGCGGTGAGGGCCGCCTGCACGGCCATGGCCAGGGCGTCGAAATCGGCGTCGGTGACCTCGAACCCGTCCCGCGGGAGTGCCTTAGTCTCGATCGGGGCGCGCGCGTTCTCGACGTCCTCGGCCGCGGGCCCGGAGTCGGGCTGCATGCGGGTGGCGCGGGCGCGCGCGACGTCGTCGGCCGCATCTCCGGGGAGTGCGTCGGTGCTCTCGGCGCGGGCCGCCGCGACGTCGTCCGCGGCGGTCGCCGCCGGTCCGGCCGGCAGCTCGAGGGGCGCCTGCCCGCGGGCTGCGGCGACGTCGTCCGCTGCGGTCGGGGACGTCTCGAGTGCGCGGGCTGTGGCGACGTCCGCGGCGGCGGGCCCGTCTCCGGGGGCCGGGGGCAGCGCCGCGGCGGGGTCGGCCCCAAGGCCACCGTCAAGGGCGGGGTCGCCACCGAGGCCGGGGTCAGGGGCGAGTCCGAGGGCGGCCGCGTCCTGGTCGTTGGCCGGTACGGGCGCCTTCTGCGGGCTGATCCACAGCGCGCGGGACTGGGGGGTGTTGAACGGCCGGCGCTTGGCGATCTCCCGGTACTCGTCGATGGTGATCAGCCCGGCCTCGAACTCCTTGCGGGCTTCCTCGCGGGCCTGGCGGCGGGGGAACTCCAGGGCCTGGACCTGGGAGGTGTCGAACCGGATCACCCAGTCGTCGGACAGGTCTGGGTCGAACGCCGAGGCGATCAGGTTGAGGTGGGGCAGCTCGGTGTGTGCCCAGAAGTTCCACTCTTCGCGGTCGGCGTTGTTGAACGTCCGCTCGCTGGCGTTGCCGATGACGGACTCGTACACGCCGAACGCGGAGAGGATCTCGTTCTTGGCGGTGCTGGCCAGCGTCTCGTATGCCATCTCCCGCGGGCGGGCGGAGGTGTCCACGTAGGTGACGCCGCCGGGGCCGGTGCCGACGAGGGTGAGCTGGCCGGCGTTGTGTGCGCCTGGGGCGAGGCGCCGTTGGATCCGTTCGACTTCGGCGGAGTCGACGCCGTCCAGGTCGATACCGACAATGCCGCCCGGTCTGCCGTCATTGTCGATAAATGAGATGTTGTAGGTGCGGGCCTTGACGTCCAGGTCGACGGACAGGCCGGCGGCCTCGAGCGGGGTCACGCCGCAGAACGGATCGGTGGGGTGCGGGTCGCGCAGCCAGATCACTTTCTCCGGCTTGAGCTCCCGGATGTGTCCGGCGTAGTCCGTGAACTCGAAATGCTTGATGTAGTCGGCGTTCCGGTCGTCCGGGATGATCTGGACGCGGTCCGGTGGCAGCAGGTCAAGCCTGACCAGGACTCCGCCGCGGCTGTACGTCTTCTCGATGAACACACCCTTCTTGCTGAGCAGCAACTGGGCGCTGAGTCGCTTTTTGAAGACGTCGCCGGTCTCGAGGGGGTTGGCCCGCTTGTTCAGCAGCCGCAGCAGCGGGTGGTCCTCGAGGGTCTCCTCGAACTCCCGCTCGTCGCCGCCGCGGCCGATCTGTATGGGCAGGGTAGAGGCGTGCTTGCTGATCGCCTCGACGCTCTTGAAGGTCCAGATGCTGCGCTCGTAGCCCTCGATGACGACGCGCTCGAGGTCCCAGCCGTCCGCGCGGCCGGGGGTGCCCCAGACGTTGGTGACGCCGGCGTACGACATCGATGTGTAGACGCCGCCCCCGGCGAGGAGGTCCTTCGTCTCCACGGGTGGGGGTGGCGGCTCGACCGTTCGGGGGGCGAGGAGGCCGCGGAGCGTGGGGAGGAACTGGCGGGGCATCAGGCCCCCTCAGACTCGTGGGTGGCGAGCCAGAGGCCGGCCGCGGTGACGGCGAGGGCGATGTAGAGCCAGCCCGCGGGCGCGTACAGCACGAACGCGCACGCGGTGACGCCGCTGTACCCGACTCCGCAGACTGCCCAGCGCAGGACGTGCACGCGGCGTGGGGCGTCGGGCTTGGGGGTGATCAGCCAGCCCGCGACGATGAGCCCGATCATGACGGCGTTCAGGGCCGCAGCCCAGTGGAGTGCGCCCAGCGCCACGAGGACACCGAGCACGCCGAGAGCGGTGAGGCACAGGCCGGCGGCTTCGCGGGCGAGCGCCCTGGGGGTTCGCTGAGTAGTCACGCCGCGCACCATGAACAGCGTGCGGCGTTAGTGTCGCGTGCTCAGCGCTTGGGGCGGGACACCCCCGACACGTACGCGCCGATGCCGCGCCGGTTGATCCTGCCGCCGGGGATGATCCTGGCGTTCGCGGGCGGGACAGGGATCTTCCGCTTCGCTCGCTTGGACTGGTCCCCGCCGATCAGGTGCGTGTTGTCGATCTTCGCGGCGCAGTCGTCGCCTCGAACCTCGTCGTACGGGCGGCGGCAACCCTTGCAATACACCTCGAGTGCGTCGACGCGCTGCCCTTCGGTGGTCTTGAAGCTGCCCCGGAAGTCAGCGACGCGCGCGATCTTCGGAGTCACCTCGATCTCGGCGGCCACGACCCACACGTGGGAGAGGTCCGGTTTCTGCTCCGGCGCGGGCGGAGCCGGGGGTACTTCGGGGGCGGGCTCCTCGAGCGTCTTCGTTTCAGCCGCGGGCGCGGGCGGCTCCGGGGCCGGGCTGGGGGCCGGCTCGGGGGCGAGCCAGGCGAACAGGCTCTCCTGCAGATGGGAGCGGCCGGTCTCGGGCGAGAGGGGGGCTGTCGCTGTCGTCACCGTTCCTCCGGATCACTGCGGGGTTGACATAAAGCGCAACCCCCTTCACTCCCGGAACGTCAACGGCCGTGTTCTGTTACACCCCAACGGCTGCGCCCCCGGGCCGGGGAGGGCTCGGGGGCGGGAGATCGAACAGGTTCAGGCGTCTGGATGAACCGTCAACTCAAGATGCCGGTGATCTCCTTTCCTGTGAGGGCCTGCGCAATCTGCCAGCGCATGCCCCCGCGAGAACCCTTGATCAGGACGATGTCGCCGGGCTGCAGGAGCGCATCGAGTAACGCGGTGGCGGTCTCGTTGTCCCGAACGATGGCGGCCTCTACACCGGCATCGGCCGCGCCCAGGGCAAGCTGCTTGGCCATGTCATCGCCGACCGCGATCACCATGTCGATGTTGTACTCGCCTGCCATCCGGCCCACGTCCCAGTGTGCCCTGGCGGCTTCGTTGCCCAGCTCCAGCATCTCGCCCAGGACGGCGATCCGCCGCCCTCCAGTCTGCTCGCTTGCTTCCTTAGCCACCCAGGATCACCCCCCTGCCCGCATAGAAGCTCTCCAGCCGGGCCCACGAGACTGGCGCGGCCTCCTGGGACACCCCAGGCAGCCCAGAGGGGTTGTGCAGCATCACGTTCTCCTCGCTGACGCCGACGGCGAGCACCAGGTGCCCGCCCTTGCTCGGCGGCTTTTCCTCGGTCGTGCGGATCGTCTTGTGTACCGACAGCAGCGCCAGGCGGCCGCCGGTGATGATGCCGGGCAGATGCGCGGCAGACAGCTCGGGGACGGCTTCAGCTTCCAGCCCCCAGCGGGCCCGTACGTGCTCGGCGAACGGCTGGTAGATCAGGCCCTTTACCTGGTTCCCGTCCCGGACGTAGGCGCCGGCCTCGCACAGCTCCCTCGCCAGGGGAACGGACGGCGGAACCGAATGCCCCCAGAAGTCCAGCGCCATCCGCAGGCACGCAACGCCGCACATGCGCGGCGCCCAGAACGCGTACTCCTGCGGGCTGTCAGCGCCGGACTTCTGCCACAGCGGATCATCTGCCGCGTCCCTGGTGCCAGTGATGAACTCCGGCACCAGGGACGCGGACTCCCACTGCGAGTAGTAGGGCACGGGGTGGAGGATCGTCGGGACGCTCATGCGCCCCAGTCTTTCCTACGGCAGGTACGCGGGCTTGGTGAACGCCGTCCTGACGATGTGCTGGATCAGCGCGGGGTAGGAGATCCCCGACGCCTTCGCCATCGTGGCGAGGTTTCCTCGTGCGGACAGGCCTGGCAGCGTGTTGCACTCCAGGATGGTGACGCGGCCGTTGGCGCCCGCCATGAAGTCGACGCGCAGCACGCCGTGCGCGCCGATCATCCGCCACACCCGCCGGGCCATGTACTTCATGGAGTCCGTCATGTGCTGCGGCAATATGGACGGGCAGTGCTCGGTGCGCAGAGTCGGGTCGTGCTTGGCCTCGTAGTCGTAGAACTCGCGGGTCGTCTCGACGTCGAGGACAGGCAGCGTCATGACGCGGCCGTCGATCTCGATGAGGCCCACGGTGCACGGCAGGCCCTGGATGTACTCCTCGACCATGTACTCGGCGTACGGCTCCGCGTGCGCGGCTTCGATCATGCGACTGAGCTGGGTCTCGTCGTGTGCGATGCCGGCTGCAAGGCTTCCGCCGCCGCTGGACGGCTTGACGAACACGGGGAACCCGATGGAGTGCCTGACGACGGACAGCGTGTGCGTCACCGACACCTGCGGGTCAATCATCACCCACCGGGGGGTGTCCAGGTGTTCCTTGAGGGCCAGGTTCTTGAAGGTGGGTTTGTGCATGCCGATCGCGGAAGCGAGCACCCCGGAACCGGTGTAGGGAATCCGGGCGGTTTCGAGGGCGCCCTGAATCTTGCCGTCCTCGCCCCCAAGCCCGTGCAGGCCGAGGAGTGCCACGTCGATACGCCCCTGCAGGGCAGAGAGCGGGATGTCCGCCACGTCGATCAGGTCGGTGCTGATCCCGGCATCGGTGAGAGCCTTGGACGCGTGCTCGCCGGAGGCGATTGAACCGGGCCGTTCGGGGGAGGCGCCTCCGCAGAGGACACCAATCCGTAAGGTCTGGATGTCCGGCACCATTGCTGCTGTCACGCGATTCTCCTTCGCGTTGTGACATGGGTGGTGTCCTCGGCGCGGCGGCTGATCCTGGCAGGGGTGACCGTCGCGCCGAGCTGTATACCGCTCCTTCGTGGGGAGCGGAGAGAAGCCCGACGCGGGGCGATGACCTTGCCGTGGGGGAACACGAGTCGGGCAGTTCGTCCCCGCGCCGGGAGTTGTGCCTGCCTGGCGGCCCGGCCGGGGGACATTCGGGCCGCCAGGCAGGGGTCTATGCGGCGCGCTCCAGTTCCCAGAGCAGTTGGTCCAGGCCCATGAGGCGGAAGGTGCTGAGGCGGCGCACCATCTGGGAGGCGAGGACGGTCGGCAGGAGCGGGTGGCCGTACGGGATCGGTCCCTCCGGCCGCTGTACGACCAGTACGCCGTCGGCGCTGGCGCCGTAGCCGACACCGTTCACGCCGTACAGGGGTGCGCTCTGCGCCAGGAGCACCACCGGGTCGCGGGTGAGGTGCGGGCACAGCTCGGCGGCGGGGCGTGCGTGCCGGGCGCACACCGGCGGCTGGTTCGTCAGGACCATCGAGTCGTCGGGGTCCACCGTGTCCGGGCCGGCGAGGAAGATGTACCCGAGCGGGGTCCGCGCGCGTTCGGCGCAGACCTGGCAGCGCATCGCCTGCATCGTGCCCCGCTGCCGCAGGGGGTGCATCATCCGCCACTGTGGCCTGCCCGTCGGCTGGCCGAGGTCGTCGACGGGGCCGAAGGAGCAGCGGGCCCACAGCACGCCGCGCAGGTCACGGTCCCGGGGGTCCTCGTCGGCGTAGCACAGCCGGTAGCGGCCTTTCCCGAGCGGGGCCAGTCGCAGGTTGTCGGGGGCGGCTTCCTCCCCCTCACGCTGGATGACGAACGGGATCAGGGGCGGCTCGGTGCGCACAGTCTTCTCTTCCAGGGATCGTGGCGGCGGGGGGAGAGTGGTCACGCCGCCTCCTTGAGGCATCCAATGGCGGCCAGGCGCTCGAGGAGCTCGTTCGCGGCCCAGGCCATCCGTCGCAGGTGGCCGACGGCGCTTTGGTGGTCGGCCGGTGTGCGCTCGGCGTGCAGGGCGCGGGCGCGTTGGGCCAGTCGGCCGGCTTCGTGGTCTTCGTGGGCGGCCTCGGTGGCGATCGCTATGTCCACGAGACGTGTCAGGTGTTCGTGGAGCCGTTGGGCGAGTCCCTCCAGGCCGGCTCCGCTTGGGGCGACGTCGTCCAGCGCGGTGGCGATGTCGTCGAGTAAGGCGCCGCCGTCGAACGGGGTCCACTGGCGGACCTTCTCCAAGACGCCGGTCAGGGCCTGTGCGTCCAGGGGTGGCGTCCACCGTAAGGCGGGGACCGGGGCGGTCATGATGCCGCTCCGGCCGGGATGGTGAGGCTGCACCAGGTCTCGGCGCCGTTGTCGCTGGTTCCCCAGGTGCCGCCGCTTTCCTTCACGAGGGCCTGGACGAGCTGCAGGCCGCGCCCGCTCTCGTCTTTGTGGCCCGGGGTCTTCGGGGTGGCGTTGCCCGGCATCCCGTCACGGACCGCGATACGGAGGCTCTTGTCCTCCGCGGTGATGGACAGGCTGATCTCCGTGGTGCCGCTGTGCAGCAACGCGTTGGTCAGCAGCTCAGAGACGATCAGCATCACGTCGCCCTTCAACACCTCGAGGCCGCAGTACCTGAGCCGGGCGGCGGCGATACGGCGCATGGTGCCGATCCGGGCCGCGTCCCCGGCCGGCGGGTGGGTGCCGCAGGGGCGGGGAGCGACCGCGAAGCACGCGGTCATCACGTCCCCGCTGCGGGGGAGGGCCGTGCGCGACGTCCGTACGACCGGAGTCTTCCAGGGGTTTTCCTGCTGCGCAGCAGACGCAGGTGATGCCATGCCGGGGCCTCCAGACGCCCAATGCGTGACGGTGCGGCAGGGCGAAGCGGAATCGCACGGGGGTGCGACTTTCCCAGCTTGCCTGTCACGGTTTGCGTTGGCTCAACTACCGTGGCGGTAGGACGCATTGGTAAGCAACTGGATCGCCACTGAAAATTCAGTGGCGTCGCAAATGGACTATGCCAGAACCTGCACAGGGGGCTGCGGTGGGCGCACAGCGGGTGTCACACTCTGCGCAGGGTCGTACTCAACCAGCGCAGACGCATGGGGGTGGTGCACAGGTGGCGGCGAAGCGAGGGGCGACCGGGCGGCGTTTGGATCTTGGGATCCAGCTACGGCAGTTGCGCGAGAACTGCCCGCCCGTCGAGGACGGCAGAGCGCGCGGCATGACCCGGAAAGCCGCCGTGCGCGGGCTCAGGCAACTGTCGGAGGCGTCCCTCGCGCGGATCGAGCACGGCGAGCTCAATTTCCGGCGCAACGTCGGGGACCTGCGCACGCTGTTGAAGCGATACGCCGTCGAGGATGACGAGCTGATCGAGTACCTGGTCGAGCTGAACCGCGAGGCCGCGAACGACGACTGGCTGACCACGTTCCGCGCCTTCATGCCGACGGGGATGCCGCACTACGTCGGTCTGGAAGCGGAGGCTACCGAGATCCTGGCCTACCACCCGACCGTCGTGTGCGGCCTCCTGCAGACGGAGGACTACGCGCGGGCCCTGTTCGAGGTCCAGCGGCCCGTCGAGGACACCACCAGCGAGTTCATACAGCGCAACGTGGACCTACGGATGGAGCGAAAGCGCAGGGTCCTCGAGCGCGGCGACGTCCGTCTCCGCGTCATACTCGGCGAGGCTGCCCTGCGCATCCCCGTCGGGGACGACGAGACGATGCTCGAGCAGTACCGCGAGATCATCAAACTGGCCCGGCAGGACCACATCCAGGTCCAGGTGCTGCCGTTCAGGCGCGGCTACCGAGCAACCAACGATTTCGCCATCCTCGACCTCGGAGAGCTGCCGTCGCGGGTTCAGACTGACAATGCGTGGGGGGCCGTGTCCACGAGCGACAAGCCCCGTGAAGTCGACCGGTTCACACGCCGGTTCAACGCGATGGTCGGGGCCGCTCTCGGCCTCGAGGAGACCATCGAATTCCTGGAATCACTCACTGGAAAGTAGCGGAGCCATCAACACTCACCTCATGCCCCAGACCTCTACCGAGATCGCCCCGGAAGGCGCCTGGTTCAAGTCCTCGTACAGCAGCGACGGCACCGGCAACTGCGTGGAGGCCGCCAACCTCCCGGCCGCGGTCGCTGTCCGTGACTCCAAGGACAAGAAGGGGCCCGCGCTGGTCTTCCCGCGCAGCTCCTGGGCCACCTTCATCACCAGCGTGAGCCAGGGCGAGACCACCGCCTGACGCACGCCCGACCTGGGCACTGCCCAACAGCATGGGGCCCCCCTCAGAGACGTTGAGGGGGGCCGCCATCGTTCTACGCCGACGGTACCGGTGCCAGGCCCCGCACGGTACGGAACCGGCCCAACGGGCGCGGTCAGGCCGGTGCCGTCGGGTCGTGTACGGGAACCTTGTCGAACGGGTTCTTCTTCGCGTCCTGGGCGGGGCGGACGTAGACCTTGCGGGGGATGGATGAGCCCTTGGCCCACCGGCCGGCCCGCTCGAGGTCCTCGTCCGTGGCGTCGTTCGCGGCAAGGTCGGTGGCGGCGCCCGCGCGTAGGCCGTGGGAGGTGATTGGCCGGCCGTCGCCCACCAGGCCGGCCTTGGCGAACCAGTGCTTCACGCGCTCATTGACGACGTGCCCCCGCAGGTGAAGGCCCCGCTTGGTGGCCGTTTTCGCGCGGGTCTCCTCCGTGGCCGGCATGCCGTTCTTGAGGAGGTGCCGGAAGACGGGGCCGGTCGTGACGCCCATGCTGGCGAGGTAGTCCAGCCAGCGGCGCATCCGGCGGACGAGCTGGACGTCCTCCGGCCGGTCCTTGAGGGGGATCGTCTGCTCCTCGTCCTTGTGGGTCTTGTCCTCGGCGAGCCAGACAAGGACGCGGTCGTCCAGGACCTTCACGTCCTCGATCTCCAGGTTGACGTCCTCGATGCTGCGCCCGAGGAACATGTACCCGAAGGCGAACATGGCCGCGTCGCGGATGCCGATCGGCCGGCCGTCGGCTTCGGCCTTCTCCATCATCGGCACGACGTACGACAGGGTGAGCGGGAAGGCCTGCCGCGTGCGCACCGCGCGCTTGTTCTTCTTCCGGTAGTCGGCCAGGAGCCGCAGGTACAGGCTGTTATCCGGCTTCTTCCCCGCGGGCATCGCCGTACGGATCCGCGACATGTAGTTCTTGATCGTGGCGACCTTGAGGCCCCGCTGCATCAGGTGCCGACTGTACTCGGTGAACGTCGCCGTGGTGCACGGCACCGCCACACGGCCCTGCTCCGCACACCACGCCTTGAAGGCCTTCATCGGGCCGGAGTCGCCCGGGTCGGACTCGTCCAGGATGCGCGCGGTCTCTTCGCTGACGTACAGGTCCCGCTCGGTGTACGTCGTGCCCGGATCGTCGCTGGTCGGGATGGACTCCCCGGGCCGCAACACCGTGTGCTCGTCGACGAGCGGGCGGGGCGCCGGCGCAGCGCGCACCAGCTCCCCGTCCTCGACGAATTCGGCGTCGACGACCTCGTCGTCCTCGGCGCGCACCGTCATGCCGCGGGCCTGGCCTCTGCGTCAGCGGGGACCGGGTCGATGTGGTGGAGGGCGATGCCGCCGGACTCGCCCTTCACCTGGACGACCGGAGTGCCGTCCCCCAACGCCCACGCGGGGGACCGTGTGACGGTGTCCAGCGTCCGGCACGGGTCACTCCCCCACGCGGGCGGCAGGGTGCCGGTGGCGGCCCGTTCCCGGTAGGCCACGGCCACCGGGTCCTCGGGTCGCACGAAGGGGTACGCCACCACCCGCGTGCCGACCGGGTACCGCGCGTTCCACTCGTCCGCGTTGAGGCTGCTCACTGCCCTTCCTTCACCTTCCGCTCTGCGGCCTGCAGCACCTTCCGGTGGCCATCGAGCGTGATCTTCAAAGTCCCGACCAATGCATTCGTGTTGTCGCTGTACTCCTGCGTAGCCAGCTCGTGCACCAGGCGCAGAAGGAACCCGACGTTGAACTGGTCCCGGTTGTAGAGCAGCACACGGCAGTTGCCGTCCGTCGGCAGCCGATCGGGCAGGTGACCGATGTTGTGCTCAGCCAGCCGCTCGGTGATGCGCTCCATGATTCGGGCGCCGGCCCGCTGTGCCCCGTCGAAGCGGACCAGTGCCTCCACGTACCACATGTCGTAGCCGCCGATGGCGGCGAGGTAGTCGGGCAGCTTGGCCCACGCTTCCTCGACATTGGTCGCCCCGGGCATCTGCGGTACCACCACGCTCGCGCTCGCCACCTGTCCATCCCCCTCCTCGTTGGCCCGGCAGATGCCGGATCTGATGTGGCGCCAACTTTACCGACAACAATTGGAGTTATTGTCGGCTACCCACGAGTAACCCCGTATCGTGTCTTCCGAGGGCGGAGAGCACCGCCCGAACCACGAACCGAAGGAGCACCCCCGTGCGGAAGCTGCCCGGCAAGTTGAAGCTCGTCGCGTACGCCCTCGTTCTCCTGGCCCTCGCGCACCCGGGCGCCGTTCCGCCCGTGCTCGGTATCGCGCTCGCCATGGCGGGCGCCGTCATCGGCTGGGCCCTGGCGCACCTGTCGCTCGCCCTCACGCTTGCCGCCGGCGTTTTGCTGTTCCGGGCCTTCCCCGGCATCCCGCGCTGGTTCAGCCGCTCCTGGGACGCCTCGGTCGACTCCGTGCTCCCCGTCAAGGCGTAACAACGGCTCTGTTCGAGCCGTTCGATTCTTCGCCCAGAACGATTCTCCGCTCACCCCCTCATGACCCCACGGACGCCCGTTGTGGCGCCGACCGGTGGAGAGCAACCGCCGGAAGTCCAAACGAAGGAGCCCTCTGTGGCCACCGTTGAAATCGTCAGCTTCGGCTACTTGCACGGTCAGGCCCCGGAAGCCGATGTGACCCTCGACCTGCGGCGGGCCTTCCGAGACCCGCACGTCGACCCGCGCATGCGAGAGCTGACCGGCTACGACCGACTCGTACGCCGGAAGGTCCTGAACACCGCTGGAGTCCGTCAGCTCTTGAAGGCCACAACCAGGCAGGTGCAGGCGTACGCGGCGGGTCCGAACGTCGAGCACATCGTCATCGGTTCGGGATGTGCGGGCGGACGTCACAGGTCGGTGGTTGTTGCCGAGAAGCTGGCCCGTCGGCTCCGGCGCCGCGGTCACACCGTCACCGTCACCCACCGAGACATCCGCCGGGCAGTCGTCCAGCGCTGACCAGCACCCACCGGCGGAGAGCAACCGCCTGCACCCGAAGAGAGGAACACCCCGATGCGACGACGCGTCGTCACCACCCTGATCCCTCAGCCCGACCCCGAGCCGGCGTACCCCGAGTACGAAGACGTCCGACGCGAGGCCCGCCGCCGCAAAGGGCCGTTCGTCAACCTGGCCGACACCGACCGCTGGACGGAGGTTGCCCGCCGCCGGGGCGGCGACTGGTGCGCCGCGGTGCTGGGCAAGGGCTTCCCCGGCGCCTACGCCCTATCCACCGTGGACGGCTGGATGCTGATCGTCGCTGACGAGCGCGGCCTGAACCCGCCGCTGCCGGCCCGCATCGTCGAGGACCGCAGGCACGCGCAGGAGGCGAAGGAGCTGCGCGAGAAGCAGGTCAGGGAGCGCCAGGAGCGGGAGATGCGCCGCTGGCAGGCGGCCCTGGCCGCGGCCGGCGTCGAGATGACCGTCCGGGAGAACACCCGGCACACCGGTGTGGGCGGATCGCTGCGGCACGCGGTACCGAAGGAGGAGCTGGTCTCTGGCCAGTCCCGCAAGCACCTCGCCGACCGCGGCCTGTGCGAGACGCCCGACCGGGCGAACCCGCTGCACCTGGGCGAGCCGGTCAACGCCCCGGCCAACTGCCGCCGCTGCCTCGCCTACATGGAGAAGGTCCGCACCCTCGACGCCCCCGCCCCGCCCACCGCGGCAGAACGGAAGCTGCTGCAGGTCATCGCCTCCGGCGTCGTCTTCACCATGACGCACGCCCGTTGCGCCCCGACGATCCGCGTCACCACCGAACCGAGCCGAGGGCGCGCCGGCGCGCTGGGCCGGAGCGTCGATGCCGCGGTGAAGAGGCTGCAGGCGAAGGGCTGGACGGCCAAGGACGCGGAGCGCAGCGCGACGCAAACGGGTCACTCCGGCCACCGTTGGCGGCTCACCGAAGCCGGTACCGCCGCACTGGAGGGCTGACCCTGTGGTCCGCATGACCGCCCAGCAGTACAAGGAGCTCATGGCGCGCCGCCGCGGTCCCCAGCCCGCGGCGGCCGCCGCCGTGGCGCAGCGGAGACCGGCCGCGCACCCGGGCCTTCCGTCCGTTCCGGAACCGCCCGCGCTCGAGCCGTTGCTCGCCGGCCTGTCCGGCGTCGGTCGCACCTGGTCACTGCTCATGCCGTACGCCGAGAAGATGCTGACCAGCAACCAGCGGCTCCACTGGCGGCGAGAGCACGAGATCCGGAAACAGCTTCGCGCGGACGCCACCAGCCTGATCGCAGCGCACCGTCTGCCCCGCCTGCAGCGCGCGGCGATCTTCTACGTGCTGCACCCCCGGCCGCTCAAGCGGTCCCGGGACCCGGGGAACTGGTCGCCGACCGCGAAGGCGTACGTCGACGGACTGGTCACCCCAACCCCCGAACGGCCGTCGGAGCGCCACCTGTTGCCAGATGACGACCACGAGCACCTCCTGGGCCCGAACCCCGTCATGGGTGCGCCCGTCACCACCGGGTACGCCCGCATGACCCTCGTCATCGTGGAACTCGTCGAGCCGGTGACCAGCGGAAACGCCGAAACCGTAACAGGAACCAGTGATCCGACGTACAGAAGCTGAGGGCTGGCCCGCCCTCGCCACCACCAAGGAGATGCCCCTCCATGAGCACCACTTCCACGCCACCGACTGTGAGCGGTGAGCCCATACTCGACCTGGTCCGCGGCGCGTATGCACGCAGTGGCACGTTGCTCGACCGCGACGTCGTGGACCTCCACCTCCTCGAGGCCGCCGACAAGGCGGCGTGTTCCCTGCTGCGGGACCAGTGGACGGACGGTTTCCCCGTCGCCGCATACTCGGAACTCCTGTCGACGATCGCCGCACTGCGGAGCATCCTCGGTTACTCCCCGACGCCGACAGCCCGCGACGCCAACACCTGGGCGCGCCGTGTGGGCCACGCGTCCAAGGAAGCGGCGGGCGACGACGCGGACTTCTACGAAGTGCAGATCATCGATGGCCCACACAAGGGGATCATCCTGCCCCTGTGGGGGCCGAAGATGCCCCAGACGCCCGACGCGTTGGCCGGCCCGCCCCTCACGCTGGAGCTGCCGATAGAACGCGGGGACAGCACGGACATGGAGTACGGCAGCGCCTACTACCGCCGGTGCACGAAGCCCCGCCCGACCACCATGCAGTGGGACTACCAGATCGACCGCGAACGCCCGTTCCCCGCCGAGGGGTCCCGCCCGAGCATGCTCCCCGCCGCGGGCGGTCAGGAGGGCCGCGCGTGATGCCTCTCCTGTCCGCCGTCATCCCGTCCCCGGCCGCAGACGCCGCGCACGACGCTGCGCACGAGACCGCAGCCCGGTTCCAGCACGGCGCCTACTCGGTGCCCTGCCCGGAGTGCCACGTCCCGGCCGGTGTGCTCTGCCTCGCCCGCCGCAACGTCCACGCCGCCCGCCGGAACGCCTACCGGCAGAACCCGAAGCCCACCGGCCTGGTGCCGCTCCTCGTGGGACGTGTCCGATGAGCGCCACGGCGGCCGAAGCCGCGCATCACGCCGCGGTCTGGGCCGGGCGCGCCGAGAGCGCCCACAAGGCGGTGCAGACCCGTCGGGAGCAGGCCCACAAGATGGCTGACCAGCGCTACAGCGCTGCCGCCCGCGACTGGCACGAGCGTGCCGACGCGGCGAAGGAAGAACGCGGCACGGCGGTGACCATGGCGAACATGTGGGCCAGCGTCGCCGGCGTTCTCCACCTGGTCGAGGCTGGTGAGTCGTCGTGAGCGCGCTCGCCGTCGAGACGACGGCCGCGCCCGAGTGGGCTGGCCGCCTGGTCGTGCGCGCCGCGGGTCACTCGCACCTGCACGTCGCCGTGGAGGGCGCCGTGGCCCCGCGGGTGCCGGTGTTCACCGTGCCGCTGGAGTGCGCGCCGGACGCCGAGCAGGCGCCCGGGGTGCGGCCGTGGGACGGGCCGGTCACCGCGTCGGACATTTGCCCGGCCTGCCTGCGCGCCCTGCGCGGGGAGCCGGAGCCCGAGCGGCCGCGCCCCGTTCCCTCCGGCGTCGCCGAGGAGCTGCCGGAGCCGGACCGCCGCGGACGCCACCTGTGGGCCGTCCCGGAACCGGTGACGTACGCCCCGGCTCCCCTGCCCTCCGAGCACGCCGGCCGGCCGATCACCTGGTCGGCCTGGACGAAGTCGCCGGTCCTCTCCCACTACGACCCGTCGTGTGAGTGGTGCGGGGACCCGGGTCCCGGCGAGATGGCCGGCGGCCGCCAGACCAACCCCCTGCGCCGGTATGTCGCTTACAGGTGCACCGCCTGCCAGGAGATGACCGCGTACGAGCAGGTCGGGAGCGAGCTCCAGACCATCGTTCACCACAAGTCCCGCGCCCCGAAGGACTGCAACCGATGACCACTGCCGTTGAAGCACCCGACACCGCCGACCTCGAGCAGCTCATCGCCCTGATCGCGTGCGGCCGCACCCGCCCCGGCAAGACGAAGGCCTGCGACCGCTGCGCGAAGAGGGGTCGCGCCCTGTTGGAGTTCGCCGCGCTGGGCACCATCGACGCCCTCGCCGCAGCGATATGCCGCTCCGAGGTCCGCCGGTCCTGCGCCCCGTGCGTGGAGAAGGCCCTCGAGATCATCAGCGTCTACAACGAGGGGGCCCAGTGACCACCGCAATCGCTCCGATCGCTCCGCCGCGTGCAGCGGTCGCTTTCGACCTCGAGGGCGGCCTTGCCAACGTGACGCGCATCCACCGTCTGGCCGGCGACTCCTCCAGGTTCTACCGGGCGATCCTCAAGTGCCCCGCGAACCGGGACGTCGTGCGGGCCGCCAAGGAGGCGCACCAGAGCGGGAAGACCGTCATCATCATGACCGGCGGGGACCAGCGCAACGCGCCCCTCGTGGCCCAGTGGCTGGCCCGCCACAGGGTGCCCTCGACCCTGGTCCTGATGCGCGGCCGCGGCGACTACCGGCCCAGCGCCGTGGTGAAGCGGGAGCGGCTGCGGGCCGCGCACCGCCAGTTCCCCAACCTCACCGTGTGGAGCGCTGACCCGAGCGTGGCCCGCCTGTCCGAGCAGGAGGGCATCACCGTCACGGAGCTGCCCGGGTACTGGGGGGATGCCCTGTGACCGGCGAAGTTGGCCACGCCTCCGTGTTCATCGCCCCCGTCGGGACTCCGCCCGACGCGGCCGGCGCCTGGACGCACATCGGTTACACCGAGGGACCCGCATTCGAGGCCGCCGACGAGGCGGAAACTGCCGGGCCTCCCCCGGCACAGGCCATCGAGGGACCGCGGTGAACAAGCCCGGCAACCACGAGCTCGCCCCCGAGGAGTTGCCCACGCTCCTCGGGGGCGAGTTGCCTCCCGTCCTGCCTCTCGAAGGATGGCGACCGGTGACGCTGCACTGCCAGGTCGACGCGATCGGCCCGTCCGACCGACACCCCGACCTGGTCAAGCTCGAGGTCTCGTTCCCGCCCGTGCAGGCCCCGCCCGTGCAGGCCCCGCCTGTCATGCGGGCGCCGCTCATCGGGCAGCCCATCCAGGAGATCCGGCTTGTCTGCGGAACGTGCGGTCTGGTGCCCGTGGAGGAGCATCCCCGCATCCTTGACGTCCTGCGGTGCGTGAACTGCAAGGAGCACCTGGGCGTCGGCCGGTTCGAGGGATCGACGTGAAAGGCATCTATCACCTGGCCGAGTCCTCCCGGCTCTACGGCGGCCTCGCGCAGTGGATGGAGGCTGAGCAGCGGCGCGCGGCTGAGGCGGCCCGGTGCTGGGCGTGGCGGTGCGTGCAGGCGCGGCAGATCGTCGCGCCGACGCCCATCCCCTCGCAGTTGGCTCGGGAGTGGTTCGGGGTGGAGCCGGCGGACCCGCCCCAGCCGCCCCCCGTTCCGGAGAGCGTGCGGCTGCTGCTGAGCGTCGCCGCCCCCCTACTCGATTCTCGGTGGGATTGATGAATTTCGGCGAAATCTTCCAATCTCGTCGAAAGATCGTGCACAATGAGGGCTGTTGCTGATCTAGAGGGGGGAACCGGTGGCCGACACCGAATCGCCGCGCGTCCTACGGCTCACGTTCGAGTTCCATGTGCCGGTCGGGCTGCCCACCAACATTCATGGCTCGCGTGTGACCAAGGCCGCAGAGGCGTTCACCAGCGCGGTGCAGGCCCTCGCCAGCCAGGTCTTCCCCTGGGCGGACCGCATCGAGGTCCGACGCGAGTGGTGCTACGCCTGGCAGGACAAGTCCGAAACGGTCCACTTGCCAGCCACGGACAAGAACACCCCGAAGTAGCCACAGAACTCAGCACCACAGCGCGATAACCGAACACTGGCGTCATGGCCAACCCCCGGCGGAGAGCAACCGTCGGAACCACGAAGTGAAGGAACACCCCGATGCCCTCGCGTACCGCAGCCCTTGTCCGTCCGTCCGCGTCTCTTCTGTCGAGGTGACGTGACGTGTCCACACCTCGAGTTACGCCGGATCACGTCACCTCGGCTACGGAAGCCGCTTACGAGGCCTTCACCGTTACCAGGCCCTCCCGCAGCTCCCGCATGCTGCGCATCGCGTGCACCGTCGTGCAGCGCCGCGCCCCCTACTTCGCCCCTCCCGTCGTCGCCGGAACGTGGGGGAGCTGGATCTACGCCTCCGCGTGGATTGGTGACCCGGGGCTGGAATGGCCGATCGCCTACGGCACGGCGGGCGCTGTGCTGGGCGCGGCCACGGTCGGGGCCACTGTCCTGGGTATCCGGCACCCGATCGCGCTGCCCGCCCTGTACGGCGGCGCCGTGGCGTCGGGCACGCTGCTGTGGTCGGCGTGGCAGACCGCGTTCCCGTCTGCACCTGGCGCGGCCGTCGGCCTGGTGGGTGCCATCGCGGCCGGTGTCCCGTACTGGCTATGGCTGGCCAAGCACCGCCTGAACCGCGCCAAGATCGACAGCAAGACCGTGAAGCAGGCTGCGGCCGTGCCTGTCGAAGTGGTCCTGGCGCCCGACGACGTCGCCGGCGCGCTGGCCGCCACGGGGACGCCCGGCGCGACCCTCGAGCAGATGCTCCGCCACCCTGATGGCGCGTGGACCGCCATCCTCTCTCTGCCGGTCGGTGTCTCCCCCCGGGACATCGCCGGCAGTGCGCAGCGTGTCGCGCGTCTGCAGGCCGCTTTGCGTCTGGCGCCCGGCTGGACGCTCGAGGTCGGGGACGGCGGTGCCTCGCACCACCTGATCGTCACCGCCCGGCCGCCCGCCCCGCAGAACACGGTCACCATTCCCTCCCGGCACCCCATCCTCGACGAGCTGGAGGAGTGGGACCCCTGGCAGCCGGTCCTCGTTGCGATCGACCTGGACACCGGCGAGGGCGTCCACCTGCACCTGCTGGCCCGCGCCGGCATCCTCATCGCCGGTCTGCAGCGCATGGGTAAGTCCGTGCTGCTGTCGGTGGTCGTGGCGCACCTGGCGCTCGCCGGGGCGCGGCTGATCCTCGCGGACGCCAAGCTGGTTGAGCTGTCCCTGTGGGCGCCGCTGTGCCAGCACGAAGACGACTTCATCGGCCGCGACCCCGCCGCGTTCCTGGCGAAGCTGCTGGAGCTGCAGCGGGAAATCGACGTCCGCTACGCCCGCCTGGTGCGGGAGGGCCGCACGAAGGCGGAGCCGGGCGACGGGTGGACCACGATCGCGCTCATCGTCGACGAGCTGGCGGCGTTCATCGACATCCCGGACCGCAAGCTCCGTGGGCAGATCGTGTCCGTGCTGCGGGACATCCTCTCCCGTGGCCCGGCCTGCCTCGTCCCAGTCGTCCTTGCCACGCAGAAGCCGGAGGACAAGGTCGTCCCCTCTCAGATCCGCGACGTCTGCGGGCAGAAGGTCGCGCTGGCGACGACCACGCCGGAGATGACGGACACCATCCTCGGGCGTGGTTGGGCCGCCAAGGGCGCGGCCGCGCACCTGATCGGCGAGTCGGAGAAGGGCAAGGCGTACCTCCTCGAGGACGGCTCCCGGCCGCGGAAGGTGCAGACGTTCCCGTTCGAGCCGCCGGAGCGCCACGAGGTCATCACCGTTGTCCGTGAGCTGTGGCCCGACCGCCCCGGTGCCCGGGTGCCGCTGCCCGGCGCCGAGGACCAGGATCCGGACCCTGTGCCGCCGACTCCCCCGCCGGGCGGCGGTGGCGGTGGTGGTCCGCGTGGCGGCCGGCCGCACCTGCGGCCGGTGCTGACGTACCCGGACGGTTCCCGCATCGAGGAGAACCGAAAGCCGTTGTGGGAGGCGCTGCAGCAGGCCGGCCCGGAAGGGCTGACCAAGCCGGAGGCGGTCAAGCGCGGCATCTGTAACCACCACACGACCATCAACCCGTGGCTGGCCCAGTGGGTCCGCGCGGGCTGGGTCGAGGAGTCCGGTAAGCGCGACCGGGCTGTCGTCTACGTCCTCACCGCAGCTCAGCACACCCCCACCCCCGAAGCGTCCGCCACCAGCGAGGAGAGCACCGCATGCCGCACGAGCCTGTGATCCCGTCGAACGTCTACCCGGGCAACATGGCGCCGCACATGCCCATCGAGCAGTACCGGGCGGCGCACGGCTGCACCTGCGGGCACGCGCACGGCCACGGCCAGGTGCCCGCGCAGCAGATCATCATCAAGCAGTCCGACCCGTGGGTGAAGTACCTGGCCATGGGCTTCGCCGGGGCCGGTATCGGCCTCATGGTGTTCGCCAGTGTCGTGGCGATGCTCATCGCGGCCGGGGTGTGCGCGCTGTGCGTCGCGGTGGCCTCCTGGGCGCTGCGCGGTCTCCTCAACGGTGGCAGGGGCGCCAAGAAGTAAGAGCGCGCGACAGTTTCGGGGGAGGGCCCTGGCCGGCTGGTCGGGGCCTTTGCCGTGTCCGTGTCGGCGGTTCGTGCGATGATCCCCCGCCATGGGGAGACATCGCATGTGGGGGAAGGCGGCCGGCGCTCTGGTCCTGGCCGCGGTCGTGAGCGGCTGCAGCGACTCAAGCGACTCAGCCGACAAGGGCGCCACGAAGCCGGCCGCGAAGGCGGTGACCGTGGGGGAGGCGACCGCCACGTTCCAGGCCGCGGTGACGAAGTTCGACACTGACGGCGGGTGCCTCGAGCAGGAGCCGGGCACGTGCTGGGAGCAGATGCAGGCGCTCATGAAACCCGCGCGTGACCTGCGGAAGGCGGCGAACGCCGACAAGAGCACCGGCCCGGAGTTCTGGTCAGAGGCATACGCGCTGATCGACACGATGGAGGACGGCATCGCAGTGGGCGAAGACAAGGGTTTCCCGGCCGGCGGTGACGCCCTGACGAACCGGGACGAGGTCCTCGGATCCGCTCATGACCTGTCGGACTGGTTGGCCGCGCACCCCGTCCAGTAGTGGAGGCCCTGAACGGTTGAAGGCCGCGTCAGCCCGGAGGGGGGGCGTCCGGCTGACGCGGCCTTGCCACGCCGCGGCGGGGGGAGACCGCTGGAGTGGCAACTGTTGTGCGTGTGCCCGCGATGTTGAGGGTTACACCATCCGAAGATCAGGAAAGTTCGCGCCAGCGCGGCCGGGGCCGTCAGTGGGCGTAGTCGTGCTGGACCTGCTCGGCGCGGCCGCGCGCGGCGATGGTCTCGGCAGCCTGCTCGAGGGCGACGCGGAACGGGTCGTGCGCGGCCTCGAGGACCGCGGTTCGCATGAACTCCTCCACGGTCTGCCCGACGGCGGCCGCGGCGTGCTGCACCCGTTCCCGCTCGGAGGCCGTCAGAGCGACCGTGAGGGCCTGGGCGCGCGCGGTATCCATGCGGGGACGGTATCAGCGTCCTGGGGCCGTCAGAGGCCGCCGTGGGGCCTATGCGGTACTCTCCCCGGCCTGTTGCCGCGCGAGGAGGGTGCGGCGCATCGTCTCCCACCTGGTCGGCACCAGGTCCTCCTCCGGCACGCCGGCGGCGTCCTGCTTGATCTGCACGGCGTCGGCGAGCTTCTTGTACCACTTGCTGATGCCGCGGCGGCGGATCGGGACGCCGGCGTCGGGGTTGGGCGGGGTGGACAGCCACAGGTGCCGGGGGACTCCGCCCTGCAGGCGGTCGATCAGCCGGGTACGGCGGTCGAGCCAGTCCTCGAGGCGGCGGCCGGTGTCCGGGCTCAGGGGGATCGTCTCGGGCTCGGGCATCTTCCCGCGTAGGCCGCCCTGCGGCTGGCGCAGCAGGGTGAGGGTGCGGGTGTCGGCGGTGAGGACCAGGTCGTCGACGCGCATGGACTCCAGCTCGCCCAGGCGCGGCAGGACGTCGCGCATCACTGCCCACATGGCCAGGCCGCGCACGATGATGTCGGGCCGGTCGGTCTCGGGCCACTGGGCGGCCTCGTCCTCCAGGTGCTGGGTGATGAGGTCGGCCATCAGGGGGGAGACGGTGGGCCGTAGTCCCCACGGCGGTAGGTCGGGCATCTCGAACGGGATCTGCGCCTGGCGGGCGAGGGCCTCGAGGCAGAAGATCCGGATCCGCTCGGTGGTGTCGTAGCTGGTGGGGTCGGTGGACACCGTGGGCGCGGTGCGCAGGTATCCGCCGCGGCCGTAGAGCAGGTATGCGTGGACGGCGTCCGGGGCGAGGAGCTCGGCGAGGGAGTCGCCGGCTGTCTCGGTCAGGCCCAAGGGGAGCGCCAGGGCGAGCTCGCTGGCGACCCACTCGAGTTGCTGCAGGCGGGCGTCCGAGACGACGTCCTTGGCGGTGCCGTTGACCGTGCGGAACACGTCCAGGACCCGCTCGAGCTCCCGCAGGGCGGGCGGGGTCGAGGGGACAGCGGTCAGCGCGGCCGCCGGTGCGCGGCCGCGGCTGTCGTCGTCGAGGGGGCGGGCGGGCGAACTCATGGCATAAGAGTGTGCACGCTCGCGGCCCCGTCGGGTGCACGCGGTGGGCTAGTTCAGCAGACTGCGGCGGGTGCCGTTGAAATACAGGGAGGCTCTCAGTGGTGTGGCACACTGCATTTACCTCAAATGAGGGTTCAGCCCGCCCCGTCGACGCCGGGAAGCGTTTCTAACCCGACGGGGCGGGCCCTTTTGCATGATCAGCTCAGTTCAGCAGACCGCGGCGGCGGGGCGGGTTGATCGGCTCCGGTTCGTAGGGGGCCAGGAGGATCGCCTCGGCCCGGTCGGGGGATTTCATGCCGCGGCCCTTCATCTGCTTCTTCGACTCGACGACGGAGTACCCGCCGGCGTTCGACAGGAGCTTCGGCGTGGAGAGCTGCGCCGCAGACTTCTTGTCGATGCGGTAGCGCAGCCGGCCGCGGCCGGTGGACGGGTCCGGCTGCAGGAGGCTGCGGGTGGCGAGCCACATCTCGTCACGCTTGCGGTAGGGCCGCATGACGGCGCCCGGGTCGTCCTGGGAGGGGTTCTCGGACACCATCACGCCGACGATCTGCGCCTGGTGCTCGCCGTTCTGCCCCCAGGTCTCGAGCATGGACACCACGCCGTGGCCGATGCCGTTCTTGTCGACCTTGACGCGGACGGGGTGCGGGGACTTGAGGGCGTCGGCCAGGCGCTGCGCGGCGTGGATCTCCTCGAGGACCTTCTTGGCGACCTTGACCTGGTTGTCGTTGGCGGCGCCAGCGGAGGCGTGCCGGTTCTCGATGACGTCGCCGATGGAGCGGGCGATGGCGAACTCGTCGCCGCCGTCGGCTGCGACGTCGACGCCGAGGCGGACCCAGGCGCCTTCGCGGACGGTGTGGGTGGCGGTCTCGTCCTCGAGTCCGAGGTCGCATAGGCGGTGCCAGCCGGGCCCGGTGGGGTCTTCGGTGTTGAGGGCGTCCTCGATCCAGGTGGGCGGGATGACGAGCCCTCCGCCGCCCTTGGGGAAGCGCGCGTACACCTTGGCGATGACGTACGGGTGATCGGGGCCGTAGGCGCGGATGGTGCGGTCCACCCAGTCCTGGTCCGGCATGTGCCGGGCGAGGGTGTGCAGGTCGTTCGGGTTGGGCGGGCAGTCCGTGCAGTACGGCACCCGCTCCCCCGTGATCGCGGGGGAGGTGAGGGAGGAGATCGGGATGGTGACGGTGGTCGGCTCCTCCGGGTCCTCCCCTTCCAGGCACAGCTCCTCGAACCAGGACGCGGGGTCGTCCATGGCGGGGTTGCCGATGGCGAGCATCGCGGCGTGTCCGCCGGTCAGGAGGTTGTTCGTGCCGTGGCCGATCGCCGGGGCGATACCGCCGGCCTCGTCGACGATGAGCAGGATGTGGGCCATGTGGATGCCCTGCATGGCGGCCTCGTCGTTCGCGGGGGCCGAGAAGCCGTACGCGGCGACGAAGTCGTGCCCCTGCGGGGTGGGCATCTTGTACTGGACGGTGTCGCAGTAGCCGGGCAGTCCGGCCCGGGGCACCACCTTGCGGATGTGGGGCCAGAGCTGCCGCTGCACCTGCCGGAAGCGGGTCGCGGTGGTGATGCACAGCGCGGTGCCGACCGGGTAGACGTTGACGAACCAGACGGCGGCGCGCGCGGCGAGGTGGGTCTTGCCGACGCCGAAGCCGGCCGGGACGGCGACGCGTTTGTGGGTGACGATCGCGTCCAGGACGTCGCGCTGCAGGCTCCAGATGGACTCTCCGAGGACGTCCTCGACGAACCCGCTCGGGGTGTCGCGCCATAGGCCGTAGAGGGAGCCGGTGACGCGTTCGACCTCGCGCATGACGTACGGCCGCTCTCGGGCGGTGATGTCGTGCTTGAAGGCGTGGCGACGGGCGGTGACGGGGGCGCGGAGCAGGATGTCGGCGACGTTGGCGGCGTCGCGGGATTTGACGCCGGGCCGGCGGGCGCGCTGCAGCTCCTGGCGTGAGGGGGCCACGCGGAGATGTGAGGTCGGGGGCTGCGTGCGGGGCATGGGCCGGAAGGTGCAGCGCGGGCGGCGCTTGTGTCGCGGCCTGGCCGGGGCCCATGCCCAGGCCGCCGGCCAGACCGCGCGGTTCCGGCACTGCCATGACGAACTGCCTGCCCTGTCTGTCAGGAAAGGCGTCTGTGCCGGAAGTCGGTGCCGGGGTGAGGCCTCTCCCGGGGGGGTGGAGCAGGACCGTCACCCCGGCTCTTGGGGGGGGGTGCGTGGCTGGCGCGTCCTTCCCCGGGGGGATGTCGGGGCGGGAGAGCCAGCCGCACCCTGTAGTACGTCAGGGGCCGGATTCTGTTACACCCCCGGCGAGAAGGGCGGCCGCAGCCGGTCCCCGCGGAAGTACCGGAGCGCCTGCCGCTCGTATCGGCGCTGCGCCGGGCCGTCGTCCGGGTCGGCGGAGGCGAGCCAGGCCGGGGTGATGTCGAGCGTCCAGACGGCGGGCGCGGCCGGGCCCGGAACGACCTTGAGGGGCTTGCCCGCGGCCACCCACTCATCGAGTGCGTTCTTGGCGACCTGGCGCAGCCGCTCGGTTTCCCCGGCCGTGGGCGTACGGCCGGGCCCCGCGGTGGTCACCTCGCTGATGTTGAACGGGAAGTCGTTCAGGTCCGTCGCCGGCAGCCCTAGGGAGACCTCCAGCTTCTTGCCCATCTGCTCGAGGAGGGTGACGACCGCGGCGACGGCGCTGCAGCCGGGGCAGGGGCAGTCCTCCGGGGCTTCCTCAGCGGCCGTGGCCTCCGGCACGTCCTGGGTGTGCTCCGGCGCGTCCTCGGCGGCCGTGGCGACCGGTGCCGTGCCGGTGGTGGCGTCGAGGCTGGCGAGGAGGTCCTGCTCCTCCTCAGCCCGCCGTATCGCCTCCCGGAAGAGGGTCATCTCCGACTCGACGACGGCGCGCTCCAGCGCGGTGAGCGCGAACCATGGGGTGGACTCCTCGCCGGTGGCCTGCCGGAGGAAGGCCCGGCGGGTCTCGTAGAAGTGGCGGGTCAGGTGGGGCGGGAGCGTGGTCCGCGGGGGCGTGGTTCGCGTCGTCATGCTGGGGGGAACGCGGGCGGCCGGATTCTGTGACACCCCTGCCCCGGCTGCTGCTGCGCCTGGTGCTGCTCGATCCCTAGCGAACCCCACCACGCGCCGATGCCTGAGCGAAGCGAAGGCATCGGAACTTACTTGATGGTGGTGCTTGATCTTATTACTAAAGGGGACCAGTCTTCCGGAACCCGGTTATCCGGCGACCGATCTACCGGCGACCGAAAACCGGTCCCCGGTGACCGGGGACCAAAAACCGGTCTCCGGTGCGACCTGGGGCGGGGCAAGAAGAAACCGGCCCCGACGATGCCGGGGCCGGTGCGGTGCGGGGTGTTGCTCTACAGGCCGTACCTCTTACGGGCGGCCGCCCGGTGCTGGTACGCCAGAGTCCGGCTGACGCCGGCGTGCTCGGCGATCTGCTCCGGGCTCCACTCGTAGGGCGGCTGCGACAGGGCGAGCACGGCCGCCTGCATGACGCGTACGGCAACTTCACGGCGGGCCCGTGCCGCGTGCACGATCGGGGCCGCCTCGAGGAGCTTGGTCTCGGCGTCCTGGACGCGCTCGACGCCTGCCTCTTCCGCGAACCGGATGAGGTCCTCGTTCGTCTCGGCGTCCGGCAGCGGGTGCGTCTTGTCGCCGAATACGGTCGCGGCGAGGTTCCGCCGGTACCCGATCGGGGACAGACCGACAGTTTTGGCCAGTCCGAGACGCTGCTCGTAGAACCACAGGTGTGCCAGCGCGCGGTCCCGCTCCCCCTGATAGAGGGCGATCTCGGCGTCAGCCTGACGGACGGCTTCCGCGGCCTTCACGACCAGGTCGTCCGGACGGGCGCTGACGATCAGGTCCTCGGGCCGCTCGGGGCGAAGACCAAGAGCCGTGAGGGCCACGGTCTCGGCGTCCTTGGCGATCTGCTCGTAGTCCGGGCCCTTGATGCGCGGCCCGTACTTGACTCCAGCCTTGGGCATAACGGCTGTTCTCCATCTCGCTGTGGCGCGGTTGTGCGCCGTAGCGGCGACTGGGGCAACCCCATGCCGCCGCATCAGCGGGAATGGTACACCCGAGTAAATCCCGGTGTCAGGTGTGCCGGGCCGGGAGGGGCACTGACCTGATGCGGAGCACCGCGAACGCGACGCCGGCGACCACCACCACTTTCCCGTGGGCATCCCGTACGACGCTCTGTCCGGGAGCTGGGTTGCCGGGCGTGTCAGTGGTGGCGATCCGGCCTGCCCCAAGAGTCGGCCCGCCCGGGATCCGCAGGACCCACAGCAGGAACGGACCCAGGCGCAGCCCTCGAGGGCGCCGGAGGCGGCGCTGCAGCGTGACACGGGGGCTCACCGGCGGTGCCCCTTCTGTGCGGCGCGGAGTGCGGCCCGTTCCCTCTTGCTGGCGGCCCACTCCTTCCGCGGGGCGAGCGCGTGCGCCCCCACGGATACGCGGCCCAGAACGACCTCGAGACCGGCCCTCTTCGCGTTCCGTCCCTGCCCGTGCCACAACCAGGAGATGGCGAAGATCGCGGGTGGCACGTTGGGGCTCGCCGGCCACACGCCGACGGTGAACCGGCCGAAGTCGACGAAGTGCGACCGCTGCGCGGACAGCAGCACCTGCACGACGAGGTACACGAGGGCAGAGCCCAGCGATACCCACTGCCACAGCAGGAACGCGATCAGGGCGTTCGCGGTCCACTCGCCCAGGAACCAGGCCGCCTTCCCCACGCGGGACGGGTCCGGCCGGGGGAACCGCACCGTGCCGGGCAGGTGCTCGAGAGTGCGCGGGTCCTCGTCGGTCCATGCCCAGTGCCGCTCATGCCGCTCGCTCCCAGAGGCGGCGTGCGCGCCCTCGTGCCCGGCGAGCCGCTGGCACTGCAGGTTGAGGGAGAAGCAGGACCAGACAGGACACTGGCGTTGACGACGGCGCATCACGGCCTCCACGAGGTGAGGAAGTCGAGGAGCCCGTCGACCAGGCCCTCGAAGAGATCGGCGATCCGCCCGGCCCTGGACCGCTGCGGTGTCCCGGCGCAGGCGCGGCGGGCGCGCTTGCCGGGCCTGCGCCGGGACGTACGCCTCTCGGCCCCGGGCGGCCCACAACCGGCGCCTCATCGGGCGGCCGCCGCGGTCACGGCCCGCACCCCGTCGGGGGTGAGCAGGTACAGGCGGCCGTCGGGGTAGCGCACCTCGACCTCGCTGGGGAGCTGCGGCCGGCGAACCTTCCACCCGGCCTCGTACGACTCCCGCGGGTGGTCCTCGAACCAGCCGTTACACGTCGTGCAGACCAGCAGCAGGTTGTGCGCCTGGTTGATCCACGGCTCCCGTGCCCCGCCCATGCCGCGGTTCACCCGGTGGTGGATGGTCAGGTCCTGCCGGGTCTCGCAGCGCACGCAGGCGCCCCCGTCACGCGCGTATACGAGGGCCTTCACCACGTCGGTGGGACCGGTCCGTCGTCGTGCCTTCACAGCACTGGTCTCCTACCTGCCCCGGGCGCCGGACCGCGTCGTTCACGGTCCTGGTGGGCGCGCCCGGGGCGAGGCGGGGAGAGTGGACGGCGGCCGCGCCTTACGTCGCGCCGAAATGGCCCGGCGCCTCAAGGGGGCTTGGGATACTTCTGTCTGTCCTGCTGCTGACGACTGAGGAGCGCCCCTCGATGTCTGACGAGAACGCGTTCGTGATCTTCACCGTGATTGGAGTCGCGCATCTGGCCGGGGCGTATCTCACCTGGTCGCGCCGCTCCCGGTGGGAAGCGGACACTCAGCGGTGGAGGGGCGTGATGCGTTGGTTCAGCGGCCAGCGTCAGCTCAACGCCGAGTTGGCCCTCGGCGTCCTCTTCCTGGGCCTGGGCCTGGCCATCGGTCTCGCGTAGCTACCACGGCCCGTCAAGTCTCGCGTGGAGCTGCGCCCAGGTGGTGACGCCGAGGACGTCCGCGGCGAACCCGGCCAGGGTGTCGGCCCACAGGGCGTACGGCGTGCCGTGGCGCAGGTACGACAGCACCAGGAGGTCACACAGGACGTCGTCGGCGAGGATCGCGATCGTGGCGCGCCGGTCGGCGGCGGGGGCCGCGGTCAGATGCTCGAGCTGGTCCAGGCGGGCGAGCCAGTCGGGAACGGCCGAGGTGCGGGTGCACAGGCCTGAGTCGACGACGTTCCGGGCGCGGGCCGCGAGGCCGGCGATCCGGGTGCGGGGCGGTGCGGCGGTCGGGAACATGCCCGCGGACCGTAGGCACGGCCACGGCTTGCGTCGCGCAGCGAGGACGCGACGTTAAGAGGCCCTGCAGCCGATGGTGCGCGGCCCTGGGACGCAACAGGCGTCCCTGCGCCCCTTGGAGCTCCCGTGTCCCGCCTGTTCGGCAGCCTCGCGGCCCTTCTCTACATCGGCACCATCGTCTCTGCGAACTGGGCCACTGCCCACTTCGGTTTCCTGTCGGTCGGCTTCGGCCTGTCCGCGACGGCGGGGACGTTCCTCGCCGGCGGCGCGCTGCTCGCCCGCAACCTCGTCCAGGACGCGTACGGGCGCACCACTGCCCTGGTGCTGATGACGGTCGGTACCTGCCTGTCGGCGTTCACCGCTCCGGCCGCCCTCGTGGTGGCCTCCGCCGCGGCGTTCGCGTTCTCCGAGCTCGCCGACATGGCCGTCTACACGCCGCTGCGCCGTTCCTACTGGGCCCGCGCGATCCTGCCCGCGTGCCTGGTCGGCGCGCTCGTCGACACCGTGCTGTTCCTCGCCATCGCCGGGTTCCCGATCTGGTCGGCGGTGCCGGGCCAGATGGTCGGCAAGGCCTGGGCGGTGTTCCTGCCGGTCGCCGCGGTGACCGCCTTCCGGGCGGCCCGGAAGGTACGGACGGCGCGGCTGTGATCTACCTGACCACGCCCTCCGGGGACAAGGTCCGGGCGGCGATGGCCGCGGGCCACGGGATCGCGTGGATGAGTACGCCCGCCTGCGGCCACGTCCTGCCCGCAGGGCAGATATGGGCAGCGGACAACGGCCGGTTCGGGAAGGGCTGGCCGGGCTACGAACGGTGGTGGCGGTACCTGGAGAGCCACGCCGACCGGGCCGGGGACTGCCTGTTCGCGGTCGCTCCGGACATCCCCATGGACGCGGCCGCAACGCTCGAGGAGTCCCGGCCGTGGCTGCCGAAGATCCGCGCCCTGGGCTACCGGGCGGCGTTCGCCGCGCAGGACGGCGCCGAGGACCTGCCGGTGCCGTGGGACGACCTGGACGTGCTGTTCCTCGCCGGCTCCACCGAGTGGAAGCTCGGGCCGGGCGCGCGCGTGCTGGCGCTCGAGGCGAAGCGGCGCGGCAAGCGCGTGCACATGGGGCGGGTGAACTCCCTCAAGCGGTTGCGGTACGCGCACTCGATCGGCTGCGACAGTGCCGACGGCACGTTCGTCGCGTTCGGGCCGGACAAGAACCTGCCGAAGTGCCTGGCGTGGGTGGCAGAGCTCAACGGCCAGGAGGAGCTGTTCCCGCTCAAGGCGCCCGCCGCTTAGGTGAGGTGACGCGGTTCTGCAGCTCCCGCCGCGTCACCTCACCTCACGGGTCAGGCCGCGCGCTGGATGGCGAGCGCCCGCTCGAGCTCGTCGAGCATCGCCACGATGTCGTCGACCTTCACGTAGGAGATCCCGAACGTGACCGTGCCGTCGTCGTGGACGTCGAACTCGTACTCCGCGTAACTCTGCTCGTCCTCGTAGAAGTACCGGCCCGGCTCCGCTTCGGCGAACCCGCCGGGCCCCTCGTCGAACCAGCCAGCGCCCCATATCTCCGCCATGGCTTGGCCAACGGCCGCTTTGGGGACATGCTCGAACTCGATGGTGGCGCGCCCGTGGTCATCGAGGCATGCCTTCCCCAGGCCTTCCCCGGATGTCTCCCAGCGCAGGGTGGGGCCGAAGCACTGGCACCTGTCGGCGTGGGTCAGGGCGGGGAACGCCGCGATGAACGCGGCTTGCGCGGTCCGCTGGTGCTCGCTCCATGCGTCGGTCCAGTCCTCGAGCGCTTCCTTGACGTGCGGTTGCACGTTGCTCCCTTCCGCCCACGGGGCGGGGCCGCGGGGTTGCGGCCGCGGGACGCGCCGCGGGCAAGGAGGGGCACCCTGCACACCGCGGAATGCTTGCGTCCGCTCCTGGGGTGCGGGGTCAGTCAGCCGACTGCAGGCTTCGCCACCAGGTCGCACGACTCGAACAGCTCGAACCACTCCTCCGGCTCGCCGTCCTCGTCCGCCAGGGCGACCAGACGGGAACCGCCGTACACGGACTCGGCAAGGAAGTTCATCGTGGCGCGCATGTCGGGGTCGGCGATCCGGTCCGCGCCGACGGCGACCGCGACGTACTGGTCCAGCCCGGCCATGGCGTCAGGGTTGGTGTTCCACACGGCGAACGCCATGACGCGCTGCGGGTCCTCACCCCACCAGGCACGCCGCCCCAGGTCGAGCCGGCCGGGCAGCAACGCCTGATCGACGAACCGGGCCAGGATCCGCCAGACACTGTCCGAGTGGTGCCGGTACTGGGCGAACGACACGGCCACCCGCGGAACGTCCCCGTACGGGCGGGGACAAGACACCAGGGCTGTCCACACCAGGAGCACGGCCGCTGCTGTGTCGTGGTCTGGGCGCGGGATGCGGGCGGCGATCCGGCGGGCGTACGGGTCCGCCACGGCGCCCAGGACGGCGCGCTGCTCGCTGGTGAGGGCCAGGCCGAGAACGTCCTGGGCGAACCTGGCGGGGGTGTCGTGCCACAGCTCGTAGGCGCTGCCGGTGTGCAGGTCCAGGGCGATCATCACGTCCAGGACCGCGGCGTCCTCGAGGGCGGAGACGTGCGTGAGCCGCTCGTCGACCGGCATGTTCAGCAGTCGGTGCGCGAGCTCCACGGACTGCGGGACCGGCTGGACGATCCGGTGCGGGTGGTTTCGGCGCCAGGCCGTGGCGGCGAGCGTGGCGTACCGGGTGGGCGGGATGTACGTCATGGGCGCGGACCGTAGGGTCCCCGAGCGCTTGCGTCGCGCGCCTTGCGCCGGGGCCTGGGGGTACGGCTGCGCCCCGGCCGGGGAGTCGTCCGGCCGGGGCGCAGGAGCGGGCGGAGGGAGTTACCCTCCGGTGCTGCCGCCGGTGGAGCCGGGGCACTCCGGATCGAAGATGTTGCACGGGGTGCCGACGGACGGTGTCGGCGTCGGGTCCGGGGCGGTCGGCTTCGCGGTGGGCTGCGTGCTCGGCGACGGGGTAGCGGGCGCGGTCGGCGCCGGGGTGGTCGGTGCCGGGGTGGTCGGTGCGGGGCCCGGGTCGCGGGTGTAGCCGGGGCCCTTCACGAGGATCAGCGCCATGGCGGCCGCGGCGAGAACACCGACGACCAGCCACACGGCCGCGGCGGTCCAGAGCACGGCGCCGGCCCATCGGGGGAGGCGGGGCTTGCAGTCGCCGTTCTTGCAGGCGGCAGTGCAGGTGAGCGGGGCAGACACAGGGGGTCCTTCCGTACGGGGTACTGGAAGGGCGGACCGTGCCCGGCCCGGACGGCTTACGTCGCGTCGTGTCACTTCGCTGAGCGGACCGGGGGCGCCTTCACCGCGGGCGCGGCCGGAACCTTCGGCGCGGCCGGGGCTGGCGCCTTCGGCTGCGTCCGGGCAGGCTTGCGCGCGCTGCTGTCGGGATTGCTGCCGCCGGGGACCACTCCGGGCCCGTACGGCTTGCACGTCACCGGGTCCACGGTGCCCGCGAGGGCCGGAGCGCACCGGCCGGGGCTGCTGTCCTTGCTGGGGGCGCGGGTGGCGTCGGCGGCCAGGAAGGCGACGCACAGCACCAGGGCGAGCACGACACAGCCGATGCTGAACGAGATGAACAGACGGAACTGGCGGTCGTCCCGGGGGAGGTTGGTCTTCACTGCGTGGCCTTCCAGGCGGAGGGATGAGGCCACGCAGGCTCGAGGGGCGGACGGTCTTACGTCGCGCGCTGCCGCTCAGGATCGCTCAGGGCGGGCGACGGGCGACCGGGGCAGGGGGAATGGGCCCCGCCGGGCGTAGGCGGGGCCACAGGGCCGCTCAGGCGGCCTGCTGGACGTCTCCCGGCTCGAGGGTGGCGCTCTTCCCCGCCGGGGCGTCGGGGACGGCGCCGGGGGCGTGCTTGAGTGCCATACGGGCGGCGACCAGATCGGCGCCCGTGGTCCCCTCCTTCTTGCAGCGCTCCCACCACCCATGGCACTGCACGGTGGCGGTCGCCTTGCGCAGCTCCTCGAGGAGTTTGTCGAACTCGGCGGCGTCGTCCTCCGGCCAGCCGTCCGTGGCGGGGCGGCCGGGGTGCTGCCGTCCCCGTTCCGTCTCCTCCGGCCATCCGTCGTGGGGCTCACGGGACCAGGGGAGTCGGGCCTGCAGCGCGTGCAGCTTGGCGTACAGCTCGGCGGCCGTGCGCTGGGCGGCGACCAGGTCGTTGGGGAAGGCGTGCGGGTTGAACGGGGCCGGGGCCGGGTCGGGGGTGGTCATGCTTTCGAGCCTAGTTCGAGCCGGCGGCCGCGCCCTGCTCCACGCGGGGTGAGGTTCGACGCTCGCCAGTCCGCCCGGCGTGCTCGGCGTCCTGGTCCACACGCACCGCGAGCCGCGGGCCGTCCTCCGACCGCTCGGCGTCCTCGAGGACCTCCGCCCACCAGGCGTAGCGATCGGGCCGGATCGGGTGCTCCGTCGCCTGGTAGAACGCCACGGCGCCGTTGATCCGGACGGGCCGCAGCAGCCCGAGCACATCCCCCAGCGCGGCAACGGCCCGCTCGGCGCGATGCCGGGCGACGTCTTCGCCGGCTTCGGCTTCACCGCAGCGGGCCGCGTACCGGTCGCGCTCGCGCTTCGCGTCGGCCCACTGCCGGTTGCGGAGGCGGAGCTGGGCCCACAGGTTCTGTACCTGTGTCGGGTCCCCTCCCAGGGCGCGCACCGCGGTTCGCAGGGTGCGCAGCTCCCCCTCAGCGAGCTTCGCCCGGAGCTGCCACCCGTCGCGCTGCCGGGTGAGCTGGGCGCAGTCCACCAGGATGCCGACGCTCGGCGCGCCTGCGCCACGGATGACGCGGAGCGCTTCGGCGGCGTGGTCGCGGCCGCACATCGCGCAGTCCTCCCGCTCGCTCGGGTCGGTCGCCTCGCGGTGCTCCTCGGCTTCCTGCAGCACCTGGCACACGCGGGCGGTGACCGTCTGGAACTCGACGAGGGCGGACCCGTGCTCGCACTCCGGGCCGGTCGCGCGTTCCTGGCGTTCGGCGGCCGCGCGGGTCGCCCACTGGTGCGCCTCTCGGGCGTGGTCGATCAGCGTGGGCCACGGGGTGTCAGGGTGGACGTCCAGGGCTTCGGCCAGGGCCCGGCGGCGCATGGTGTCGGCCCCCTCCTCCTGGAGGGCCTTCTGCTGCCACGTGGTGGCGGCGCCCACGGCGATACGGACCGCGTCGGTGCTGCCCTTGGGGGCGGGCCTGGCGTTGGCGCGCTGTTCGGCCTCGCGTATGGCGGCGTCCGCGGCCTCACGGTGCCGGGCAAGGCGCCGGTTCGTCTTGGCCAAGCTCTTGCCGGTCTTCACCCCCAGACGGACCTCCTCGCGGACGTGGGCGGCCAGGACGGCGGCCTGCTCCGGGGTGAGGGTCCCGGCCTCGAGGCGGGGCAGCAGGTCGTCGAACGCGGCGCGCCGTGCCTCGCGTTCGTGGCGCTGCGGTGTGGTGCGGGAGTGGCGGCGGGGCATGTGCTCGGCTCCTCGTGCACGGGCGGCGGGGCCCGGCGGGAAGTCCGGGCACGGCAAGGAACGGGCGCGGCGGCCGATCTGTTACAGCGGCCGCGGGAACGACGGAGCGCCCGGCCTCCGCGGGGTGCGGGGCCGGGCGCTCCAGGGGGCCGGTCAGGCGGCCGGGGTGTAGTCGTCGGTGCTGTGGACCAGTTCATTCATGCGGTAGAGCTGGCAGAGGTAGTCAGTGGCCAGCGTCTCTCCGTCGACGTTGAAGAACTGGGCGAGCAGCCGCGCTGCCATGAGCGGGGGGACGACGTCGGCGAGCTGCTGGAACACGCTCGTGCGGGAGCCTTGCGAGGGGTAGGAGGCGCGGAAGCCGACGAGGAGTGCGGCTTCGTTCTGGGTGAGGCGCAGGCCGTCAGAGACTCGCTTCCAGGTGCGGGCCTTGCCGGTGAGGCAGTTGGAGGGGCGATCGGCGGAGAACTCGTTGCCGCCCTTGGGGCGGCCGGTCTTCGGGTCGATGCCGCGCACGCCACGGGTGTTGATCTTCTCGCCCTCCTTCCAGCCAAGGGCCTGCGCCATCGTGGTCTGGGGGACGTTCTCGGTGGGCGTGGGCAGGTACGACAGGCGGCGGGAGGCGAGGAAGAACACCCGCTCGCGGCGAGAGGCGAGCCCGAACTGGGAGGCTTCGAGGATGCCGTGGGTGGTCCAGTACCACTCTCCCTCTTCCTGGCCGCCGCGCAGCTCTAGGCGGATGTCGTCGAGGATCTGCTGCGGCAGTCGGCTGGACTGCTCCATTGCGATGAACTCCAGCGGCGCGCCCGCTGCCTGCATGCCGAACGCCCAGAACAGGAGTTCCGCCATGAGGCCGATGCGGGGGTCGGTGAGCGGGGCGAGTTGGGCGCGCAGTTCGTCCCAGGTGACGCCGGAGCGCGGGGCGTAGCCGTCGTGGTAGCCGAGTTCGTCGCAGGTGTCGCAGCCTTCGCACCAGTCATCCAGCTCGTTACCGGGAAGGAATCCGCCCGCCTCGGAGGTCTGGGCGAGCACGCGGCACAGGGTGTTGATGTTGGCCTGGTCCTGCCCGGAGTGCTTCCCGGCAGGGGAGAAGGAGGGGCACGGCGGGGAGACGATCAGGCCGCGGACGTGGCGCAGGGCGTAGTGCTCGGGGTCCAGGGTGGTGATGTCGGCGCAGATGCGGAAGTGCCCGGCGGCGCGGGCGGTGGCGCACGCGTCCTTGGAGATGTCGATGCCGACGGCGTCCACGGCGACGCCGAGAACCTTCGCGATGCCCTCGGACCAGCCCCCCGGGCCGGCGAACAGCTCCACCACGCGGATCGGGTCGCCGGGCAGCGGGTCGAGCAGCCAGCGGCCGGGGAAGGGGTCGGCGGCCGCGTCCAGGACGGCGAGGACCTTCGGGGGGATGGGCAGACCGGCCTTGCGGGCGAGGGTGGCGACGTGGACGGCGGTTGCGACCGCGGGGGGCAGGGTCCGCATCTGGTGTTCCTCTCTTCGTGGTCCGCGCCGGTGGTGCTCTCCACCGACACCACGAATAGTACACCCAGGTAAATCTCCTGTCCCTGGAACAGCGGAAACGCGCACTCCGATCGCCTAGGGTGCGCGTTTCTGCTGGTGGTTCGGCTGACAGTCAGCCGATCGCCGCGGCGTGCGCCTGACCCTCGAGGACCGCGGCCGCGGCCTCGACGTCGGCCCGCAGGTCCACCCCGCGGCGCTTGAGGTCCTCGAGCAGCTCCCCCGGCTCCGGGTCATCGCCCTGGTCCGCGGCGGCGACATGCTCGGCGAGCGCGGCCCGCAGGGTGAGCACCTCGGACTCGGCGGCCAGCAGCCGGCGCAGCAGCGACGGCAACGCGACACGGCAGTACCGGCCGAACGCCTCGGTGGTGTGGCCGCCGCGGAGGGTCTCCGCGTGGACTTCCGCAGCGTCAACGGCTCCAGCGAGCGACGACAGGGGGGCAGTGCCGGGGCGCAGCAGCGCGTCCAGTTCGGCGAGTAGCTCGGGCGTGGCAGGGGTCAGCACAGGAGGCTCCAGAGACGGGCAGGAAGGGCGCCCGGGGCCGATACGGGCCCCGGGCGCAGGGATGGGGTCAGACCACTTCGTTGCCGACGGTGGGCGGCTCGGCGTGGTCCTCCGGCTCGCAGTGCGTGCCATGCTCGGGGCAGCCGGCCGGCCGCTCGAAGCACGGGATCCGGCAGCTTCCGCAGGGGCAGGAACCGACGGTGCGCGGGACAGGGGCCATGGGTGTCCGGGTCCTTCCTGGGCGACGGTCAGCGGGCGAGCTGCGGGGCGAGGGAGACCAGGAGGTCCACGCCGACCCCGTGGACGTCGGCGGAGGCCGGGCTGGTGTCCCTCACCCGGGCGTACGGGTCAAGCGGCGGCGCGACGTACCCGTACGGGCCGCTGCCGGATCCGAACGCGACCCCGCCCTGCTCCGTCTGCTCGACGTCGACGCGCTGCGCCAGGAACGCGGCCACGCGGCGCTGCAGCCGGCCCCGCACGGCCTTCATCGGCCACGTCTTCGGGTCGGTCGGACGGGCGGGCAGGAAGTGCGCGACGGCCCGTTCCACGGCGCGCACGGGCCCCTCGATCTGCACATCGGCGACGGGGTTGGAGCCGTTCAGGGTGGCCGAGTAGCGGCAGCCGCTCGAGGACCAGGTGACGGTGGACGTGTTCCGCAGCAGTCCCCCACGCTCATAGGTGGCGGCACCCTGGGCGCGCATCGCGGCGCCGATCTCGTACAGCAGCGCCAGACGCGCGCGGGCCGGGTCGTCGTCCTCGTGGGCGCGGGCGGCGGCCTCGTCGTCGATGACGGGCAGCACCAGGCGCAGCACCTCGCGGGCGACCTTCGCGGGGGCGAGGGCGTGCAGCGTGAAGTCCGGCCGGTACGGCTCACGGCCGGGGAGCTGCCATCCGACCTCGGTTTCCCACGGGCGGGTCACCAGGATCACGGCGCGCTCCCCCTGCACGATGCGGGCGGCGGGGTGCCGGGCGGTCCACCACGGGGCGTAGGGCTCCACGGTCCAGGGCACGCCGGCGCGGGCGGGCAGCAGCGCGGCGACGTGCTCGGCGAGCGTCACGGCGGGGGAGTCGGGGCGGGCCGGGGCGGCGGTGGGCGGGGTCATGGCGTGCGGCCTTTCGAGCAAGGGCCGCACCCCCGGGCAGGGGCAGGAGGTGCGGCCGGGCGGGCGAGGGGTCAGACCAGGAGCGCGGCGACGGACAGCAGCAGGTCGGTGCCGATGGCGGAGAACTCGGCGACGACTCGGGTGGTGTCGTCCGCGGTCGCGTCCGGCGTGGGCTTTTCCGGGCGGGCGATGTACCCGGGGACGTCCCCGAGGCGGCCGAACTCGAGCTCGTCGACTCCCAGGGGCCGAAGCTGCGGGAACCGGGCCGTCAGATGCCGCGTGAGCGTGCCTTCGGCGTCCTGGGGGGCGTGCCCGTCGGCGGGGGGCAGCAGGACCGGCAGAACGGCGTACAGGCCGTGCACGGGCCCGTCGTAGGTGAGGGTGAGCTGACCGGCCAGGCCGTACACGGACAGGCCCCACTTCCCGCCGGCGGTGCCCTCCCACTCCAGGGCGGGCCCGGTCAGCGTGTCCTCGACGGCCGGGTGCGCGCCGTGGTCGATCAGCTCGAACCCGACTTCCGACAGGTCCGCGGCCTTCGCGGTGACGACTCCCTGCCACCCGTTCTCGTGGTGGACGCGGGCCGCGGCCTCCCTCTCCAGGCGGGGCAGCACGGTACGCAGGATCCGTCCGGCGAGCGTGGCGACGGGGTGCGGGGCGTCCTGGGCGACGACGACGTCCGGGGTCACGGGGAACATGTCGGCGTCGTCGACGAACACCTCGATGCGGCCGCCGCTTTCGGCGATGATCAGCGCGCGGTGCCCGTTGGTGAGCCGGGACGTCGCGGCGTGGGGCCGGACGCAGTACGGGGCGGGGGTGACCTTCCACGCTTCACCGCGGCGGGCGGGCAGGAGAGCGGCGAGCGGCGCCGCGGTGGCGGCGTGGGCGATGGCAGTGATCACAGGGGGCGGTCCTTCGGTTCGTGGTCGGTCCGGCGCGGTGCTCTCCGGCCGGGCAAGGTGGCCATGCGGGTAGTGCTTGCGTCACGCCCCGGGGCGGCTCGAGGTCGTCCAGGCCCCGGGGCGCGACAGCCGAAAGCCGGCTCTCTCACCGGGTAGTACGCCGAACAGGCGCGCCTTGTGACGCGCCTGTTCGGCGTGGGGCCCTACCGGCGGCAGTCGAACAGCGCGGTGCAGCCGTCGGGGCAGGAGTGGACGTGTGTGGCGGCGAGGAGCAAGCGCACGTTGCTGGCGCCCTGGGCGCGGCGGGGGGTGCCGTTGTTGCCCTGGACCACCTCGGCGCGCAGCACCTTGCCGGAGCGCTTGCCGATCTGGATGGTGCCGAACGTGCCGTGCTTGCCGCCCGCGTTGAGGTGGATACGGCGCACACCGCGGTAGGTGCCCCCGTCGGTGAGGCGGAACCCCTCCTTCTCGGCGAGCTGGAGGGTGCTGACGGTGTATGGGGTGAGGCCGGTGAGGTCGAGCGGCGCCGGAGCGGCCGGGGCCGGGGCGACGCGGGCGGGGGCGGCGGGGGCGGCGGGGGCGGTCATGATGCGGTCGTAGGCGTCGTGCAGGTTCAGCGCGGTCTGCAGGCAGGCGGTCACGGCCTCCGTGCCGCGCGCGGCGTGCAGGGCGTCGTGCGCCTCGGCGAGCTGGGCGAGCACGGCCGCGGCGCGGGTCCGTCGGCCCACCCCGGCGGCGGTGAACGCCTTCACGGGCGGGGTCGGCATGGCGCGGCGGCTGAACGGCTCGAGCACGTACGCGGTGAAGTCGGCGGGCAAGCCCGTGCCCGGGGTCTCCTCCACCAGCCAACGGGCCTCCACTAGGGGCATGCTTGCCTCGAACGGCAGCACGTTGGTGAGGGTGATGCCGTCGACGACGTCCGGCTCCTCAGCCTCGAACGCGGTGGCGGAGGCGTCCAGGAAGCCGGCGATCTGCAGCAGGACCGCGGCGACGTCGGGGCGCTCGGTGGCGCGGGTGCGGACGACGTCGGCGATGGCGCGGGTACGGACGGCGCGCACGAGGTTGGGGTTGGTGGTCACGGCCATGGTGGGTGTCTCCGATCGGCGGGGAGGGGGCCGCGCCCCGGGGTCGGGGCGCGGCGGGGGTTGCGTCCGGTCAGGCGGCGGCGCGGGCGGGGGCCGGGCGGCCGAGGGCGAGCGCGGCGAGGAACGCGGCCACCTCGTCGTTCTTCGGCCGGTACCCGGTCAGGGCGACGGCGCGGATGTCCTCGCGGGTCCACAGGGCGGCGGGGACGACGCGGTGCCGCTTCTTGCGGGCGAGGTCGCCGGTGCGGGCGACGGTCAGGCCCTTCTTGCCCTTGCGCTTCTTCGTGGTGGTGCCCGCGCCCGGGATGCGGTCGGCGGCCTTCGCCTTCTTCGTGATGGTGGCCGCGTAGTTGTGGGCGACCAGCGGGGTGACGCCACCGGCGATGAGGTGGGCGGAGGTGGCCGCGGGGCCGGCGTTCACGGCCTTCACGGCGGCGCGGATCTCGCGGGCGGTACGGGCGCGGTCGCGGAGTGCGGCGCGGCGGGGGTCGACCTTGTGGGTACGGGCAGAAGCCATGGGGTGCTCCTCGGTTCGTGGTCGTTGGCGGTGCTCTCCACCAACACCACGAATAGTACACCCTCACGAATCTAGGGGGAAGCGGAACGGCAGAACCGGCCAGCGTTTCCGCAGATGGACACGCGCCCGACTCCGTCCGGGAGGGGCGGGTGCGTTCCCTTGGGGTCGCCGTTCCGGTCAGAACAGGGTGTCGGCGTCCGCGGCCGGGGGCGGGGCGGACCGGCTGGTGCGCGGCGCCCGGCGGCCGGTGGGCTCGTCCCCGAACAGGGCGTCGGTGCCGTAGGCGTCCGGCACGGCCAGCACGGGCCGCTTCACCTCGTCGGTGTCCACCAGGGCGAGCGGCGCGCCCTCGTCGAAGTCGGCGCGGCGCATGGCGGACCAGTCGCGGCCCTGGGGGCTGGTGGCAGTGCTCATGGGTCTCTCCTGTCTGGGGGCGGTGCGGGCGGCCGGGGCGCCGTGCGGGGCGCCCCGGTAGGGGTGGGGAGCTGTCAGGCGCGGGGGCGGGTGTCGGGGAGCTTGCCGACGGCGGCGGCCAGGCCGAGGCGGAACCACTCGGCGCGCGGGGAGTCCCACTCGGCGCGGACGAACTCCGGCAGCTCGAACCCGAGGTGTGTACGGGGCGCGCCCGGGTGCGGGTCGACCGGCTCGGGCTCCGGCTCGGCGACGGGCGCGGTGATGGCCTCCACGCACTCGCTGGTGAAGCGGCCGGGCCCCCACTCGTAATCGGCCCCCGGGCCCGTCAGCGCCCACACGGCCTGTCCGCCCGTCTGGAAGGCGTAGGCCAGTTCCCACGTGCGGCCGAGGTGCGTCACCTCGAACGTCCGGGCCTTGCCGGGCTTGAGGGTGGCGGTGAAGGGCACGCCGGCGTTCTCCAGGGCGGTGCGGAGCTGCTCGATGTGCTTCGCGGGGATGCGGGGCTTGGACACGGGGGCCTCTCTGCAGTACGGGGGGAGGGGCCGGGGCGCGGCAGGGGCGCCCCGGCGGGTGGTCAGTGGTGGGCGGGCCGGCTCACGGCTCGTTGCGCTGGACCCACTGGGTGTCAAGCTCGAACAGGGCTGCGGCGAACGCGTCCGTGCCCGGGGTGGCGTCCAGGCGGGCGAGCTGCTCGCGGCCGCTGGGGACGGCGTGGGTGACTCCATCGGTGTCGGTGTAGGCGTACGCCTCGCGGGCCGCTACGGTCGCGCACAGCTCGGCGTACTCGATCTCTCCGCGGCACTCGTCCGGCACGCCGAGCGCGTCCGCCTGTCCGTCGACCCATCCGTCATGCCACGCGACCGTGCCCGGGTCGCTGCCGTCGCCGACGGCGTTCGAGTAGGTGGGGACCTTGCTGTCACCCAGGGCGGCCACGCCCGCCTTCCAGCCGGCGTTGTAGGCGGTCACCAGCGGCTCCTCGGTGGCCGTGGCGGAGACGCTGGGGCGGGGCGCGGGGGCCGCGGTGGTGTCGGTGCCCGGGGTGGCGCCCAGGGCGGCCGCGGTGCCCAGGATGACGGTCGCCAGTCCGGCGGTGATGATCGCGGCCGGGCGGGGCCGGCGGGTGAAGAAGCGGCGGACGTTGCGCATCGGGGTGTTCCTTCGGTTCGTGGTGGTGGGGCCCCGGTTGCTCTCCGGGGCCGGTAGGGCGGTGCGCCCTGCGCCTACGCCGGGCGGGCCGGCGCGGGGGCGGGGCGCACCGCCCGCCGGGTGTGGCGGGCGGTGCGGTGCGGGGTCAGAGGGTGACGATCTCGTGGGGGAGTTCGTCGGCGGAGATGTCGCCGAGGGCGTGCAGTTCCGCGCTGTCGGCGTCGCCCAGCGTGATGCGGGTGATGACGTGGTCGTCGCGGGTGGTGAACGCGGCGGTGAAGTCCTTGAGCGCGAGCGTCTGCAGCGCGGTGCGGGCGGCGGAGGGGGTGGCGGCGTTCATGCGGACGGTGATCGTGCCCGGGGCGCTCAGGGTGACGGTGCCGGGCACCGTGTCGTCGTCGGCCAGTTCGGCGCTCTCCGCGTCGTCGACGGTGACGTACCCGATGACGTGTCCGTCGCAGGTGGGGATCTCGACGTCGAAGTCCTCGAACTCGATCTCCTCGAGCGCTTCGCGGGCGCCGTCGGCGTCGCCGGCGTTCATGCGGATGGTGACGGTGCCGTCGACGCTCAGGATGACCGGCGCGCCGTGGGTGGCGATGACGTACTTGACCTCGTCGGTCAGCGCGGTGTCCTCCATCCCTTCAAGGGTGGGGTTGGCCATGCCCTGCAGCGTCATCCAGGGCTCCGCGGCGCCGCGCATTTCGATGGTCTCGAGGAACAGGGGCGCGGCGGTCTCTGCGTCCAGGACGGCGCCGTCGGCGAGGTTCCAGGCGTAGCCCATGCCGTGCACGTCGTCGTAGTGGTCGTGCACGGAGACGGCGACCACGGCCGGCCGGTTGTCGGCGATCACGGCGGTGAGCGCCTGCAGGAAGGCGGAGACGTCGGCGGGGGCGAAGTCCATCTCTCCGGACTGGAACATGCCGCGCACGGACCAGGACTCGTCAGCGGTGCGGAGGCGGATGTACATCTTCGCGTCGTCTTCAAAGACGCTGTTGAAGGCGCCGGCGAAGAGGGAAGCGGCGCGGGCCGCGGGGGTGAGGGTGGCGTTCATGGGGTGTTCCTTCCGTTCGTGGTGGGCCCCGGCGCTCTCCAGGGCGGCGGGGTGAACCGCTGAGGAGAACAGTACACCCTCATGAATGTTGCGCAACCCCTGATCTCTCAACTCTCTAGAAAATGCAGGTGAAGACCGGAATTCCTCGAGTCATTCCGACCCCCGTGATTTATCTGGGTTGCATATTCTGCCGGTACGGCTGTACGGTCAGGGCACGCCACAACGGCGGGCCGGGGCGAGCATCCCCAGCCGGACCACGAACCGAGGAGCACCCGATGATCACTGCCACCGAGCGCGCCGAAGCGATGGCGCTGCAGGTCTTCATCTCCGCCCGACTGCACAACGACCGCGTCATCACGCACGACCTGGTCGACGCCGTCATGTCCCGCGACGCCCTCAAGGAGCAGGGCAAGGCCAACAAGGAGACGGTCCGCCGCATCATCCGCAAGCGCGCCGCCTCGGAGCGCTGCCGCGTCATCTTCACCGACGAAGAGCGCTACTGGGCGATCCGCGAGCAGCTCCACCACATGAGCCGCGACGAGGTGCAGGCACTGCGCGACAGCATCGCCGACGGCGGCCACGACGACCCCCGCGGCTGGGACCGCGTCCTGAACGACGCGATCAGCGTGCGTCTGTCCAACCGCCCCGCCCCCCGCCGGCTGGACCACGCCGAGCCGGTCACCATCCGCCTGTGGAAGCAGCCGCGCCACCTGATGCCGTTTCCCGAGGACGTCGTCGACGCCCCGCACACCCTCTACATCGACGGAGTGCCGCGCCGCGAGGGCATCCCCGCCGCACGCATCCGCACCATCGTGAACAACCGCCGCTTTGCGGGCCGGCCCGTCGAGCAGGACGCCACCGGCGCCATCATCTGCGACACCCGCCGCTACGCCCCCCAGCGGGCCGCCGAGGAGGTCCCCACCGTCCGGGAGCAGCAGCGCGAGGCGCTCGCCCGTATCCAGGCCAAGGCCGACGCCCAGCGTGCCGAGCACCGCGCCGAGATGGACGACCGGATCGCCGCCGAGCACCAGGAGCACGGCGCGCCCGCCCCGGCCGCCGTTCAGGCCCGCATCGACGCCCGCACCCCCGACCGGACGCCCGCGCGCCGTGTGCTGGAGGGCCTGGTCGTCACCCACGACGGCACGGCCACCGGCAGCACCCCGAGCAACGCCGCGCACCCCAACGTCGTGGCCGCCCGTGCCGCTCTCGACAACATGGCCGCCGCGACCATGACGGAGCACCACGACGTGACCGAGCCGACCGGCGACGAGGTGAACGTGCGCGGGTACCTGGTCCAGCCGCGGGAAGGTGACCGGGTCGCTGTCTACTGGCTCGAGGGCGGCCGGATCGTCCGGCACGACGACCCCGCCTTCGGCCCGTCCCTGGACTGCCTCTCGTACCGGCTCGAGTGCCGCGGCTGGACCGTGGAGCCGATGCTTCGGTCGTCCCTGTGCGTGTTCGCCCACCGTCCCGCCGAGGAGCAGCGCCCGGCCGTCGAGGCGCACCAGGACGTCGCCGCCGGCGGGGTCGCCGCCGAAGTCGGCCGCCGCGTGCTTGCCGAAGCCGGAGAGAGCCCGGCCGACTCCGCAACCCTGTTCGTCGCGCTCGCCGCGTACGAGTCCACCGTCCAGGCGCGTCTCACCATCAACGACGAGAGCCTCACCCTGGTTGCCCGCCACCTGCTGGAGTTCTCGGCGGACCATGCGCAGCACGCCCAGATCATGGCCGCGTACCGGGCCGTCGATGACGCCCGGAGCGCCTTGGAGGACGCGACCGGCCTCACCGCCCGCGCCGAGGCCAGGAAGGCGGCCATTGCCGCTGTCGAGCAGGCCCGTACGGTCATCCTCTCCGTCGCCCCGCGCGCGCACCGGATGCACGGCACCGACATGCCCGCCACGGCACCCGACATCCGCGCGGCCGCCCTGGCGTACAACGCCGTTGAAAGCACGCGTGAGGAGCTGTCCGCCATCGTGACCGGCACCCCCAAGGTCCGCGTCCACTGCGCCAGCGACTCCGGTACCGGCTGGAGCATCACCGCCACCATCACGGCCGGGGTCGACACCCCCCAGGGGATGTTCATCCCTGCGCACCCGCCCCTCGTCGTGAAGTTCCCCCGCCGGGACGGACGGGAAGACGCGGCTGTCAACACCCACCGGGTTATCAGCTCCCGATTCCTCGTCGGTGTCCCCGTCGAGTACGTCACCGACCGCCGGCCCTGACCACGACCCCGGGATGCCGCCCACCCGCCCCGGTGGGCGGCATCCCGGCGGCCCATACGCGCTCGCGCGCGTGTGGACGGTCCAGAAAGTCCAGAAACCCGTCTCTCCTGCCCTGTCGTTGCTCTCTTGCCCTCGGTGTCCGTCGGGGTGCTGTAGGGCGCTGTGAGGAAGGCTCAGCCGTTCATGCTCCCCTCTTGGATTCGCTCCCATCTCCCCGGCCCATCGCCGCAGTCGTTCGTGTCGTTCACGGATGAGGTGGCCCGCCTGTTGGGTCTGCCGCCGGCCCGTCCGTCGGACACGGTGCAGCGGGCCTATGACACCGACCGCGTATGGATGCTGTGGCGCACCACCCAGGGCGGGGCGACGCTCACCCTCGAGCGGCCGTACGCGGACCCGCGGGAGCGCCTGGTGCTCGTCGTCGAGTGGCACCAGCCGCCGGCCCCGGAGACGGTCGCCGCGATGGTCCGGGCGTACGAGGGGCGCGGCCGTGGCCGGTCCCGTCTCGCCCGGCTGTTCCGCAGCCACTGACTCGGCCCCGCCGTGAGCGACTGGAACGGCAACCCCGGGTGAGCGTGTCCATCCGTCCCATGCGAGTCAAACGTGTCTCCATCTGCGGAAATCCTGGCCAGCCTCGCCGTTCTCCCCCTGGATATTCTCTAGGGTGTATCATTCCAAGCGTTGGCGGAGAGCGCCGCCGACGACCACGAAGAGAGGACCCCGCGCATGAGCGCGCACGTCGAGATCCCCCGCCCGCACGAGACGGCCCCCGGCCGGTTCACCGCCGATCTGGCGTTCCCCGACCCGTCCAAGCGCAGGGCGCAGCAGCACCACGACGTCGCTTGGGCCCTGGCCCAGGTCCACGGCCTGGACGCGTCGACGCCGTACAAGGTCAACCGCCGCTGGTCCATCTACGAGGAGCAGTGGGGCAACGGGGAGCGGAACGGGTGGTTGGACATGCGCCGGCTGTGTGTCGACGGGCCCGCCCGGGAGCTCGCCCGGTACCTGGTCGCGCTGGAGCGGGTCCTGGACGAGGTGGAGGCCCTGGCGACGCGCGCGGTGCGTGTGTTCGGCCAGTGGAAGCGGTCCGTGGCCGCTGAGCCGCACCTGGCGTACGAGGACGCGTCCACGATGCGCACCCGGGTCCGGGAGTTCCGCGCGGGCGTCCTGCGGTCCCTGGTGGCCGGTCTGGGCGCCCCCCGGCCGGCCGCGGTCGAGCGGGACAGCTCCCGGCCGCTGTGGGAGCAGAGCCGGGCGGTCGCCGAGGAGGTGCGGGCCGCCGCGGGCGGGGTCGACCTCGAACGGGCCGACGACAGCGCGGTGACGGCCCTCATGGCGCGGATGGTGCCCGCAGCGGTCGCCGAGGCGGAGCGCCTGGCCGCCCTCGAGGCCGCCCGGGTGGAGGCGGAGCGCCTGGAGGCGGAGCGGGTGGAGCTGTTCCGGCAGGTCGACGCGGCGTGCGCGCGGGAGGCCGACGAGGCGGACGCCGAGCGGTACGCGCGGGACGGGCAGGGGGCGCTGTTCCCCGTGTCGGAGGCCCGGCCGGCGCTGGTGGTGCCCCCGCCCATGCCGGTGAAGCCGCGCCGCGCGCCCCGTAGGCGCGTGCCCGTGGCGGCCCGGTTCCCGGAGGGGACCACGAACGTCGTGATCAGCCGAGAGCAGGTGGAGCACTTCAATCCGGGCATGGCGGCCGCCATCTGGCCGGAGGTGAGCGCGGACCGCCAGCGGTACGCCCCCGCGGCCTGACAGCTCCCCGGGCACGTAGGGTCCCCAGGGCTCCTGGAATGTGCATCCATGGCGAATCGCTGGGGTGCTGTCTCCAGGATTTCCTGGGGAGTCCCTAGACGTGATTTACCTGGGTGTACTATTCTCTGTGTTGGCGGGAGAGCAACCCGCCACACCACGAAGGAGGAGCACCCCGTGAACGCTGCCCCGACCATCAAGGCCCTGGCCGAGCTCACCGAGCAGTACGGGCCGATGCGCACCGTCCTGCACCACCTGGGCCTTACCGACGTGCCCGCGGAGCAGGACCAGGCGTACATGTTCAACATCCTCAGCGGCGACGAGCTGCGCGAGTCGGTCATCAAGGCCGACGACGGCAGCGCGGACCTGGTCATCCGGTTCATCGAGTACATCGACCCGGTCACCCAGCGCCGCCGGTTCGCCGTCGACTACTGGTCCATCAACGCCTACTGGGCCACCGACCACGAGCACCGCGCCGTCGCCGAGAAGGCGTACGAGGACGCCGTGCGCACCGAGTTCGCCCGCCCGACGCTGCGCCTCTCCCGGGCGCGGTTCGAGCGGGGCCTGGCGAGCTTCTACGACCGCACCGACGTCCAGCCGTAGCCCTTCCCCCCTCCCGCCGGGGCGCGACCGTACACGCCGCGCCCCGGCACCCTCCCCCAGCTCACCGCAACCTCTCGAGGAGACACCCCGCCATGGCCACGAAGACCGGCATCGACACCGTCCCCACCGACTACCAGGCCCGCTTGTTGCTCGCCGCGCTCGCCGACCCCCAGCACCGCATCCCGTCCGATGCCAGGGGCCGCACGCTTGACATCATGCTGAGCCGCCAGTGGATCCGCCCCCGCCGGCTGACGTCGTCCCTGGCGTTCGTCAAGTCGGGTGTGCGCGACTGGGTCCTTACCCACCACGGCGTCAACGCCGCGAACAAGGTGAAGGCCGCCCAGGGCAGCGGGCCCGAGAAGCGCACACGGGTCGTCGACGTCGAGGGCATCGGCTGGACCTGCGAGAGGCCGGGGCGCAAGTGGACCGCGGAGTACGAGGGCGTGAAGTTCGAGCTCGAGCGCCGCACCCGCAACGTGGCCGACGGGTGCCCGGACACCGGTTGGTACCTGTACGGCGGTAGCCACTTCGGCGAATACATGGCCGCTGGCTTCAAGGAGGCCGCCACCGCGGCGTTCCCGTATGTCTGCCCGAAGGAAGGCCACCCGCAGCCGGCCGCCGAGGTGCAGGCGCTCGCCGAGCGGTTCCCGGCCGGTTCCCCGGCCATCTACGTGCCCGAGGGCTCCACGGAGCGGGACGTCGTCGTCGTGAACTCCGGGCCCGACCAGGACGGCACCGTCGAGGTGCTCAGCATGCAGCAGGGCGGCAAGGCGCTCCGTGTCCCGCTCGCCGCGCTGGAGGAACTGCCCGAGCTGCCCCCGGAGCCCGAGGGTGAGATCACCGACTGGTGGACGATCACGGACGCCCAGGGCGCGGAGCTCACCCGCGTACAGGCCGAGGACGACCCCCGGGCGCGGAAGGCAGCCATGCGGCACGCGGCGGTCGTCGCGGCGGTCCGCCGGGACAAGGGGTTCGCCGTGCGCCGTCTGCGCACCTCGGAACTGTCCGTCCCCGTCGGAGAGCTGCGCGGAGTGCCCCGCTTCCCCCCGGCCCCGGCCGTCCAAAGCGTCTGACCGCCCCTCCGGCCGGGGCGCGTCCCCACCGCGCCCCGGGCCCGCATCCGCCCCTCTCCGCCCGCCCTACGCCCCCTTGAGGACCACGCCATGCAGACCATCGCCCTGTTCGACTTCCCCGCCGCCCTGGCCCCCGTGCGGCCGCGCGTCCCGCTCGCGTTGGGAGAGATGCCCGTCTCGAGCGTTCCGGCCGCGTACGACCGTGGGCACCTCTACAGCCCGAAGGAGGGCACGGCCGAGCGGGTCGACCACCGGCCCGGCGACCGGTTCGCGCCGCTCCCGAAGGCCCCGCACGAGCCGAAGGCGTGGGGCACCTGGTGGAGGGCCGAGGCGAACGCGCCCACGCCGGATTACCTGGGGCTGGAGCCCGGCGACGTGATCACCCTCGTGGACGACGTCACCGCGACCGTCGTTTCCACCTGTCGGTTCGGCGCGGTCGTCCGGTACGAGGTGCCGCCGTCGCCGTGGGCCGCCGAGACGCACGTGGACATGTACGTGACCGCGCGAAACCAGTTCGGCCACTGGTACCGCTGACCGCCGCCCGCCCCTCCCTGTCCGCTCCACGCCCCTCGAGGACGCCCGCCATGCAGACCGCCGCCTTGTTCGACCTTCCCGCCATCGAGACGCCCGCCCAGGGCCGCCCCACCTTGAAGGTGAAGGGCCGGTTCGCGCGCCGGTCCGCCCCTGTGGAACAGCTCGTCGTCCAGGCCGCGCCCGCGGCCGCCGCGCCGGCGAAGCCGAAGCGGAAGCGGTCCCCGCGCAAGGTGCACGCGTCCGTGCCCCTCGAGCCGTCGACAACCGTGCCGGATGAGCTGATCCGCAACGCCGACTGGGTTGTTATCTCGAGCTCGGGTGGTAAGGACTCGCAGGCGATGCTGTCGCACGTCGTCGAGCGTGCGCGGGCCCTGGGGATGCTGGGCAAGGTCGTCGTTGTTCATGCGGACCTGGGTCGGGTCGAGTGGGGCGGCACGCTCGAGCTGGCGGCCGCACAGGCGCGGCTCGCCGGGGTCCGCCGGTTCGAGGTGGTCCGGGCGCAGGGCGCCGATCTCCTCGACCGGGTCGAGATCAGGTACGGCAAGCTCAAGGCGAAGGCGGAACAGGAAGCCATCGAGCGGGGCGAGGACCCGGCCGCGGTGACGGTTCCGCCGGCGTGGCCGTCGAGTTCCGCGCGCTGGTGCACCCCAGACGCGAAGCGGGGCCCGATCCGGACTCTCTACACGCGGCTTGTCGCGGAGCTCGCGCACCTGGGCCGGCCCGTGCGGATCCTGGAGTGCATCGGGCAGCGGGCCGCGGAGAGCACTCAGCGGGCGAAGCTCGCCGAGGTGGAGATCAACCGCGGGGCGAGCAACGGCAAGCGACACGTCACCACGTGGCGGCCTATCCACGGCTGGAGTGACGCCGCCGTGTGGCAGGAGATCGGCCGGTCCGGTCTGCCGTACCACTCGGCTTATGACTGGGGAAATCGGCGTTTGAGCTGTGTGTTCTGTGTCCTTGGGTGCAACAGCGACTTGGTGAACGGTGCGCGCCGGATGCCGGAGCTCGCCGCGGCCTACGCTGCGACCGAAGTGAAGGTCGGGGCCGACTTCAAGAAGGGTTTGTCCATGCGGGAGATCATCCGCCGCGCCCAGGTCCTGGAGGCGGAGGAGGGGCCCGCCAAGTGGCCGCCGGCGGGGACGGAGCTGTCCAAGTACGTCGGCAAGCGCAAGACGGCCGCGTACCTCGCCCGCGTGGACGAGCTGCGCACGCGCTACGACCTCACCGCCTGATCTGCACCACGCCCGCGCTGGGCCCGTCCCGGCGCGGGCCGACGAGCCGCGCTTCGGCGCCCGCCTGTCAGTGACAGATGGCAGGCTGACCACCGTCCGACCCTCCCGAGAAGGACCCACACCATGCCCTCGTTCGACACCCTCGCCCACGCCAACGGACTACGGGAAGCGCTGGACCAGCTCGACGTCTGGTTGGCCCGCGAGCGGGAGACCGCGCTGGACGCCACGCTGCCCGTCGAGGAGCGGGTGAGCGCCGGTGTCGCGTACTCCGAGCTGGTGCACACCCTGCGCGTCCACCTGGGCGCCGCTCGGGACGCCCTGCCGGTCCTGGAGACCCGCCAGGCGTACAGCCCGGTTGCGGCCACCGGCCCGGAGCGGTCGCCGGAGGCCGCGCGGCTGTGGGCTGCGGCGGCCGCCGCGGAGTCGGCCGCCGCCGTCCTGAGCGCCGTACTGCAGATGCTGCCCCTCGACGGTGGCAGGGTCCGCGACCGGGCCGCGCTCGAGGACCCGCATATGGACCTGGGTGACTGACCGGCCGGACGGGAGAGACGACGATGCCCGAAGAACAGCGCCAGGGGCTCGAGGAGCAGCCGGAGGCGGTGCGCGCCCTGGTGGGCCGGACCATCACGGTGACGGAGGCCTTGACGGGGATTCCGAACAGCCGGCCCTACCTGCTCCGCGTGGAGGAAGCCAAGCTCACCACCGTGGAGGGCTCCGACACCGTATGGGCGACCGGTGACCGGCTGCGCATGGACGGCACGCCTGCGCGCCGCAAGCGTGGGAACCGGTGCACGGTCGCGTTGCTGGGCGGGTGGACGGAGGTCCTCGGTTTGCCCGCGCTGCCGCCGCGCGAGTGGCGCATGCGGGCGGTGGGCCTCACGCAGTACGCCGAGCGGGCCCGCCGGTACATCGCCCTGACGGAGATTGACCAACTCGGCACTTACCGGCATGCCGTCGTCGGTCCGGACGGCGGCGAGGAGGTGATCCAGGTCCTCAGCGGGGACGAGGTGGTCGACCTGGTGGCCGATGTCCTACGGCACGACGGGGTGACGCTCGAGCGGCACCGGGACGATGTCACCCTGCGGCTGCGCTACGCCGACGGCCGGCCTGCGGTGTTTTTGGGCCCGGTGAACACGTAGCCGAGCGGCCGGAGCGTGTGGCGGGGATCGTCCTGGTGGATGGTCCCCGCTTCTGTTTCTGCATTCCCCTACCCCAGAAATTTACATGGGTGTACTATTCGGGGTGTTGGTGGAGAGCAACCACCGACGGACCACAAAGCGAGGAAACCCTTATGTCTTCTGCCGTTTTTCCCGGCGTTCCCGCGCTCGCGGTGAATGCGTACTCCACGGCAACGCGCGCCGTGTCGACGTTCGTCCCCGGCAGCGCCGGCCAGCAGATGGCCGACGCGCTCGCCGAGTGGGGCGTGACCGTCCACCACGACGACGACGCCGGTAACTCCTGGCTCCTCGTCAACCTGGACGGCGACGACTTCCCCGGCGTCGGCACGCCGCACCTGGTCGCCTACGTCTACGACTGGGAAGAGGACGCGCTGTTCGTCGACGAACCCTTGGAGGGCCGGGCTGCCACCTGGCGCGTGAACTTCAACAACGGCCGTGCCGAGGCGCCCGTGTTCACCGGCAAGCGGACCGACCCGGCCACCGACACCGCCCAGTGCGCCGCGTTCATCGCGGACTACCTCACCGCGCCCCCGGCCGCCACCGCTGACGGTGTGCTGCTGGACGAGCTGGAGACGTACGGGATCACCGCCGAGCTCGACGCGTCGTGCTACCTCGTGCCGCTGCCCGCGGCCGCGGCCGACGGTACGGAGTACCTGACCATCTCCGGCAGCGACGAGACGACCGTCGACCACCCGGCCGCGGAGCACCGGGGTTGGACCGTGTGGCGGCACTCCGCCAACGGGGAGCCGATCGGGGACGCGCTCCTGGAGCACCCCGGGACCGCCCTGGTGGACTGCGCGGCCCACTCCGTCCAGGTCGCCGAGACGGTCGCCGCCTACCTCTCCGCGCTCAGCGGCTCCCACCTGTCCTGACACAGCTTGCCGGGGCGCGACGTTCCCTCATGCGCCCCGGCATCTTCCGCAACCCATGTCCCTGGAAGGACACCGATGGACTCCGTCGACTTCACCCCGAAGGACATCCCCACCCTGCGCCGGGCCGCACGCTACCTGCGCCGCACGGAACTGGAGCTGCCGAACACCGCGCACCAGTTGACCCACGACGCCATCCTCATTTCCGCTCTGCGGCTGGACGGCAAGGCGGACGAGCTGGGCGCCGTCCCGCCCGCCGTCGACACCGCTCTCCTCGGCCACATCAGCCGCGACCGGATCGCCGCGCTGTCCGGCGAGGAACTCGACGCCTTCACCGAGGCGGTCGCCGCCGTGCGCGCCCTCATCGACGACGTACGCGACGAGCGGTCGCCGCGGTCCACGTGCGGCGGACTCCACGACCACGCCGGGCACACCTGGACCCTGTACGGCCGCCCCCGCTACTGCTGGGGTAACGGGCCGTTCCTGAACAAAAACGCCTACGGCAAGTGCGGGGCCCACTGGCCGCACCCGGCGCACGAGATGGGCCGCTACTACGAGCCGTGTCCGGGGGTGCTGGCCGAGCCCACGGACCAGCCGGCCCCGGCCGCGGACGGCACCAACGGCACGCCCGCCGTCGGGGGCCCGTCCCCGTTGTGCGGGACCCGCTGGCCGCACCCGGAGCACCGGATCGGCGCCTCCTACCGCAATTGGTGCCCGGGGGTTCCGGACGCGCCGGAGCAGGACCCGGGCGACGCCGTCAAGTAGCCCACCCCGGCCGGGCGCCCCGCGCGCCCGGCCCCCCGCTCACCACCCGCCCGAGCCCCCGGCAGGAGTTGCGAGATGACGCCGTACGAGCGCCTCATGGCCGAAGCCATCCCGACCGGCAGGTTCGGCCGCTCGGACGTCGACAGCCAGGCGCGCAAGACGCCGGCCGCGACGTCGACGCCGGAGCAGCAGGCCGCGCGCCGCGCCGTCCTGGAAGAAGCCCAGCACGGTTGGCGCCTGCCGGACGAGCGCTCGCAGCGGAACCGTGAGCGCACCGCCGAGCGCAAGCGCGCCGCCCGCCCGCGTCACCTGCGCGTCGTGCCCGACCCGAACGACACCCGAGCCGCTTGACCCTCACACGCCCAGGAAGGCACCGCCATGCGTTGGACCGTCACGCCCCGCCGCCGCAAGCCGAACTCCGGCCGCTGGAGGGCCGACCGCACCGAGTTCGCCCGCCGCCGGCCGTGGCCGCTCGGGCTCCCCAGCCTGTCCGTCCCCCGCCCCGCCTGACCCCCCGATCACCGCCGCGGTGCACCACCCGGCGGCCCAACGAGAACGGAGCACCCCGTGCCCGAGCAGCTCACCTATCCGTACTGCTACACCGACGGCCAGAACCACCGTTTGAACCTGCGCACCGCGGTCGACGGGAACGGAGAGCCGTACGTGTGGGTCGAGGCCGAGAACCTCGCCCACGGCGGCGACCAGGTGTCCATGTGGCTGACGATCGAGCAGGTCGCCGAGCTCGACGCCGCGCTCAACACCGGCAGCGAGTACCACGCCGCCGACCACACGGGCGACAGCCTCAGCGTGACGCCGAGCGCCCCCTGGACGACGTTCACCGTGACCCGGCAGGCGAACGACGACGAGGAGTCCGCCACGGTGCCCGTCGTCGTCCTCACCGGCCGACTGCCGGAGCTGCGCGACGCGCTCGCCATGACCGCGCAGTTCGCGCAGCAGCGCATCGCCGCAGGAGCGCGGAAGCCGTACGTGCTCACCCCGGCCGAGCACGACCGGGCGTGGCACGCGATCGAGGGTGCCGCCGGCGAGCCGGGGGCCGACCCGGGCACGATCCTGCGGGCCGTCCTCGGCGCGCTCCAGATCCTGCCGCCCAGCGCCGAGGACTGGCAGGCCGCCCGTGAGGAACTGCACGGCCGGGTGGGCAGGAAGCCGTCCCGTGGCGAGTGAGCCGGCCGCGGGCCGCGCGCTGGCCTGCCACTGGTGGGACGACGGGCACGGCGGCCGCTATCTGATCCCCGGGTGTCACGCGCGCGTGGAGAACCCCGACCTCGAGGTGTGCCACTGCCCCACGGTCGAGCAGCAGCTCGAGGCCGCGCGCCGCAAGGACGCCGCGGCCGGCCGGACGCTGCGCGGTCTGCAGGCGTGGCATGACGCGATCGTGCGGGCCGTCTACGACCACCCCGACGGGCTCGCCATCATGAAGGCCGCCGCCGGCCTGGCCGAGCGTGGGTACGGCAGGAGGGCGTGCCGTGCGTAGCGTCTCCCTGGACCGTGGCCGTGCCGAGCGTCGGGCCCAGCTCGAGGAGCTGCAGTTCGACGACCACTTCGCAATTTTCCGCGGCCGCCGGGAGCCGGTCGACCACTGGTCGGACCTGCTGTTCCAATCGACCTGGTGGCAGGACGCCGACCGGAACATCTGGCGCCTGGACGAGCTCGACACGATGCGGTGCAGCCGGATCTACGGGTTCATCGCCCAGCACGAGGACGAGACCGGAACGCGCTTGGCGTGGGAGTCGACCCACGGGCCCATGCCGCGAGGTGCTGTGGCGTTCGACGCGTATGAGCGCGGCCGGGCGCAGCTCCTGGAGATGGTCAGCGAGCGTGGGTGGATTCACCGCACTGACCTGATGGTCGCGCTGCAGCGCCGCATGCGGAGCCTGCCCGCGGTCGAGGGCACGTGCTTCTGCGGCTACCCCGTCGCCGGGGACTGGGATCACTCGGCGTGTCACGCCGGGATGGAGATTGCCTGACCGGCTGGGGGGTGCCGCCCGGCGGCCGCGCGATGGGGTGCGGCGGCCGGGCGGTATGTTTCCCACCCCCAAGCATTGTAAAGAGCTTTACGATTACGGTAAGGTGCATTACATGACAGAGATTGCGTACACCGCGAACTACGTGACCCAGGAGCAGCTCCAGCGCGCCTATGCCCGACTCGGACACACCTCCCCCACCCCCAAGTGGGCGGCGACCTTGCTGATCCGGCCGAGCCTCACGATGGCGTGGGCGTGCCCCGTCCTCGCGTCGGACCGGACGGAGGAGCACCCGGCCCTGTACGACTGGCACGTCATCGCCGAGGCCGGTGAGCTGGACTGGCCCCCGCTCCGGCCCGAGGAGGACATCTGGCCGGCCCTGCTGGCGAAGGACCCGCTGCCCACCGGGGAGCGGGCCGAGCGTCAGGCGGCCATGCTCGGGCAGACCGTCGAGGAGATGCACCACGCCGCGCTGCGCCGTCACTACCTGTCCGACGCGCACATCGGCGGGATGAAGCGGAACAAGACCGACGTCAACTTCGACCCGGTCGTGCGGGACTGGGACGTCACCGCGCGCGAGCTCGCCCAGTTCCTCGACACCCACCGGCCCCCCAAGCTGACCGCGGAACAGCGGGTGATGGTGCAGGGCGTGCGCCTGGCCGAGTTGGAGGCGCAGGTGGCGGACGCCAAGGACAGCCTGGGCCAGCTGATGCGCAACGCCGCGCGCGAGCAGGGCGAGAGGCTGCGGCGCGGTTTCAAGGCGGACATGACGGCCTGGTCCGGGAAATCGCGCCCCACCGTGGACGCCTGGCTGGCGGACGCGGGTTGCTGCGAGGGGCCGGTGCCCGACGAGATGGATGAGACCGCCGCCCGCATCCTCTACACCGACGAGGGGGAATCCCAGTGAAGTACGACGTCACCCGCGCGTGCGGGCACCAGGAGCGGGTGGAGCTGACCGGCCCGACCAAGCGGCGCGAGTGGGCTCTTGAGCGGATGGAGCAGGGCGACTGCAGCGACTGCGTGGACGCCCAGCGTCAGAAGGAGAACGCGGAGAACGCCGCGGCGGCGCAGGCCGCCGGCTGGCCCGCGCTGACCGGCAGCGAGCGGCAAGTGGCGTGGGCGGAGACGATCCGCGCGGCCGCCGTCGTCAAGGTCCGCGAGTCCGCGACCTGGTGGCCGGAGAAGTACCCGGAGGTGACGGGGGACCCGGCCGGGATCATCGAGGCGGCGATGCTGGCCCAGACGTCCGCGTCCTGGTGGATCGACAACCGTGGTGGGGAGATCGCCGCGGCCGTCGCCCTGGCGGCCGCGGATGTCGCGCGCGCCCTGGGCATGTTGAAGCCGCTGGAGCGTGACGACCTCGGGCCGCACGTCCTGGTTCGGCCGTTGATCGAGCTGCCCGTGCCGGCTTCGTACGGCATGCGCTCGACGGTCCGCGCGGCGTTGTGCTCGTGCGGCTGGCTACCGGAAAACCAGTGGGAGGCCGCCATGTCCGCGCGTGACCACATCGAGAGCCTCAGCGAGGAGGAGCGGGAAGCGATCCGCAGGGCGCACCCGCAGGACGAGCCGCACGCGTGCACGGAGGGCCTCGGGCTGCGCAAGTGCTTGATGCGGCCGTACCTCCGGCGGTAGCCCCGTGGGGCGTCCGCCCCGGCATGACCAAAGGCACCGCACCTGTCAGTGCGATGCGGAAGAGTGAGCGGGGCGGAACCAGGCGAATTGGTTCCGCCCCGTACCAGTATCTACAGAGACGAGGAAGCGTGACCAGCGTTGACCCGGCCGAGGTGATTGTCGAGTCCCTCGGGCGCATGGCCGTCCGCGGGCGGACCTACCCGCGGCCGTTGCCCGATGAGTTGGCCCCGTGGCACTGCTATGTCTTGGACGGGGGGCACAGCATCCTCGCCGTCCTCGACGACGGCTCCCTGGGCGACGCCCCGCCCCGCCAGGCGCTGCTGGACCGGCTGGTGCCCGCGCCGGTGCGGGCCGTGGAGCGGGCCGGCTGGCGGGTGGTCGACGGGTTCGTCCTCTCCCCGCTGCCGTACGACCCCGACATCGACCTGGTGGTCGAGAAGGAGGACGAGGAGTTCGACGGCGGCCGGGGAGGGATGTGATGGGCAAGCCGGGCCGTGGCCTGATCCCCCAGGCCGGCGACGACGCCGAGAAGGTCACCGCGCTGGCCGTGAAGCGCACCCGGCGGTACCTCGCCGAGGTCCGCAAGCGGTACCCGGACGCGTTCGCTCAGCTCAACCGCATGGTGCGGCAGAAGGGCGCCCCGGGGATGCCGGACTGGCCGGACTGGTGCTGGCTGCCGATGGGCGCGTCGTACGCGGTTGCCTCCGGGGGCGGGCTCAACCGGCTCACGGCCACCGACCCGCGCACGGCGGACATGGGCCGGCTCGCGGCACTGGCGGCGTGGCGCCTGACGAAGGGGGTGTACTGGCTGGAGGCGGACGCCCAGGACCGACACATCCGCCGGCTGTGGAAGGCGCCGGGCGTGCCGGCCGACCCGGTGTTGCGCCAGGAGCGCTACACCGGCGGCATGCCGCAGCACTGCGTGTACGTGGCGCTCCCCCAGAGGAACCGGCCGACGCAGGTGGGACCGTTGCCGTGGCCGCTGGGTGTGTTCATCCACCTCGAGCACGACGTGAACAACGGGCGGCCGGAGCTGCGGATCGTGGTGGACACGGACGGCACCTGGGAAGGGCTCGCCCCGCACCCCGTGATGCTCGACCGGCCGACGCTCCTGGCCTCCAGCCGTGAAGGGGCGCACGAGTCCCTCGCCACGGTGCTGCAGCACTTCCCCGGCCTGGGGGACAACGAGGACCCCGCGGAGGCGCTGGCGAAGTTCTCTCAGACGCTGCCGTTCCAGGTGTGGCCCGTCGTCGAGGCGGTCACGGACCCGGACGTAGTGATCAGCCGGTGGGACATGCCGGGCGAGCGGCCCGAGCGGGCCCGGCCGGTGCAGGACAGCGGCGGGCCGCGGTGGGAGCCGGCGAACGAGCCGGTCCGGTGGCGGGTGAGCCTGGAGGCTCCGCGCCCTGGGCTGCGCGCCATGTGA